TCTCCAAAGAGCACATTCTCTCCATCCAATGAATACTGCCATCCGTTTGCCTCCAATAATTCTATTGATAGCGGAAACGGCGACATATCTACGTATGAAGAAATAGCCATCTGTCTGCCTCCATCTTCATACACCTCTCTATGACGAATCCTACCGCTGATGTTGTCAATACCTTCAACAATAGAGTATTTATAGCCTTCGTACTTGTTTTCTTTGGTGATAATATCGCCAATTCTTAATTCTATAATGTTTATCATTTTATTCCTCCTCGTTTATGGCTGGTATCACTTACTCACGTTTAATTTCTTTCTTCAACTTAACTTGTAGCACCACCCGAGAAGGCTATTAAATGACAACGCTAAGTTTTCTGGGCCATGAAGGGACATCATTAGGAAAAAATAACCGTTTTCATTAACTTCACCATCACAATATCCACGATATACCTGTCCGTTATCCATCACAAAACAGGCTTCTCGGTTTTCGTCTATTTTCCCCAGTTCTTCTTTGCTTTTCAACACTCTTCGACTTCCATCTGCGAATGTTACTGTTATTTTTGTTTCCATTGTATTTGGATTTTAAAAAACCATCCGTACTTGCAGGTACGAACGACACCTTAGTATGAATTTATGGAATAGAGAATAGCGAAAGCACTAATTACATCTATCCATTACGACCACCCTTGTTAACTATGGTCTCCCATCATCAACAAGTTTTACATTTAAATTCTTGTTTCCATTAATTAATTCAGCATCTGCCTGCAGGCAACGCAAGAAATGGTCGTACACGTCTAAATCATACCACCAATCTTCCTTTCCGCTCTGTATGTAACGGTTTTCAAGAATCGGCCAGCGGTCGGCCGTCTGAATCCAATCTGGTGGAATGATGGAATTATAGCGCTGAATGTATTTCGTCTGATGCCAATAGTCTGTTATTCCTTCATCACGCAACGAACGAACAAACTCAGTGAATCTGTCATCCGTGCGAGCATAAAGCGCATAATATTCGCCGTTGAAACGATAACACACGGCCGACAACAAACCGCCGACCTTGCTGGTCTTGCACGTCACGAGATAGCGATTGCCGCGATGCAGGGCGGCCAAAGTATGAAGATAGTCCTTATGCCCTATGACTGGAACAATGCGCCCCTTCGCGTTGTAGAAGTAATTGGACCACAAGTTGCGGCGGAAAAAATACCACAAAAAATCCATTTCATCTAAGTTCAGCTGCGGAATGGAAGGGTAAACAATCTGTTCCCATACGTGTTGACGCAAATGGCTGCCGCGAGCAAAGCCTTCAACGGCACTGACGAAATCAAAACGATCTAAATGAAGAATTATCATGAGCGGCCATTTTTTGATACTCTTTCTTGCATCTGCCGGCGCCCATCACAAATGTGACGATACATCCGTGCGCTCCATTCATCGCCCGACAAACCATAAAGTTCTCTATCGGCAAAGTCAATCAGACAATCTAAGGTGATATATGCACCAAGGTCAAGGGCGTTGTCGCCATTCTTGCGGCAGGCATCTGGCGTGATACCACCAAGTTTTTTTATCAGCCACATGCGGAATTTACGCATGATTTTATTTGTTTTTTTCATAATTAGGAACGGAATAAGTTATGTTTAACATCGTCGAATAAAGCCAGCTCCACCTGCTTGCCATCGAAATGGCCAACGGCGAGGAGCATGCCATTTTCTTCTGTGGCTTCTTCCATGATGGCGTGTTGACTAATAATCATGATGTCGAACTCCTTAACACAGTTGAGCGATTCAAGCGGCAGGGGTTGCATCGTCTCACGAGCAAATTCGCGGATGCGCACAAGGTCGTCTTTTGTGAGTCCAGGCGTTTGTTCTTGTGCTTTACGAACGGCGGCCGTCTCCACCTGTATGCGGTGGCGTTCGTAGGCATCCTGAATAATGCGATTGTTTTGCCAAAGTGAAACTTGGTTCAAAAAATTCAGAAAAGACTTCCGACCACGCGCCAGTTCGGGCAAAGCCAAACGCTCTTCAATCAGCAAAGCGTTGTCTTTCGGCATCCAATGAATGGCGCCGTTGCGCTCAAAGGCATCAAGATAGGCAAATATCTTGGTCAGATCGCGCAAATCCTGCAAGAGAATCCTGTTGCGCGTGAAACCTAATAAAGCTTTTAATCGTTTCCACATAATCTAATTTTTAAAAAAGAAAAGGCCGCCTCTATCCTCACGGACCGAAGCGGCCGTACTTATTCAATAATCAATAACACTTTCAATGTTTTATCAATGCGCCACGAAACGTGTGCCGTCAACTTCCAAAACGAGGATGTCGTTGACCACGCGGATTTCCTTACTACTGACGAACTGCACTTTTCGCTGATGGCGCATAACGTCAACGGAAAGGCACACACATTCGCCTTCATCAACGTGGCCTGTCTTTGTGAGGAATTTTATGTAGAAGGATTTGCGCTGAACGTTGGTGGCCGTCTGCGGATGAACGTAGCCAGTCACTTGCTGATGGCTACGCGGGTCGGTCCATTGCCATTTCTCGCAATAGCGGCGCAGTTCCGTGAAACTCTGGGTTGGTCTTGTCCTCATGCTAATCGTCGTTATATGGCGGAAATTCGTCGTGAAGGAACAACATCAACTCTTTGCAGAGCTTCGATGGCTTCACCTTGCGAACTTGCTGACGATGGCGCAACACGTCGGGGAAGAGCACGTTGCGGAAGGGATGGCTCCACTCTCTTTCCTTTCGCGAATAGGCGTGCATCGGATAGAAGTTTGCATGGTAGGCTGTCAGTCCGGAATCGATGTAACGCGAATACATCGGCCCTTGGATAATGACACCACGTTCTTCGTTGTAAAACACAAGATGAGCAGAAAGGTCGGAAACATCACGGTGGCTGACATAGAGCACGCGCGAACGATAGTCGGCTAAATAGCGATCAACCATTGCTTGATAGTCGCCAGAAGTTGAAAGCACAAGCGCATTTATCCATTTACGTTCAAAACATTGCTGAAGAAAAACGAAGGTATCCGCAGCGACAACTGGCTGACTGAGCACCATGACGTGGCCTTCGTCAACGAGATAGGCCACAGCGCGGTAGAACTTTTCCATCGTCACATCGCCGTGCGTGTAAAATGAGAGAGAAAAGCGCTCCGCCTGCATCAACGCCTTCGGCAAGGTTTTGTCGACGCAACAAGGCTGGATGAAGAGCATGTTATCGTCCATATCTTTGAGTTTAATCGTTATCGGTTAATCATTTATGAGCATCGGCATACACATGGTGAGCACTGACGGCGCAGGAATGTCAGCCGTGAATAATATCTGATGTTGGGCATCGGCAAATTGCATACGGATGTCTTGCGCATCGATGGCACTTATGGCGGAAGAGAGGTTAGATGAATTGACGCCGATGCGGAATCCGTCAGTGCATTCAGCATTGGAAACCAACACTTGGTCGGCGGCAGACGTAGAGAAGTCAACGTCGCGCGAAGAGACATTCAAAAACAGACCATTTTTTTCGAGCACAAGCAGGTTGCTCGCCTTGTCGCCAAACAGACTAACGCGCTTGATGGTCTCCAGCATTTCGCGCTTATTAAACACAACGTAATACGGATTACCACGTGGAATAACGGATTTATAATTCGGATATTTCGCCTCGCAAGTTTTACATATATATTCCATATTTCCTGAAACGAATTTCAGGGAATGGGTGTCGCATTCAATGTCGATTTCCTCACACCCGTCAAAAACGGAGACAGCACGAAAATAAGTCTGCGGAAGCAACATCCTGCCGGGCTGACCACCACGGAAGAAATCTCCACCGCCAGTTGCGGGATTGTTCGTGTAGTTAGTCTTTATGAGACCATGACCATCGGAGGCAACAAACGCCACGTCTGACAAGTCTTCTGCCACATCGATGCAAATACAGTTCATCTGCGGTCGGATGAAGTCTTTTGCCGTGAAAGGCGCAGAATTATCCAACACTTTTGAGAAGAACGAAAACGGCAAGATAATGCACGTCTTATCATCTCGCAAATCGGGGGAAATCGGGAAATCCTTACCATCGAAGTAGGCGAAATTGGCTTTGCCTTCCTTCACCTGCCCGCCGCTCTCCGTGCAATAGGAAAGCGAAACGCTCTTGTTGCCGCCATCGAAATCGAAAGTCAGCGTGCAATCGGGAAGGGATGAGATAAACGGCAGGATGGTCTTCACCGGCAACGCGATGGGAGAGTCAAGATTGCCGTCGAAGATGGTCAAAGGGGCTGGCAGCGTTAACTGAGAACTACTGGTTGCCGCCACGAAGAAGAAAGCTCCGTCGGCATGGCGAACGAGCAACACGTTATCCAGGATGGCTAACGAGTTTTTGTTTGAGATGGCTTTGGAGGCTTTCTGCAAGGCCTCTGAAAGCAGGCGTGAGGATTGAGCTTGTAATTTCATGCTTCGTTTGTTTTATTAAAATGGAAGGTCGTCTTCGTTGAAGTTAGCACCAAAGGCATAGGCATCATCCTGCTCGGCCTGCGGCACATAAGCCGTTGCTGTGCCCGCCGTCTGATAATTGGGTTGCTGAATGGTTGATGGTGCGGCCTGCTGTTGTGGCTGATAGAGCATGGCTAAGCGTTTGTTCATGCGACTACGCAGGGCTTTGAAAAGATGTGAGGTCTCGTCCTGCACGTTCTGCGTGACAATGCCAGGATCGCGATCTTTGTTCTGCTGCTTCACCTGCTCCACGAGACCAGGAGCCTTGGCAGCAATGGCTTTTATGTAGTCCGTTGAGTAAGACATCTGCATTTCGTGTGTCGGTACATTCACGTTGGCATCGCCACGTTCCTGCGCCGAGCGGCGGACGGCATTCTTATAGTTTTCGTTGAGCGGCCAAATGTTCACACGTAAGCCTGCAATTTGTTTGCTGGGGTTGTTTCGCGAAACAGTCAGTTTGATTTCGTTGAAGTCTACAGGAATACAGACATACGCACGTTGTGGATTCTTCTGGTCTACTCCTGTCATAACCTGTGCACCATTCAAGGCCAACAGGTCAATACTGCCATTGTAACTTGCCATGATTTGTTTGTTTTTATTTATTGTTGATGAATGATTATTTGTCGGTTTTATTTAATAGAGCCTACCGCGAGGGTCACTCATGTCGTCCATCGTCTTTACACGAAACCATCTCTTGGGGCGGTTTTTCTTCTTATAGACCGCGCCAAGACTGATATAGTGAGCGCAGGCGAGATGGAAAGGCGAAATACTGCCGCCGAACAACGGCGAACTCTTCTCACGACAACTGTTTTTAATTTGGTCGTATGAGATGCAATTTTCGCATCTTGGGGGGGTATATGTTCGCATCGTTTTTTGTTTAAAAATTCTTCCTATAGGCCGTTAAGTGCATCAAAACGGCAAGTCCTCTTCTTTAATGTCTGGCAAAGCGGGCACCGTTGTGGACGTTGCTGCTGGCATTACCAATCGCCTACCCTGCCTTCTCATCTTATTGTTTTCCCAACGTTCCTTTTCTTCGTCGGTGAGCGTAACAATTTTGCCGTCGTCATCGCGGTATGGCAGAGGGTCTGGTTGCTCGGCAAATTGCTTTGCAATGCGTTTCAAATCACGATAGTTCTTCGGTATAACGTCCTTCCCTGGACGATAAAAGAAGAATACGTGCTTTGAAGTTTGGAGAAAGCGGATGAACTTCGGCTCGATGGTGTTGTCATTCTCCCACTCGCGGCCGGTGAAATACTCCTGAGTCACCCAAGCTTGCAATTTAAAGCACTTGCGCTGTTTGTCGCTCTCATTCTCAAAGAGCTGTTTCGGATTGCACGTGATCGACATATTCTCGCAATAGTCGTAAATCTTCTTCTTGAACGTGGCTCGGCTATACTCCTTGCTCTTTCCCTCAGAAGCGTCTGCCCAATCGCGCATAAACTCGTTGAACATATCGTCGGTACAGATGGGTACGCCATAGACCTCATTGCGAGAAAAGAACCACTCGAAGTAGCGAACGATGCTCTCCGTCAGTTTCTGAACCATTTGGCGGCGACGCACGTTGCCTTGCGGTGCGATGGCAAAAGTGTGGTAGCGCATCAGGAACTGAACGGCCAAGGCACAGAGATAGACCGTTTGATTACGGTCGGTGTCGGTGAGCTTTTCGGGATTAGGGTCGAAATGCTTCATAAGTTCGGCCGGCGAACGTTCTGGCTGTCGCTTCTGCTGATTCTCTCGCGAAAAACGGTCAGAGAAACTGACCAAAGGGAAACGGCCGATAGTTGACGGATCATCGTCGCTCAGCGGACTATTACTCGTTATGACATGAATGGGGGAATCTTCCATCTTCAATCCGACGGGGTCGCCAAACTTCTTCTCAACCTTGGTGCCTTGCGTCACTTTGTTATAAAAGTATTTCATGGGAAAACTCTTTTGTTTGTCTTCCCAATGAACAACGCGATATTTCCCTGGATATACGATTAAATCCGTGAGGGCAAACTTGGCATCGGTTATCACCATGAAGTCTTTCATGTCGACGGGCAACACATTAACAGCCGAGCCAACGACCGTGTTCACTAATACCGATTTGCCGGAACCGCCTGCCGCCTGTTTCTCGTCGGCAATATTGTCCTCCAAGAGGTAAGGCGCGACATTCTTCATACCTTCCCAAGAACGGAAGCACAAACGGCCGATACATGAGAGCATATTGGCGAAGTGAGCATTCATCACGGCCTTCTCGTCTTCGGTGAGCGGTTGTTTGTTGCGCTGCGCTTCTTTCTCCCGTTCCCAAAGTGTATTGGAAAAACCACGCACAATGCGGAGAATCGGCCACAAGTCTTGCTCACGTTGCCCTTGCCAGTCAACGAACCAGCGATAAGTCTGTGCCCATTCCATGAGTTCGCCACGCAGTTTCTTTATCTCGTCGTAGGTGAATACGGAAGAGCCATCCTCGTTCTTCATGGCCTCTTTCTTGTTTATCGCTTCCAGGCGGTCGCGGTATTCCTGACGCTCGGTAATGACAAACGGAGTTTTAAACACACGCATCGTGAAATCATACGGCTTTCGTGCGAGTGAAGGAATGAAGAAACTGATGTCGTTGTATGACACCGGACGGATGTTGTCTGGCGTAATCTTTAGCGCCACATTGCGGAAATAGAAATATTCCGTCTTGGCATTAAAGGCGTCAGCGAAGTTGATAACCATGCTCTGCAATCCGCCTGCCGACTTCTCCGTGAAAGTTTTGTCAACCATATTGGCGCAATCAGACATCAAGCGCTGCTCGGTGTCATTATGTCGCCAGCTCTGTTCAATATATTCAAGCAACAAAGTTTTGGCTGCCTGGATAATGCTCTTTGCATCAATATACTCAACGAAGCAACGGTCAAGGTGGATGTATTGTCCAACGAGGTCAGTGCTCTCAGTGTCAATCATGCGATAATATCCGTGCGCAGTCATGAAGAGCCAAAGGCGCGTTGGCGACACTTTGCAGGTTGGCGGTTTAGGCTTTCCGCTACGAGGGTCACGGGGGTATTCAATTTCAAATGGCTCCGTGTTTCTCGCTCCGCGCAATCGGGAGTAGAGAGGCAAGCGCAAGTCGTGGTCAAACTGAAAGTTATCTTCATCGGTCATATTGTATGACAAGAGATAGTCACGCACACTACGCGGTGAACACCCAAAGAGCCATTTCCATCGCTGGTTATAACGCGAGCGGAACTGCTCTGGCAACATGGCATAGTGAAGGGGGCTGAATTTGGTAGCTATTGCACCGCAGTCGCGCTGCGAAGCGATGTCGTTGGGATAGAGGATGATGACACGTTCAGCAAAACGATTCATCTTCTGATATTGCACGGCGCTGAAATCCAGTTTTTCCTGTTTCCATTCTCCCCGTTCGATATACCAGAAGTTTCTTCGCCCGATGGAAAACGCTACATGATACCAACAATAATCAGCGAAATGCTGGTCGCCATCTTGCTTGTCAAGGCGGAGCGAACGCATGGCGTAATACACGCTCAAGGCATCTTCGGGGGTGCGGCAGAAAACGATGTTGCGAGCTTTGATTTCGTTGGTCGGTATCTTCACGTCAATTCTCTTGAACGTGCCTTTCGGCTCTCCGTCCTTCGTCTCGTTTTCTTCCCATTCTTCACGGGTCTCGGTGTATTTCTCTTCCGGCTCTATCTGATTGATGGCGGCATGGACGGCGGTGTTGTCGCTCTTGCGGTGGTCCATCGCGTAAATAAAAACGTAGTCACCCATGAGCCATTTGCTCACTTTCCGCACGCTATGCTCCTCGGCGGTGGAGAACACAATCGGTTCGCTGCCCGCCATTGCTGGACGGAAGAAACATCCGTAGGAGTTTTGCGGGCCACATTCTTGAGAAGCGAAACAGACGAAGAGCGGATTCCACGGCGTGCCGTGGATGATTTCGCTGACATGCTGACCATTTCGGATAACGTCTGGCAGCGTGACGCTCAGCAGGGAATAGATGCGAAAGTCTTTATTAAGCAAATCGGGCGTGAACGTCCGACCGAAACCGAAACGGGGCAGACCTTTCTCTAAGGTTACTTCGCAGCCAAGCGCCGCCAGTTCTTGCGGGGAAAAATCCATTTTCGGCATAAACGAAAATGTCTCAATGGTCTGCTGCGCAACAGTGCGGTAATCCATGTTACCGAACACCGCAGGAAAGGCTGCCCGCGATTCTTCCGTGTCGCCGTAGCATTTCAACACCAACGCCTTGCAGATTCTTAGTAAACTTTGCCCGTGCATCGGAAGGTGATGGACGGCGGCATACAGTTCAATGGCACCATAACCTTTTTTCCCTGTCTTGGTACACATCCATTTCACGGCACCATGTTGCGCCAGACTGTCACCTTCAACCCCCACTCCATCGTACAAACCGCCACGTTCATTATTATATATAATGAAATGTGGTGTACGCGCCGATTTGCCGTCTGCAGCAGCTTCGTCTTTCTCGCAAAAAGGACAGAAACAAGCTATCTGCCCTTCGACGCGCTGCTCGTCAGAAGGCCGCACCAATAATGCCAAGTCGATGTTGGCAAGCTGGTTAAGTATCGGGTGATATATCATAATTAAATTTGATAATCTACAAGTTCACGAATGTTTCCAATTTATAATGCCTAATGGAACAGTTGCATACGTTATTCATACGTGTAATGAGCAACGAAGTGAAATCTTTCAACGAGATGAATTGCTCGTCTAAACCATGAATTTGAATCATGGTGCGCCAATAACACTTCCCGTTGCGCCAACGGCATGAATGTTCTCGGTCAATCACCAAATCTTCTACCTTGCCGTTCATCATATTAAAGACATACAAACAAACATCGCGCAGCAAGTCAAATGGAGCACCATAAAACAGCAGTGTCGGGATATTGTCTTTCTCGCCGCGTAGGTCTTCTGAATAAGCAATGCGGTGAAGATACTGATAAGGCGTGGGACGCCCCTTTTTCTTTTTGTTGCTGCGGTTGGGAACGTATGGAACAGACAAATAACTTCTTTCCATCTTATTCTGCCGATTTCTCGTTAACACATTGCTTCAACTGCTTCATCATCTGCCACGTGGAATAGATACTACGCTTGCAATCATAAAGCGGAGAATGAACAATGTTTTCTCCGTCGTCGAAATCCTCTGCGAAATCACTATATCTGATTTCGTCGCGACCACCACGACTCAAAAGCCGAGCACCTTCCAAGAAAAAAGTTCGATGATCGCGAAATTTGGTGTAGCGAACGGGAATTTGCTTATTATATCGATGACAGATGTGGCGCAAGATTGCTATGTCAAAATCTGTGCCTTGTGACCATAAATATATATTGTCTGCCGCGAAATCTTCAGACAGGCCTTTTATCCAAGCAAAGAAATGCTCCATCACACCTTCAATAGAAAGCAAGGGCGTGGCATCATCGTCACTAAGGAGTTCTTGCTTGGCCTTAGAATCTTTCTCCTTCCACCAAATTGAAGTAGAAGCATCAAACGTGAAACCATCCAAAAACTGTGATCGTAAATCAACATGCTTGTAAAACTGGCAGAGGGCTTTCAAGCCATTGCCTTCGCCGAAGAACGGCGCATTCTCAAAATCGCGACCCCAAGCAACAGCACCGATACTCATCACAGCGGCCGTTGGGCAAAGCGCACAAGTCTCGAGGTCGAAAGTTATATCCAAAATATCCATGTCGCGAATGTCGTTATTGATACTAATTATTCATTGTCATCATTCCCTGCGGTAAATTCATCAAGAATGGCGCGCACACCTTTCAGTTCCCACAATTTCCAAGAGTTTTCAGCAAAACGGGTACGCACAGTCACCTGTGACTTCATGCCACGTGCGGCCATAAACTCACACAACTTGATACCGATTTTCAAGTCAGTGACCATCCGGTAAAAATCACGGCGGTCATATTCCCCGTCCTGCGTCAGCACATAGCCATAGCCGCGAGAGCCTTCTTCGCCCTCACAATTGTGGTCGGTTCCGCATTGTTCAGTTAGCAAAAATTCATTCTGAACCTTTGATATTCCATCAATTTCCCACTTGTCGAAACCTTTCTCAAACAATCGGCGATAGCAGGTACTCTGACAGAGTTCATAATGATCAAAGAGTTCATACAATCGAATTTTTTCGGCAGGAGTAAGGTCATTTACGCTTAATATGCCGCCACCTTTGACTTTTTCTATAATATCCTTGGTCATTCCGATTATAATTTCTAATTTTATAACCGCAAAGGTACAAAGAATCTTTGTTAATCAAAGACTATTTCAAATTTTAACACCAATTATTATAGATATTCAAAGTTAGATAATACAATAACTAAAATAAAAAACATCATGAAGACACACAATTTTGTATATAATTACGGTTTCTTGGCCGACTGGGTAAAAGCTAACCCACAGATTCTTCGTAAAGACCTTTTAGAAAGTTTGGGAATATACGATTATGGCACACTCGGCAAATGGATTGACGGAATAACCATGATGCCGCTGGCGCAGATGATGAAGTTCTGCAATGCTTGGAACGTACCAATCACGGCCTTCTTCTTTGATGAACAAGCAGACGAAAATGATGTGTGCGCCCCCATTACACCAGAATCCCAAATTGAACCCAACGGTGGTTGGCCTGACCCAAACAGAAAGAATGGTCCAAAGGTCTGCGACCCTCGAACGACAGTCCACCAAAATTCCAAACTTCCGAATTATGTAAGAACGGCCAAGACGAGAAGAAGCGCGAGTAATGATGCGCATACGGCGGAAAATGAGACTGCTGCGAAAACGCAGACCGAAATACCAAGCATGGAGCGCATGCGCTATCTTGACATTATCGAAAAGCAAAACGAAAGAATGATGAATCTTGTGAACGAAATCAACGATTTACACCGTCAACTTCAGAAAAAATATTACGTGCATTACGAACAAGATACATCCGTCCTCCCAATGGTGGCTGAAAACGACTCAATGGAATAAACCAACAAAAAGCGTCGCCGATCCTCACGGACAGGCGACGCCACCTAATCTAAAAACCATGAAAACATGAGCCTACGCTTAGGCTCGATACAAAAAACAAATAATAACTTCAGCTTTCGTTCACCGCAGCTAAACGGCGGCGATAAAATTCTTTTTCGGTAATGGGCTGCATATCGACATGCTGGCTCTCGTAAGGCACTTTAACGTACCAAAATCCATGACGCTTGAACAAAACAGGGGTCTTATTGCCAAACGTGAAAGGCGCTTTCATGCCGTTTCTGGTCACACTTGGCTGGAGGTCTAAAATGGGCACAAGCTCCGTCTCGGCAACAATCGGAAGGGCATTTATTTCTTCTACCAATTCGGAGCCGGCCTCGGGCACAAATATTGAAACGCCATCTGGAATATCAATACGATCCCAGCCTTCTTTATATAACACGTGGTCAAATTCAACGGCCGCGACGCCTCCAGCCATGCCGACTGGCGATTCATAATAATGCTCTGCACCTTGACGCTTCACCCATGCCTTCGCCGCTTCTTCGGCTTCTTGGCATTTCTTTACAAATAGGGTCAATCGAATACCAACTTCTGATTCTACAGCTGTTTTATACAGATAATATTTTGCATGTTTCATAAAATAAATATTTTATTTGATTTTTGCATAAATGACCGGCTCGCCACATTCATCGTCCACCATCTTAAAGCCGCGTGCTGCCAGTTCTTCTAAGTACAAGGCAAGAGGGTCGCCCAGCGGACAGACAACGGCTTTGAAATACGTGCGCAACTGATAATCGGTGAAAACGTCGCAATCTTCTGTCCAATGAGAGCATGGCGCATACTTGGCGCAAAACGCTTCAATCTTGGCATAGATAACGAAATCTTGCAAGGTCACTTGCGGCTGCTCATCCATCATTATTTCTTTCTTCATCTGACTACTTTTTTATTTTCTTCTCGACGACCAAAACGAAACAAGCAACGACAACGAATAACGAGGCAGCCAATAATAGCATGCTTGTCAGCCGCATACCTCCTAAACGTGTTTCCGGCGTGTTCCGTTGTTTGTCCACGGCAATACTGTCGTTTGCCTGTCGATGATTCAGCGTCGCCTGATTCATCTGCCGCACCATGCTATCTTCTAATGTTGACTGCGTTTGTGTGCGTGCATCCGTCGTTGAAGAATGCGTCTCGCTGCACGTGTGTTGTTGATAATTACCAACGCGGTGTATAATGCGGTCGGTCACTCTTATCTGCTGCCCGATGCTGTCAGTATATTCTGTCACACGTTCTTTTATGGTCTCTTCTTGTCTCGCACTTGCTGCGGAAGAACTCATAGCGCTTTTATCAATAGAGACATCATGAGACAAGCTGTCTCGCCCGTAGGTTTTCACACTTACTTCTTCCGCCTGCTCAATATGCAGACTGTCGTTACTGCTTTGTGTAACCCGCTCCATGCTCTGTCTCGAAGAACTGCAAGCGGACATCAGTAAGAGACACAAACAAAACATTAAACTGTTTTTCTTCATTTTCTTTTTTAATGGTTGATGGTGCAAAGATAGGTTTTTGCGCTTTGACCGTCCGGACATAAAAAAAGCATCGCGCTGCACGTGGCGGCGCGATGCCTAATGAATTGGAAATTTCGATAACTTAGACTGACTATTTTAATTGTACTGGGGGGCACGACGCGGCGACAGGTTCGGAATTGGCCATGTCATTAAAGGTAATTAAAAAGGAGTATTCATCAACGGAGTCACGGGAAAATATCAAATCTATTTCGCCAACAGGCGAAAACCAAGAAGAAGGTAAAAGCCTATTTAAGAAACCAAACGAAAACCCTTTTTCGTAAACATTAAATAAGATTTCGCTAAAATCCCTTTTCTTCGTCGGTATTTTATCTATCGTGTAAATGGACTCATATTCCCTCAAAAAATCGTTTATAAACGATTTACACTCCGAACCATTATATATTTTCATCGTCAACGTAACAGTGCATACCTTACGAGTTTTTCCGTTCCAACCCAAAAAAACATTGGCGTCATAACCTCTAAAATTCCCCATAAAGAACACACCGTCTTCATAATATCGTTTCGATAAAGAATTGTCAATGAAGCCTTTTTTCTTCAATTTATCACAAAACGAATACGCATCCCCATCTATCGGAATACCCAGGAATGTAAGATGCGACTGCGCCTGCGCAGACAAGCAAAGCATAACGGCCCAAAAGACCAACGTGATTATTTTTTTCATTGGTTTAAACATTAAGTGATTTCAAAATGATTTCATAATCCGCGCACCAGTACGCGAGCAGCGTTTTTGCCAATCAATTCGGCAAGCAGGTTCATCAGATTCTCGTAATCCGTCTTGTTTTTCGGGTCATCACAGGCCGCATTGAAAGCATTCAACGTTTCCCGGTCAGCAAAACGGATAGACATGAAGCCTGCGGCATTTGCACCATAATGACGAGCCTGCAGCAAAAACGGTTTCAAGCTGCCTTCATACCTTGACAGCAAAATCTTCCATTCTTGGGCGTATTTACCAGGGAAATCTTCAACTTTTTTCGTCTGTGCCGTATTACTCAAAGTCTCCAACTGACTGAACAAGTCTGGTTCCACAGACAAAACTGCTTTACGACTATGGTTTTTCAACCATTGTTCCAACACATGGAAAACCAATCCTTCATGTGTCCCGCCCCATTGTCTGGGGCGTTCAACGGCCTTGGGAAGTCCGTTATAGGCAAAAGTCTTAAACTCATTCCACAGGCTTTCTGGAATAGAGACAACAAATGATTTGAGTTTTTCTTCGTCAAGACTCGGATAAACGCCCATGATTTTTTCGCATACACGCTTAACCGAGGTGTTACGATGCAAGTTTAAATCACGTGCAACACCAAGTGGTGTACGCTTGATATGGAATCTAATCTTATCAGGATTGCCGCGTTTCGCCTTTCCCGTATAAACAGGTTCATATCCTTCTGGGCATTCATCCGTAGACTCCAACATGATTTCGATCTTGTTTTCTTTACACAACCGAACCATATCATTTCTGGCTACGTTGAGCACTTGTGTGCGGAACCTTGCAAACTTCTGGTATTTATCCTTGGCTATGACGTCTGATTTCGGCATTCTCTCGAAAATACCTAAGAAATCCTTCAATTCAAAATAATCTATAGCAGGGTGCATCTGACCCTTGCTGACATATTTCATCAACAACAGATAAAGACGTGAAGTGAACACAGAATTACAGAACAAGGCAATATGCTCAAGGTGATTGAAATAACCATGACTCATGTCGAATATCGCCATTGCTGCTTCAACATTGATAGTCACTTCAACGAATCCATCACGCCTTAACACATTCGATGTTTTTCCGTCTTCTGTATCACCAGGGTATGCAGTTCCATCTTTAGATGAAACACTTTGAGGAACGAAAACTCTACTGAATATAGGCATGTAATCATCACCCTTCCTCAATCCTGTTTCCAAGTCAAAGCGTGGCAAATGAAACGTAATATCGGTAATCTCATTTATTTTCTCAACTAATTCACTGTAATGATTCTTCACACCCAAATCCGACAAACTCAAGCGGATAGGACCCATTTTCAACAAATCTTCCTTGGATATGCCGCCTTGCGGAGATTGGCTATTCAAAAAACGCCGTTCGTCCAAATATTTTGTGAAATGGCTTTGCAACTTACCGCTTACCTGCAACATAACATTCTGCTGGCACAACGAAAAACTCTTGCCAAATTGCGTATAAGATACAGGGGTAATTATCCAGTTATGATGCTCCAACGCCAACTTTACATCATTATCTCCTTCTTTTTTATTCTTCTTAGCCATGATTCCAATCATTTTCACGTCATTATGAGCACACCTCCCTATTTATGTACCAAGTGTTCCCTATTTATGTACCAAGTGTTCCCTATTTATGTACCTTAGTCCTTACAACTATTTGATTTTAAGTGAATTATAGACCGCGTAATATAAGATAATATAATATAAATAGGGAAATATCTTCTTTTTTTAAAAAGGAAGAAGAAACCAATATTATATTATATTATATTACAAGCATTGCAATGATTTGAATATTAATATTTTATGTTTACAAAGGTACATAAAAGGGGAACACTTGGTACATAAATAGGGAACACTTGGTACATAAATAGGGAACACTTGGTACATAAAAGGGGAATTTAGTGCGAGGTAAACAACTTTAGTAGCAGTTTACCTTTGATTTTTATGTGATTTTCTCACAAACGCAACAACTGCTATCTATGAAAAATTACAAATCATCATAATTATTTTTTTCGTTTTTATTAAAATTGGCGACATCACAATAGGAGAGATTGATGCGATAGTATTTTTCATGAATGCCATCTGGCAGGATAGTTGTCTGTATGATGAGCCCCATCAGATTCTTTTTTTCTTTGTCAAATATGCGAAATTGAATGCCATTGGCGTCGCCAGCGCTATTTTTTGACAAACCAAGCACAGCGTCAGGATATTTCTCCTTTAATTGACCCGCAATATCGGCAAATTGCGATTTTACCGATTCCAATGTATAATACTCTATGCAGACGTCCACCCCAAATACAGTTTTATCTTTTGAATTAAAAAATATCATAAATTCAGCATCCTCCCCCATAAATACTCCTTTGTAATATTTCGTACCAGCAGGAGCCACCTTTGTTTTCGCAACATCACAAGTAAGACCTTTTGCTTTTAACTTCTGCGTAAACAAATCAACATTCCCGGTTAATGGAATACCCATGAATTTCATGTGTGCCTGTCCTTGCACCATCAGACAGAACAAAGACAGCATTAAAGTAACTACGATTTTTTTCATTTTTGTTTTAAATTTTATGGTTATTAATATTTTCAATAATATGGCAAATATGTCTGCCAGTTTGTATAGTAAGAGTTTACCTCAATCCTCCAACTTATTCCGCTCAAGGAACTCAATCACGGCACGTAAGGCCAAATCGCGGATGGGGATGCCGGTGCGGATTTTGAGGAAAGATATTTGTCGGTCTATGATAAATCACAAATCGTCATAATTCTTTTTCTCGCTTTTATTTAAATTGGCTACATCACAGTAGAAGAGACTGATGCGGTAATTTGTTTTAAGAATGCCATCGGGCTTGACTATCTTCTGTATGATGAGACCCATAAATTTATTTTCTTCTTGGCCTGGTACACAAAATTGAACACCATCGGCGGCGCCAGCGCTATTTTTAAACACATCAACAACAGCATTAGGATATTTCTCCATTAATTGATCCGCGATATTAGCAAATGGCGATTTTACTGATTCCAATGTAGAGTACTCCATGTAGACTTCCACGGCAAATACTGTTTTGTCTTTCGGATTATAAAATATAAAAAAATCGGAATCCTCACCCATGAATAATCCTTTGTAAATTTTCGTACCATAAGGAGCGGCCTTTGTTTTCGCAACATCGCAGGTAATACCTTTGGCTTTTAATTTCTGCGTAAACAATTCTACATTCCCGGTTAATGGAATACCCATGAATTTCATGTGTACTTGTCCTTGCACCATCACGCAGAACAAAGACAGCATTAAAGTAACTACGATTTTTTTCATTTTTGTTTTAAATTTTATGGTTATTAATATTTTCAATAATATGGCAAATATGTCTGCCAGTTTGTATAGTAAGAGTTTACCTCAATCCTCCAACTTATTCCGCTCAAGGAACTCAATCACGGCACGTAAGGCCAAATCGCGGATGGGGATGCCAGTACGGATTTTTAGGAAAGATATTTGCCTGTAATATTTCATCGGCACTGTAATACTAATACCGGCTTCTGATTTCTGCGACTTGGTTGCCAATGTTGGCAAGGGAGTTGATTCGTTTGGTAAGGCTGCCACCAAAGTCTGATCTTCTCTCGTCTCTGCTTGAACTTCTTTTGTTGCCATTTCTTCTTCTTTTGTTTCTTGATTTGTTTCCTGGCTTGTCTCTTGGTTTGTTCCCTGAACAACTGCTTCTGGTTCTATCACTTCACCCTGGGCTGATTCCGCTTCGGTTGCCTGATGCAATGCAGGAACGTCGTCGTCCTTCGTCGTTGATTGCACTTTATCGCCCGATTGTCCCAAGCAATTTGCATGATCCATCGCGCCGTCAACTACCTCCGTAAATGGAGCTTTTTCAATTTGAAGATTATTACTTGCTTTTCGTGCCATATCGATTAAATATTTTCATAGTTATTATCTATTAGTCTGGCATACTTTCCAGTAATTCTATAGTGAACTGCTTATAATCCAATCCAACGCGACTATAAGGCGCATAGGTAAATATATCCTCATTTAACGCCTGCGCTTCCACCATCTTTGTATCACGGCGTGTATAAGAATCAAACATATAGTCGTTGAACTTACCACCGAGGTATTGTTTAAACTGCTTCGTCGCATTCGTCTGGTCGTTGCTCATGACCATCAATAAACCGCGCACCTCCAAGTAAGGGTTCAAATCTTCACGTGTCTCACTGACCGCCGCAATGATGTCGGCAATACCCTTCGTTGCCAACATTTCCAGCTGCACGGGCAACACCACGCTTGAAGCGGCCGTTAAGGCGTTAAACGTCAACAGAGACATGGCTGGCGGGCAGTCAATCAAAATGTAGTCAAAGGCATCCAGAGCATGGGTAACGCCCTCTTCTGCCAGTTCGTTGCCTTTCATTTCCTTCAGCGGCCGGGAGAGAATTTTGCAAAGGGCTTTCCTCGGTACGGCCATTTGATTCAAAAACGGGTCGATTCCAATCAGCTTCCCGCTCGCTGGCGCAAGATAGATGCCTTCACGCATTTGATAAACAGGTAACTGCCCCTGCTGCACAATCGCATCATAAACCGTTGGTAAATCTGCATTCTGCAGCTCGCTCCACCCAAACAGGAAGGAGACGCAAGCCTGCGGGTCCAGGTCAATAATCAAAACACGTGGAAGACGGGATGTGCCATCGGCGTTCTTGCCAAAATATCCCTTTCCAAATCTTCTGAGGCCCGTTGCAAGGCTCTGCACCGTTGTCGTCTTGCCCACCCCACCCTTGTGGTTGACAAAGGCAAGCACTTCTTTTAATCGCTTAGTTTCCATTTTTCGCTTAATGTTAGTGTTCTTTTAAATGTTTGTTCATTGATTTGTTGAAACAAATAAACGAACAAATAAATAAATAAATGAACGAATGTTTGTTTAAACAATTCAACAAAAATATGATTAAATAATTAAATAGCCGATTTACAGACCATTAATCATTATTGATGTCTCATTTCGATTACAAATTTAAATATTATAATTCATTTGAGCAAATAAATTCATGAATATTTGTTTGATTGTTTATTTAATTGTTTGTTTGTTGAAACAATTGAATAAACAAATAATTAAACAATTGAACAAACAAATAATTAAATGAATGTTTGTTCATTCAAATCAATTGTCCCACTTATCGTTGATAGTGATGTAAACTGCACTGCTTTCCGCAATGCGTTCGGAGCGAATGGGCAAGATGCAGTAGTTTGTCTTCTGTCCTGCTTTCGTCACATTGCCATGAGGCACAAAGGTGTAATAATCGCCAGTGCCAAACTGAGTGCTGCCAAGTTGGTGATTCCGGTCTTCTGGCGCATCGTAGCAGAGGATGCGCTGTCGGCTGTTCCAGTAATCTGACGGAAGAGACACGTTTTTCAAGAGCGCCACGACCTCTAATTTCCTCAGCATCCTATAACGCGAGCCGTGCAACAACACGGAAGGGCGGGGCAAATCAAACAAACGCACATCGGTGATTTCGTTTCGCGCGACGTAGAATTTGGCCGTGTCGTTTTGCGCAATCATAATTTCGTCTGGCGTATCGCCAGGGTAGGTGCCGCCTCCTGGTTCCTCGGTTGGTGGTTCTTCTTCGTCGTCGTTGAAAACAATAGGATGATAGCAGGCCGACAAAAAGCAGGCTGCGAAACAAGTAGTGAACAATGCGAAAATCTTCATGAGATGGAATTGTGGATTTAATGGTGAAACGGACAGGGCGCCTGCAATCAGACGTAAACATTTACAACAAAAAGCATCCGGCAAACGCATGAGCGTTAACTCACGCCTCGCCAGATGCTCTTGGTTATTTTAGATTTGGATTTCGTTGCCTTCGGCGCTCCAAGCGTCGTTCAACGTGATGGAAAGGCCCTGCTGATGATTATAGAATGAGCCTGTAATTGTTGTCACCTTGTTGCGCTCCAGCTTCACGCCCGGCACCGTGATGGTGGAGAAGGGCGTGCCTTGTTTCCGATTGGTGGTGAAGGTGACATCGGTCGTGTAACCTTCTTCTGGCACAAGCAAATAGTAAGAAACGGTGGTTCCTTTCTTACCTGCCAACGACGACACGTCAGAAATCCTCTGATTTTTCACCTTCCCGATGACTGAGAAGTCGGCAAAAGAAAACTGCCGGTATTCGTCTAAGTCAACATCGATGGTGGAACAATCGGCTGGAAACTCATCGGTGCTGTTCACTTTGAGGCGTGCCACCAATCGGTCTAACACGATGCTGACGGCCTGACTTTGCCCAATGCCCACCGTCACCTCTTTCTGAGCGCCAAAACTATCAGAGGTTTTTTCGCTCGTCCAACAGACTGGCACGGACGCGGACGAAACAGACGTCAGAACGTTGGGAGTTAACGCCCAGGGCGATGCTGCTGCATCCAACAACGAGGGCGACACACTGGCCGTTGCCACCACTTTCAAAACGTGATCGCCGTAATCCAACGTTAAATCGGGTTCGGCAAAATCGTCCGCCGTGCTTGTCTGGTGCAGTACTTGCAACAGGCGGCCCGACGCTTTGTCGTAGTCAAAGATGTAGAGGTCGGTGAGTTCTCTGCCGTTGGCTGTCAGTACGGCGCGTGGCGCAATGCCTTGCGGCGTTCCCTTCGCCTGGCTTCCAGCCTTAAATCCGCAAACGAGTTTGATGTGTGCCTTGCCTGCAGGTGTTGTTTCGCCACCTGGTTCAAGTGTTGGGGCTTCATTGTCGCATGATGTGACTACACACATGGTGGCCATCATCGCTGAAAAAAGAATCTTCTTCATGATTATTGATTAAGTGAATAAATTAATGTTTTATGCAAAAAAATCTGCATAATATGCTAATTTGTTGACTTCTCGTCATCGCGTGCAGGCAAAGCCACCTGCAATCAACGGGAACAAAAAGAAGGGCAAACCAAACAACGACAAGGCCGCGGAGAGGGCAATGAATGCCAGCACCCAGGTCAGCAATTGACAGAGGATGTTTTTAGGCTTTAACCGCTCGCGCCTGGCCCTTTCCCGTTCTTCGCGTTCTTCGCGTTCAAATTCCGCGTCTCTCTTCTTAAAGTACTCCTCGTCGTCCACCATAATGTAATGGCGCTTTGGTTGGCGCTTTTGTCGTGTTTCAAACAAAACTTTCATACGTTCCGATTCGGCCTCATATTCTGGCGTGCCTTCTTGATCGACGGCGGCACGTTCAAGGGCGATAACTTGTTCCGCACCGTCTACGGCTTCATCCTCCGTAAACGCATCTACCATTATGGTAGGCGCATCCGTCACATTCTCCAGCACTTGTTCTGGTTCTTCCACCCTTCCATCTACACACACAATCACGTCACCGTGCAGACTCACTTCAATCTTGCATCCAGGAATCAATCCCTTCGACATAAAAGAGCGTTCACTGCCGCAGTTGGCATGGGCAAAACGGTGCCCATTCATTTCCACTTCGTCGAAGTCGGCCACATAAGTGACCTTGCCAGTCTTTTCGCCAATGGTGGTATGATACCCTCGGTAAATGGTTACGGCCTTGTGTATCGGGCGAAATTTAAACGCACAATTAAATTTTGCGTCATGATTTGTGCAGCCAATGCGGTCATAAACCGCGTAATCATCAAACTTAAATACCAGTCCATCTGTCGGCCACGGCAAATCGGCACGGCGCGTTTCGGCTTCACACACAATTTGCTCCACCGCCTGCTCCAACTCTGCCATGTTACCAACGAAATGAAAACCATCTACCATGCCTGAAGTTAAGAACCCAAGGCACTCCAGTTCACGCATCGCATCGCATTGCGTAGGGTAAGCGTCCGACAGCAAGCGGAAAGGGTGAAACTCCAACAGACGACAATCGGCAGCCACGGCCATTTTTTTAGACATAATGCCGTTGCTCGTCACGCGCGGTGATTTTCCTGCCTTGCTATAACGTGAGAAAGTGTCAAGTGAAATGATCACCTCTCCGCGTACTTCCGTGCGAGGTGTGTCGCGCCAGGCTTCCACATACCCAGGCACGCCCTGCACGTGGCGAATGTGCGCTAAGCAGTCGTTGCCCATCAACTCTTTTCCGTGGCCGTAAGTGGCTTCAGCAAGATGCCCATTAATATATACAAGTGCCACCGTTTCGCCGTCAAATTTCCATTCGACATCGATAAAGACATCTTCAAGACGTGCAGCCGTCTGCTGCGCTTTAAGGTATTTCACCATGTCTGCTGCGGTATGCACTTTCTTCATAGATAGGCAGGGCGTGCGGCGTGCCACGGTGCGTTTTCTGTTGCCGTTCTCGCTGTAGCACGTCTGCGTCGGCGAATCGGCCAACACGTCCTCCGGGTGCTTTTCCTCATATTCCTGCAAGGCGAAATAAAGCGCATCATACGCTTCATCGCTGATTTCTGGCGCATTCAGCGTAAAATATAGGTAATCGTGCTTTTTAACCTGGTCAACGGCAGCACAATAGTCTTTCTGTGTCTCAATCATGTCAAATATAATGTTAGTGTTTCTAATTTGTGTCTATAACGGGAGGATCAATCCGCCTCAAACCAAAATTGGTCGTACTTCACGGCATCGATGGCAGATGCAACGTTGTCGGCGATGTGATGACCGATGTCTAATTTCGCGTAAACGCTTAAGCGGGCACCAGATTTGAAGAAAAGCATCATCGCATCTTCTTCAAAATCGCCGCCCTCTTCCGGCGCCCAAAATTGGTAACTCTCCACTTCGCGAGCATCAAAAGTCAATATACTACCGTCGCAGTCTGACTCTTCGTCAAATCTACGCGCGGAGATATATGGCCACACTCTTTGTCGTTCGCTCTTCGCAGTTCCCTCCTGCTTGTCCGGAGATACGGCCATAATTGCGCGGATGGTGTCAGTCAGATATTTGCTGCCACCATGTCCAAAAATCCATTGATGCACATCGTCGGGCACCACATATTGATGCTTTCGGCCTTCAGCGGCAGGACGGCCGACCTTCGCGTTTGTTTCGTTGTTGTTCATGTTCGTGTTATTTATTTGTCGTGTTTTGTCAAGATCTGGCCTCCAGTTCTTCCAATCTAAGAAAATCCAACGTTAGTTTGTCGTATTCCTTACTGGGAGCTGCCTTCGCGTAGTGAGGATTAGTTCTAGTCATGATAAAGGGAACGCTGTCCACCATTTTCTTGCCGAACGCCTTAATTGCGGAGGTTCGGTTGATAATGATGATGTTCTCTTCGTATGCCTTTCGTACCGCCACAGCAAAGCGATGAAGTGCAACTTTAGAAGTCTTATCCTCCTTGCAAATGGTTGCAAGATTTTTCTTGTAGTATTGTGAAGCACGGTTTTTTCGCAATTCTATAATGCCGCGTTTTTTATAATTGATGCAAACGTGATAATCGCCCGGCTTCAATTGTTCAAGTTGCGCCTCCAGCAATTCATAGTTTTGCATAACGTCAAACGGGGCAACGCTGAGACCATCTTTCGTGCAGGCAAGCGCTTGCCTGGCAGCTTGTGCTTCCTTTTCTCTTCTGGCTTCATCCTGCGCCATGTCGTCGCGGATGGCAGCAAAAATGGCCACATTGTCGTCGCCCATGTAGCGGCAAGCGCCCCAGAAACCACCTTCATTTTGCGCATATCGGTCAATAACGGCCTGGCTATTTTCCATTTCGCTTCCGTTTATATTTCTGATGCGGAGTTCACCCGTTTTCTCGTCGCGGTTAACGAGGTAGTATTGCGGAACGGGGTCGTCCGATTTCCATACTTTTGTTTCCATTCTTGATGTTACATTAAAATTTATCCTATCAAAACTTGCTTTACAAAAATGAATTTATTATCTTTGCAATGTCTTCGGAGGCTTTTTTAATCGAACCATTATGGAATTGAAAAAAATATACTTCCGTTGACACGCTCTAAGAGCGAATTTCTACTATTGTAGATTGCGAGCGGAAGGCTCGCACCAGCCCTGGCCTATGTGCCGGGGTTTTTTTTTGCTTGTCACTCCAGCAGGAATCGAACCTGCACCATGCCGACCACGGAGAGCGAAGTGGCGTCGCTATCCTCACGGACCACGACAGTCTAAAAACAAAAAAGATTATGAAATGTATAACAAGCTGCCGTCAGCGGAGTCGAACCGCTGTAAGGCCGGCCGGGCGCGGATGCCTCGTTTTTTGCGAAGCCGCTAACTAACAAACAGCAACCATATAGCAATGAGAATCATAGCTCCAGCGTACTGGATGTTTTTTTACGACTTCAAAATCCATGCCTGGATCGTAACTAAGATATGCAAACAAAACTTCATCTTCTGTAAGTTTTTTAATCGCATTAAACATATTTAATGTTGACTGAACCTCTTCTGCAATACCATCCAGTGAGTTCAAGCACGACAAACGATTCAACATCTCTTCTATCACTTCTTCTTCTGAAGTAGTGTTATCGTAACTTTGTAAATACCCTAAATCTTCAGGACATAGTTCTGGAGCTTCGTACAATTCTTGATGGTTGTTATACCAAAAGTCCCATCCATTTCTCTGATGAAGAAGCACAACATCTTTATCGTATTTTTCGGCTAACTCACGTGCTGCTTCAAAACTTTCAAATCCAACGATGGCGGTATCAACATGTGATGGATAGCCAGTGTTATTTGTTGTAGTAGAAACAACATCCAGACCTTCTCTGTGTGCGATTTCATTATTTGTTAACTGTTTCATATTGCATTTTTTAAATAGTTAATAGACATTCTGTAGATAGCGAGCGAAAGGCTCGCATCAGCCCTGGCCTATGTGCCGGGGCTTTTTTTTTGCTTGTCACTCCAGCAGGAATCGAACCTGCACCATGCCGACCACGGAGAGCGAAGTGGCGTCGCTATCCTCACGGACCACGACAGTCTAAAAACAAAAAAGATTATGAATTAAAATAAAGTGCTGCCGCCAGCGGAGTCGAACCGCCACGAGGCCAGCCGGGCGCAGGATGCCTCGTTTTTTTACGAGGCCATAAAGAGTTAATGCCAGGCGTTCACTCCTCGGAAAGATAGTCTATGGTATGTTCAAGCATCGCGATCGAGATCTTCATGATCTGCTGCTCCATTAAAGAGCGTTCACTCATGACGCCGCGATTGCTTTCGGCCAATTGCCTCAAGAATTTCACACATTCCTCCTTACTCGGTCGGTCAATGTTCACAGTCTTCAACGCTACTTTACCGTATGTTTCCATCGCTTTTTTGAGTAGGGAACGCACGGCGGTCGGCGTCGGGTGTTCGCCTGTCATTCGCAGAATCTGCATTTTGCACGACAGGCCGCCGTTACGGATGCCGATGCGGTAATCTTCGCCCACTTCGTCTTCTTGCTCCGGAATGTAGTCCATTCGTGCGACAAAGCCGCTATCTTTGTCGGTGCAAACGACGAAGTCGCATTCGCCTTTCTTATGTTGTTTATTCGTGTCGAAGATAAACAGGGGGATTTCTCTTTTCATTTTGATTCTTATTTTATAACATTCTCTGTATACCAGATGGGCACCACGACGTACCATATTCCTTGTCTATTGAAAGAAGGTACGCTTCTATTTTTTCGTTGACGTCTTCCCACTGGTCGTATAGCTCTTCATATTTCGCGCTAATATATTCTTCCCTTTCATCGTCATCTGAGGGGAGGTCTTCCGTATCTTCGATGAAGTCTATTGATTCAATCTCAATGTAATCACCAAAAGAAGAAGGCAGACTATCAATATAGTCATAACCGCTTTCTCTTAGTTCTGAATTGACTTCAACAATGGATTGACGAATCTCCATTGCGTCAAGCTCAGAACTCTTCACGAGGTTATCGATATTGCAGTGCATCTCGTGTCTAACTCTACACAATTCGGTAACAAGTTCGGCCCAATGTTCAGGCATTCCGTTACTAATAGCGATTTCTTCGTTGTTAGCGTTACGCCGTTCTGCATTGATAGCTCTACGATAATATTGTTCTTTATTGAGTTTAGCCATAATGATTGCCCGTTGTGCCGATAGCTCAGCATTTATTTTTAAAGATATTTTTTACCCAACTGAACCAAGAGGTCACATAATTTTTCGTGTCCCTGGTAGTCGCAGATAAACGACTTATTATAATCCTGACTGCCATAAATTGGAGAAGCCCAGAATAATTGGCCTTCAATCAAGATTGGGGCTTTCGTGTAGGAATCCTTATTGCCTTTCATATAATATCGCAATCGATTAACAATCATGTGAATCTTATTCGCCTCATAATATTCGTCTTCGCTTAATAACTCATTTGAAGACATCGGCTGCATGTTATGTGCTGAACGATAGGCTATCTGGTAGGCTGTATCTTTGACCTTTTTAGAAGGAGCATATTGTCTTATTAATTCGCATACAGATTTCCGGCTTACTTCGCCATTCAACAGGAAGCACAAACGGAAAATCTCCGTGGGCTCTCCACGCCGAATGGTAGCTATAATGGCCTTCTTGCTGATAGTCTTGCCGTTATTCATAATCCAGACTTCACCGTGTTGTCGAGGGCTTAATATGTTAATCTTCTTTATAAATATCTTCTTGTTTACATCTGCAAAGTTAGCAATTATATTTGAAGTTACCAAATAAAATACGCATAAATTCCAATTTAATTGTATTTTATTTTGGTTTAAACGTTTTACAGACGTTTTGCACCCGTCGGCGGAATCGAACCGCCGCAAGGCCATCCAGGTACGGGATTCCTGGGCTGCATCAAAAGGTTTGGCGCAGGCAGGAGAAGAGGGCATACAGGGCCATGTTATACTCTATGCGCTCCTTGCTGCCGAACTCGTCGGGATTGGGAGAATTGAGGGTGATATACTCGATGATGCGTGTCATGGCCTCACGGAGGCTCGCCTTGTCCATATCTATTGTTATAACTGTCTTTTCCATTGTCGTTTTGATTTGTATTTATATAAGTTAATAATTTGCGAAGGTTAATACCTTCTTATCTTCCCTCTATTTTATAAAATGGTTTCCCTCCAGCTTCTCCATCGTTTCAAGATAAATCATCTGCGAGGTGTAATAACAGAGGTTCTTATATGTAACAAGCCAGTTGTTATACTCTTTTTTCACGCGGTCACTACTGTTTGAGAGATTTAAAAGGCGCTTCCAACGCTGATAAATCTCGTCTGTGTAGTCTCTCAACGGCAAGAGGGTAGTTTCTAAGTCGCAGGGCTTAGAATAAGCTGGAGCCTTTGGCTACATCAGCTCACCGCTTGCCACCTTGTGAAACACTTGGCGATAGACCTCGAACACCGGGCGAACCTTGCGGGCGATGAAGAACTCAAGACAAGGGACGGAGAGCATGTAGGTTATTTGGTTGTTGCCGCCCCAAGAATTATCTTGCTTGCCATTGTTCTCAACTTGCTTGCCATTTTGGGCAAGCAAGATGTAATCCACTTCTTTTATAAACAATTCGTTTGTTTTTAAATCTCTCACTGCTTTGCCTTTTTCGGCATATACTAACGGCCACACATCATCGAGATTCACGGGAAATTCCTCGCTGTCTCTCGACATTCTTAATACTTCCTCGAAGTACGCCTTTATATCCTGGTCGGTACTCTGTTTTGTAAGTTGTAGAATCATATTGTTTTAATTAAAAATTGAAAATCTCTGATTTTTCACACACTCTATAACGAGGCGTTTACCACTTGATGCACACTATCATTGCCACGAACATTACCACCACGCCGAAGCCGAGGTACTGCCAGCCCGTCATTATTACGGGGTCTTCCTCGTCGGTGAAGTTGTGGCGAGTGTTGAGCCACTGGCACACGCCGAGGGCTGCACGCTGTGCAAGGTCTAACGCCTTGGCGATGGTCTGCAAGACATACACAAGGCTGAGGGCTGCGCATCTGCCCAAGGATCTTGCCACGTCCGACGCGCTCACCTGTGGCGCGGTCGGTGTTGTTGTTGCTGTTGCTTTCATAATCCTTAATTTTTATAGGGGTTCTTTTCTGGGCGTGTAAATAGGGAGATTATCAAGCCGCCAGGGTTTGCTGCCCTGACTGGCTTGTGTGGTGCGTGTCATCTCCTTGCAGACTCCTGCATCATTCCCACCATAACAATTTTTTTGGGTACGGAGAGATGACGGCCGGCAGAGGCGGGGGCGGCACACACGGCTGCGCCGTAGTATATCAGAAGGCGGGTAAGGTAATCGAGGGAGGAGCACCAGCCGGGCAGTAGGGCGTGGGAAAACGAGAGCGCGGCATTCACAGACATAAAATCGGCATCGGCGGGGATGGCGTCGCTGTCCGCGGTGGGCGCGTTGTGGGCGAACCAATCGCGTACATTTTCGCGTAGACTGGCGGGCGCATTGTATCGCACGCCCAAAATGGAAAAAGTTTTTTCGTTTTTTCTGCTGTCGGCTGTCGTTGGCTCTGCGCTGTCGCTCTCGGCGATGTCGGTCGGTGCGGTTGCCATGATTTCGCCGGCCTCGTATAATAAGGGCGCCGAAGCGGGCGGCGTGTCCTACTGCTGCACATCGGCGAGGGTGTCGACTATCTGATCGATCGGCGTGCTTTCGGTGGTGTGTGTATACTCCTCCTGCGCCTTGCTCTCGTTGGCTGTGTCGCCCTCTTTGGCGGTCGGGGTATCAGATACCCCGAACCACTCGCGAAGGCGTGCCACGGCTTCCGCGTCGCTTGCCTGCCACTGTTGGGCGGTCTTGTTCCATTTCGCGCCGTGTGCCTTTATCTGCTTGCGGTTGCGGTATGTTGTGCGGCTGTCGCCAACTACCGCCACGCCGTTAGCAATATCAACCAGCGCCAGGCCTTCTGCGGGTGCTTCGTCGTCCTGTGCGGCATCCTGAACGGCTGCGGCTGTATCGGTGCGCTTGTCCAACGTTGGGCTGGCTGGCGCCGTTGTTGGCGTGTAGCTGCGGAGGGTCCATACGTGACGGGCAATAATATCGGCTGTTACATTTGGGCCGTGAAAGAATAAAGGGCGCATATTGACGCCAAGGGCGTCGGCAAGGGCGTCCACCTCTTGCAAAGAATAGCTATAATAGCCATACTGTCCATAATCATTTTTAACATCCGCGGCGGGAAAAACAGAGAGAACTTCCGCCAAAATCTCTTCGCGTGCTTCGTCCGACATTTGGCGCTGAATCTTGACATCGCCAGCGTTGCTTCCCATAGTTTTGCGGGCAAATTCAACGAACTCAGAATAAATCACATCTGTAGAATCGTCCCAACCGTTGAACGTGTCGCGACGGCTGCAAAACAACTTTAAATCCGTTTTTTCGGCAAATTCTTCTTCGGTCGGACCGTCGGTCCAGGTTAATTCAAAATCAGCGCCCCAGCCGCGGCATACAGATACGGCGAACTTGACGCCGGGGAAAGCCGCGGTGCACATCGCCAATATATTAGCCTTTCGCGCGTTGTCAATCTTTCGCGCCGTGGTCTTACCGTCCTTCTCCAGTTCTTCAACGTTGCGCATGAGGTGCGACCATCTGGCGCAGCGTTCGCGGTATTCGGCGAGGCGTTCGGCCTTCGCTTCAGCTTCTTGGCGTTCCTCTTCCGCTTTTCTGGCTTCTTCGGCCGCCTTAACGGCTGCCAATTCGTCGGCGAATAAGACAGGCCACACAATGGGTAAATATATATAGCGGGCATAATCGTAGCCTTCAGAATCGATAAAGAAATACTTGCCAGACGGTGAAACGACAAGCGCGCCGACGGTGTAGAATGTGGCCCAATCTTCGTCATTGTACGTACCAGTAGAGGCATCGTCGGACACATCTTCAGAACGACTGAAACCGCGCAAGGTGTAGCGGGCCACAAGTTCATCCGCCAATTCTGGACGTTGGAAATCTTCTTCCGTTACATTGATAATTCGTTCTACGCAACAGAGTCGGGCAGGCTGCTCTCCTGCCTTGGTGTAATAGGTGAGGTTATGCAGTTCCTCGAATAAGCCGCGTCCGCCGTCGCATTTGAGGCCGCTATTGTCGGCCCAAAAGAAGCCTCCGACGGCGGGAATACCTTCGAGGCGGTCGGCCTCTTTAGCATGCTCTGCATACTTGGTGCGCTGGCGGGCGGCCTCTTTGTTTGCGATAAGCTCGCGAGCAGCGACTTCGGCTGCCTCTGTCGTGGCCTTGCCGAATGTCTTCACGTACGCCGGGTGTGAGATAGGCGACATAGGGCCGCACCAACCACACAAGCAAATATATTGTTCGTTATCGCTGTAATACTGTGCACTTTGAGCCTTGTCTTTTAAAACCTTAGATAAGTTCTCGGCAATCACGTTAAGGGGTACATTCTTTGTAGTCATAATCTTTTTTATTGTTGTTTGTTTCTTGATTTCGAGTGCAAAGATATAAAGATATATTTATATCACCAAATATAAAACAAAGAAATATTTGAGTTTAACACCTATTAATATAAATATATCTTCATATTTGGTTTTTACATGTATCTTTGCAGCGTTAAAAAACATATAAAACCATGAAAGTATATATTAAAGAGATGTTGGCCCTCAAGGGGCTAACGCAAAAAGACATTGCAGAGAGGATGGGCGTAACGCAATCCAACGTTTCGGCCACGATTTCGCGCCCTTCCTTTCCAACGTTGGAACGCATTGCAGAAGCCTTGCATGTTGAACCCTGGCAACTGTTGGCACCGCCTTCAATCGTGGAAGAACTCAAACAGGCGAGAGCGCAGCAGGGATGCGAGCGCGGACTTGTAGGCGTTGTCCGCGTCGGGTGTGAGATATACACGGCCGATTCGGTTAATCAATTACGCGCCATTGTGGAACGGCTGGAACAATCTGAAAAAAACAAATGAAAAAGAAATCCCGGCAGGTAGGGTGTTCAAAATCCTCATAATTTTTATGTCCAAATTATCCCAAAAATAGATACCTAACTAACAGTAAATCAACAAACTGCAATTTTAAAATCGTGCAGGATTTCCATTCCGATACATTATGCATATAATTGTTGCAGAATATCAGTGAGTTATAGCGTTTATTTGGTCAAAAATCGTGCGGGATTTTTTCTGGATTTTGAACACCCTACCCGGCAGGCTCAACCTGTCGGGATTTCTTTTTCAAAATTTAAACACTCAATTATTCAGAGCGTCTATAATGTTAGTTTTATACCACACTGCCGCCTGGCCCATCGTATCGCGAAGTTCCTGCAGGTATTCCTTATAATTCGCCTGCGTGATCGTGATGCGACGCTCAGGGTGTTGACCGTCGGTGTCGCCACTTGCCAAGTGGATAATACAAAATGTGCGGTCTGTCTCGTGGTGTGCCACGTAGCCCTGTCTTTTGCAGATCTCCACGGTGCGGGCGAAGTCCGCGGGCGTGGTCGGGATGACTTGCAACACGCTCCAGGGGTATTCTTGAGCGGTTAAAAGTACTTGCCCTTCACGTTCAGACACGCGAAAGGCATGAATAGTTTTGAAAGTTTCCATTTTCTCGTTTTTTATCAGTCTATAAAGATAGTTATTTTGTTTGGATTGACAAGGGGAGAACGGCATAAAGCCACGATGGACAAGGGCGGGCAACGGACGGCAGCCCCCCATGTAGCCAAGGGCGGCAACATGAAGCCAGGGCGGGCAACATAGCCGGCACCCCCAAAAAATATAACGCCGTTTGCGCCGTGCGCGTTCCTGATCTGGAACACGCACGGCGCGACGTTTGCGAAACAAAACACTCAAAACATATTATAAAGACTATTAAACATTTGGTATGTTGGGTCTGTATTCAGGTAGGCCAAAAATTCGGCTGTGCGTTTCTTTGTTATTATCTTATAACCGTTTAGGTGCTTAAACGCTTCACGCGCCAAGGCTTTGGCCCGGTCGACAGCCTCCATAATAACTATCTGTATAGCCGTGCGAAATTGGTAACTTTCCCATGTCCTATTATAGTAACGCAATGTTATCCGCCCTATTTGGTTTGTTCCCTGATATAGGGTAACTTCGTGCCCCCAACTGTTACGGGTTTTCCATGTATTGCAATATATTGTAAAATCTACACCGTTTATATTTTTTTTGTATATCATAGTTTTTCTTTTTAAACGGCCTAAAGGCCGCGTAATTGGTTAAAATTGAATGCAAAGCAAAAGCGCCACAACGGCCAAAATGCAGTTATACGCAACGAATTTTGCCCCGGTTAGCCGCAACGGTTCACCGTCGCTGGCTAAAAAATCGTGTTCGGCCTTCAGCCAACGGCGGAGAGATGCAGCGCAACGGCGAAAGGCGCCGACACGGGTAACGCGTGACGCAGGATCGGCGGCGCGTGGTGTGGTGTAAATGGTAGTTGTTTCCATAATCATTTATTTTTGTCGTTAGTGTAGCCGCCGGGGGACTTGAACCCCCGGCGAGGCCTTGAACCTCCGCGGCTTATTTGGCATGCTTACAGGCATTTTCATAGTCTTCCAATAATTTCCAGTGCTCATAGATGGGACCCCTAACGCCTCTATATTTCCCGGCGTTGGCCGACAAATAAGAGTTAACGGCGGCGAGGGTCGCTAACAATCTGTAATAATTTGGCAAACTGTTTCATGATTATATCTTATTTTATAATCTAATTTCTTTGCAATTCTGTAAATCAAAAATAGCAATTTGCGCGTTACTCTTTCCAAGCTCCAGCGCGTCCGCCAAAGAGTCCGCGATTATCACTGCGTCGCAGTAATAGAGGCCGTTCTCTTCATTATACCACCCGCCAAAGGCGTTCACCTCCTTGTGAGTTCGCGCGTATTCAATTACGCGGGCAAGGCCCTCAGGGCCAAAACTGTTTTGAGTGGCGGCGACGGCGACGGCGTAGCCCTTTTGGATTGGTTGCAAGGTGGTGGCATCGACGGTGTAACCGTTTTTGTTGTTGGCAGCTATTAATGATAAGGCCGCGAAAATTGTGCTAGTGTTCATTTCTTTTTTTTTTTGTGCCGGGTTCCGGCGTGATTATATAGCGATCTTCACGTCGTTTAATAATTTTGTATTGGACATTGTCAAGCAACGCCCAAATCGATCTTGAGTAAATAACAATCCAAATAACCATCGGTACAACTGGTACGCGTCACATTTAAGCAAAGCAGAGACCTCCAAGGTTATACGGTCCAGTTTGCGCAAACCATATATTTTCTGAATTTTTGCAGCAAAATAGAGTACTAAGGCATTAACCGCTGAACGCTCATTTTCCACCACGGGACCATCCGATAATATATCCGTAATGTATGGGCATACATTCGTTTTTTCGCGATTGATAGAATCGATCAAAACATGTATATACCATTGTTCATCTTCTGACAGTTTGAAGGCGTTCACAATAGCCCCCATTTCTTTAACCGTGATTAATTTTTTCATAATCTTATTTTTTTGTTTACGAGTGCAAAGTTACACAAATGATAGCGAAAAAGCAAACAAAAAAGATATTATTTTCATCTTTCACCTATTATTTAACACTGCAAAACATCTAAACGCTAAAAACAAAAAGTCTACATATCAAAATATGGTAATAATGCGCCTTATATATATAGGAGTGCAGCGGGACGGTTGCCGCGCTCAAGTGGGCCGCTGCCATCGTCGTTTGCCCGCGCCGCTGCCACGCGTCGGCATATTCGGGCGGCATCCCCAAGGCGGGGGCAGGCTGAGGAACTCAGTGCGGCGTGGGCTCTCGCTTGAAAACCAACCTTTTAAGGCAAAAAGCAAACTTGCGATTTCTTTGTATTTCAATTATTTATGTGTCCCTATTGGGCGCAGTTGTTTTTCAAGCTAAATAACGCCACGGGGAAATTTAAAGGATAAATTGCAAGAGAAATGGGGAAAAAGAATAATATAGCTATATATTAAACTATGTTTAATATATAGCATGAGGATAGACAAAACGTGCAGTGGAAAGAAGCCTTTTCAACATAAAAACAAACAGAAATGCAAAATAGCGCCGATAAATTTGCGTAACACAAACAAAAATGCTACCTTTGCACTATCAAACTACATAACAATGGAATCATGGAAACAAAGAACGAACCAAAATCAAAAGTGAATCTCCGCAAACTCATGAAAAAGTTGGGCATGAAAACAAAACAATTTGCAAAAGCAACTCATCTCTACGACGCGACTTTGGCGCGATACCTTCGCACGGACTCCATAACAGCCAACCAAATTTACAAAATTGCTATGGCGCTCGACATCGACCCACGCGATATGTTTTTCCCAACGGACGAAAAGGAGGACGAAAATTTGCTCTTCACGGACGACGAAGAGGAGCAGGATGAGATGAAGGAAGAAGTTTCGGAAGAAGTGGTAGAAGAAGTGGCGGAAAAAGAGAAGCAAGACGCTGCACCTGCACAACTGCAAACGACGGCCTTCTGCCCACACTGCGGCGCAAAGGTGCGCGTGGGCGTGGTGCTCATGCAGGAATGAGCGCACGCTAAGTAATGGTAAAAAAACTGCGGCATGCAGCCTGCCAACCGTTCCGAAGAACGGCGGACAGGTGCATGCCGCAGTTTTTTGTTGGTTGAAGGGGAAAAGCCCGTGGCAACTATCCGTCGATGTCGCCTCCAGCATCGCTACCTGGCTTTTCGCCCGTCGTGCCGCCACCAGAGACAACGCCTCCCGTTAGGTCGTTGCCGTGGAGCATGATTTTCATGTCGTCGGTCACGAGTGAGCGCAAGAAGGAAAACGAACGGCCAATCTTATGCTGCGCCTTAAACGCCTTCATGACGGCGAGGTAAGCCTCGGTGCCCGCCGTGTTGGAAGTCGAAGGGCGGTTTTGTCGCCACCAAGAAGACGCGAATTGCGACTTTTGGGTGAAGACGGCTTTCACTGCCTGTTGTTTTTCACTGTTCGGCTGCACACATCCATGATACCCTGCCGAATACATCTTACCTGTTTGCTTGTTCACCGCCAGATAAGTGGTGTCTCGCTTACATAATTTGCCACTGATTGAAGTAATTAAGTGGCTCGGTACAACTGTTGCCATAATGCAAAAATTTTAAGGTTAGACATGGCCCGAAATGGGCGTTGGTTGAAAGTAGAGCAAGTCTATTAAAAGTCTATTAAGAGTGCTCTTGTCGTAAAGGTACAAAATGGCGCAGGAACGACTCGGACATGGAAGGCGCTGGAGACGCTGGCGAAGGGCGTTTTTCTGATGATTCGTTTAATGATTTAATGATTGATTTATTCGTTTGTTGATTTGTTTAAACGAATGAATGAATCAACAAACGAACAAACGTTTGTTTGAACAAATGAACGAAATAGCAAAAGACTAAAACGGAGGGATTCGTTTGGTCGTCCCGTCTGTTTTCGCTAACTTTGCTCGTAATTGAATAATGTTAGTGTCTGCCCGTGGCTCGTGAGAGTAGCTGGCAGTGTTTCAAATCATTTATTAAATTTTTTGTTTACATTTTAAGGCCGCTCGTCTGTGAAGATAGGCGGTCTTGTTTTTTTGCAGAAAAATAATAGATAGACCAAGATTTTTTCAAAAAAGCTTGGATAAACCAATGATAAGTTGTACTTTTGCATTGGTAAATTTTGAATATCGTAGTGAATTTCAAACAATTCTTCCCAATTGTCCGTGGTTCGTGAGAATAGCGTACACAAGACTCTAATAAGAAAATTCCGTTAGTAGCCCTTCGTCTGAGCGCAGATGGAGGGCTGCTTTTTTGTTAATGGTCAGTCAAATGTTAAAAATGATATTGGTCTTTGACTATCCACTAATTTGGTGTATCTTTGCAAGTGAAATAGTCAAAATTATAGATATTACCGCTGCCAGCGGTCTGCGAAGATAGCTGGCAGGCTTTTAGGCAAAAATGCTGTAAGAACTAAGAACGTAAATGTGTCTATGTAAAGAAGCCGCTCATCTGTGAAGATGGGCGGCTTCTATTTTTATGCCTGATGGCAAGGGGAGCGTTAGATTTGCAATTGGAAATCGTAGGGAGCTCCACCGTCTTTCTGCTTCCACGTTAGTTTTCCTGTCTTGTCTTGTCGGCCAGAGGTGAAGTGATAGAGGAGTTCAAAATAGGCGACATAGTCGTGCATGGTGCCCATGTCGGGCGTCATGATGGTGGTATCGGTGTTGTGTGCCCCATTGTTGACGGCTGCATACCATCCGTCTGGAATCAGTTCGCCCGTCGGCAAGTCTTGCGCCAGTTGGTCGTTCTGGTAATAAAGTCCAAGTTGCTCGGGCGGCGTGTTGGAACTCGTGCCGCCGTACCAATAAACCACCGAGGTATCAGTCTTCGTCTGTTTTGGGAAGAACTTATAATAAGGCAGGGCATCTGGGTTGCCAATGTAAGCCACGGCCAACCAAACGTCATAGGCATTGTTGACGCTGATGATTTTCAAGCGCGAGATGGAAAAATAAGCTGCTGTGGTGGTGATTTTGTCAAGGCCGTTGGGGCCGAGATTATACATCTTCTGTCCGTCTTTACTGTAGAACTCCAAGATAGCACAACCGTCGGCATCCACGCCCACTTTGATATTTGGGAAAGCAAACGAGCCGAACATCTCTACCACGCCATCATGCACCTCCACGTGGCTGTCGTTGCCGTCAGTGCGCATCTTGCCGTTGATGACGCTGAATTTATTGCCCGACCAGATGTCGCCCTGGCGATTGACGCGCATGACGGCATCGGCAGGTGTTGCCCCACCAAACCAAAGCGGATATTCCATGTCTGTGCCGCCGCCAAAAGCGCCGTAGGGCGTGCCGTTGTCGTCAGTGATCTGAATTTGACTGACCTGCAAGAATTGGATGAAGGCCGTCATGATGTCGGCGAAGGAGGTGCGCAGAGGGCGCAGGTCGTTGATCGGTTCCCAGAAGTCGTTGCCCGTTCCAAAAGGTTGATTCGCCGACTCTGAGAGGATGCCATTGTGCGAAGGGCGGGCGAGATACCATTTCGGCGTGCCGCTCTTGAGGTCAGTCACACTGACTTCGTCGAGATAGCGGTTGCCGTCGGGAGCCGTGGTGTCGCCACTGTCGTTGCGATAGAGCACGCCCGCTTCCCATTCTCCGCGACGCACCGTCACGCCAGTATATCCGCGCGGGCCTGGGGCACCAGGGGCACCAGGGGCGCCGTTTTGCCCGTCTTCGCCTTCACGGTTTTGCGCGATGGCAGCGGTGGTGGTGGCTGTGCCGTAGTCCGTAACGAGCGTGAAGGTCATGAACGCATCCTCTGGCGTTGCGCCGTCCACTTCCACGCCCACGAAGCCTTTCAGCGTGACGTGGTAGGTCAGGCTCTTACCATCGGCGGCAACGACGGCCGTGTATGTCAGTTCAACGGGCGTGGTGGCGTCGCCCGTTCCATACGTGGCCTTTCCGCTACGCACATCGAGCGGTTGCGTGCCAGAAAACACTTGTGCCGTGATGTCGAAAGAGATGTCATCGGGGGCGGCCGTGTCGTACCAATCCGAGATGGCCACACTGATGATATTCTTATTCAACACAACGGTTAAGGCCGTTGGGTCGGCAGCATGGAAGGCAACGTTGCTCACGCCATAGGTGCCATCGGAATAAGTGTAGAGCCATTGTTGCCACACCACGCGATTGGAAGGCGAAGGCGTCAGCGGTTCGGTCTGCCATTCTCCTTTGACGTAGGAGAGGTGGTCTTCAGCAACGCGGATGCCGTCGGGCAGGATTTCCACGGCTGGCGTGGATAAAAAATAGAGCTGCTGCGTCACGATGGAGGGGACGCGGTCAAATTGGTCGACCATGCCCCACATATAGATGTTGCCCGTGGCAATACCTTCGCCCTCCAGCTCTTTGAGCGCTTCGACAAACTCCTTCTTCTCCTTGTCCCAAACACGCTGCAACATCGTGAAGCCGTTGAGCCAGCCGATGATGAGCTGCATGTTGTCTTGCGTGTACGTCCAATCTGTCATGCCTGTCAAGTGCAACTGATAAGTCGTCGTGGTCAAGCAAGAGCGTTGGCGCGTACTGTCGGTCTCGTTGGCATAGCAGGCAAAGTGCATTGCTGGCTGCGGGTGTGATTCATCCGTCCATCGGTTGCGGTCTTCCGCAGGGAGGTCGGCACAAGTGGCGGCACGCAGTTCATAGCGGAAGAACTGGTTGATGGCTGGCGTGCCATCCGCTGCCGTCTGCTCCTTGATGGGGGCAGGCAACGTGGCCGGCGTATAAATTTCTTTTACGCGAAAATAGATGGTCGTGAAGCCTGCGAAATGGAAGTTACCATCATGGGGGTCAGAGGTGGAGAGGTCGTTGCGGCGGTTGGTGAAATGAAACACGCCCTGGCATTTGTCGTTGACGGCCACGGCACCCACTTCCCCCGTTTCCAATTTCAGTTGCGCCACGCCTTCGAGCGAAGTAAATCCGAGCGCGGAGAGCGCTTCATCGGCACCCGTCCACACCTGCTGAATGATGCCGCCGCCCTGCGTCTGCCATTTATTCCCAACCGTGATGGTCGTGCGGTTGAAACGCAGTTCTGGCACCTCCATGAATGACCTTGCTACGATGCCTTCAAATTCGGCATTGCCGTAGAAGTCGACCTTTGCGCCTTCAACGCCTTTGTTGAACGTTCCGACCGTCAAATCGCCATGCAACGTTGTCGGTTGTCGTTTCTCTGTAGTTCCAACCGTCAGACCACCCTCCACGAGTGCTTCTCCGTGAATGACCGTGTTACCGAAAATGTCGGCCGCGCCGTTGACCTTCAGGTCGTGCATGGCGAGGTTGAAAGGCGTCGCATCGTCATGTCGCTTCGAGAGCGCATTGTCGTCCATGAGCTTTGGCGTGACGATTTTCGTGGCATCGTCTAAGGGGGTGTCGGCATCCCCGATGCCCGTTATCTCGCCCCGCTGTCCCTCAAACGTGATGCGGCCGCCGGAAACAATCTTCAGGGTGCTAACAAAGAGGTCGCGGAACACCGTGCCAGCCTTCATCGTGAGGTCTTTGAGGAACGTCAGCATCTGGTCGAAAACATCATAACGATACCAGTCTGTTTCGGCTGGCCCCGCGTTGATGGCTTCATCCGAAGAAAGATAACCAGACACGATGCGCTGCCGCCAGACGCGCTTCTCTGTGCCGTTTTCGCCAGAGGAAGAGAGAAGGCCTTGCAGGAAGATATAGTAATAATCCTCTGAGCCTATTTGCTGCTCTTCGGTGTTCCGGCCGTAGATGTCAATTTCCTCAGAGGGAAACACGATGTTGGCAGCGTTGCCAACGGATTCTGTGCGCGGAATGGCGGCATAGACATATTTTTCCGTGTGTGTGTTGAACACGGTCGGAGAGGCTTGCAGTCGCCAGCGGCGGTAGTTATGCCCGGCATCATAATCGATGATGCCTTTGACGTACACAAGAATTTGCGCGTTGCCAACACACGAGGCCTGCACGTAGTCGGGCATGGCCAGGGCGTTGCGTTCGATGAAGAGCGCGTCTGGCGAAATCCAATAATCTGTGGTCGTTGCTTTCGTTGTCATGAATGCTTGGAGATTTTAAGGATGAGACGCGAAAACGGCACCATCATGAGATAGGCCCAAGAAAGGCGGCTTGGATATTGAAGATCGGCATCCGCCGTGTGTGAGCGCAGGATGTGAAGGCGGTAGAGCGCGTTGTGGGCCAGCCATTCCGCTTTCAGCGAGCGCAGGCTTCGCTTCCAGACGTTGGAATTAGGAAAGAGCGAGCGCACGTAACGCAATTTGTTGTCCATTTCCGCTTCGCTGTACTTATAGGATTGATGGATGTGGAGATTGTTGTCGGTGATGGTGTAAATCATGTTTTCTGAGATTTTTAAACAATAAAAAAAACGTTCTACTTTTGTCTGTTGTAAGAACAAAGGTAGAACGTTTTAAGGTTTTTCGTCGGACATTCCCATGTGTCGCGACAAAGAAAGGTGGTGCTGGAGGATGCGGATATAATGGCGCAAATCGTCGAGCGTGGCATGTTCCACGTCAATCATCGACACCAACACACAAACGTCATGCTCCGCTTCGGTGCGTGAACGATGGGCATCGTGAGCGGGCGTGGGGAAAGGAGGAGAGGGGAGTGGTTGCACTGATGTCCAAGTCTGTTCCGCCAGTTCCTCCGGCAGCGCAAGCACATAATGTTTACCGGAATCATCCGTGCTGATTTCCACTTCCGGATGCGCCTGCTTCAATCGTTGCAAAACGCCATCAATGGCGGAGCAGGGGATGCCAAGCTGATGAACGGTGTGTCCAGCGAGCGGGACGGCGCGGATGCGGTAGCCTGTGATGTTCTGCATGAACACAGCGCAGGCGTTAAAAGCATGGAAAAACAATCCTTGCTGAATGAGATAGAGCCGGCGGCCACCCGTCTTTTCCTGCTCCGCAATGGCTTCAGCCACTTTCATGCCTCTTCTATCTTGAAGGCCGGTTTGGCCAATGCCTTGCAGCGTTCGGCAAAGGCTGTCACTTGCTCCAGGTCGGTTGTGTCGCCAAGCAATGCCTTGCGGTGAGCGCACAACTCCTCTGCATAAGAATATCGAGCGCCAATGAGGAAAGCGGCCAAGGTATGATAATCTGGAATGCGGTACACGGCCACAAGTTCTTTGATGAATGCCGCGTCAAGACTGTCAAATAAGCCCTGCTGATAAATGGTCTGCAACAAGGTCTGTGCCGTCATTCGCCCTTCATGCGAAATGGCCAGCGTGGTGCAACGAACGCGCCGCTCTCCTGCCTCATTCTTATAAGATGATGGAGAGAGGTTGACGGTCAAGAACTCCGTAAATTTGGAATAAGAGCGAACGATTGGACGGGGATTTTCCATCAAATCTTCGCATTGGCGGATGGTGATTTGTTTACTCATAAGATAGACGTTTGAATCATTTTACATTTGTTTCGCAAACGAATGCGCTCAAAATGTCCGTGAATGTAAAAGAACTCGTAGAAGGCATGTTCAAAAATAGATAGTGTTGTTTTACGTAGGAGGTAAGACCTTTTATTTTTGAAAAAACCGAGGTACGAGTTGATGACTTGTTCCATGCGTCGAAGGTCGCATAAGGACATAATGGATTTTTCGCGCAACATTTGGTTGAATCCCCAAACGCGCTCACGGAAACGAGCAACGGTGCGGCTGGACAGGTATATACGATGGTAACGGATGTAGGCTCCGACGAACATAACACCATGTGAAGCCAATTGAAAATGATATTTGGTGACGTGAAGCGTAATACCAAGTTCAGACGACAGAAACAAGCGAGCGTCAATGATGAAGGCTTTTAAAGCAGACTTGCTGATGCAAATGACAACGAAATCATCAACAAAACGCGTGTAATAGTCCTCAAATCCACGGAGTTTGAACCATTGAATTACGAAATCATCAAAGAATGACATAAGGAAATTCACGAACACTTGCGTTGTGATATTCCCAATGGGCATTCCGAAGGCAACATCGCTGCCAAAAAGCGACTTATGACGCTCAATATGCTTGGGCCATTCATCTGGCGATGTGTTGAACACACAATTTTGCTCGGGACAATGAAACACGATGGTTTTGGACGCGGCGAGCAATTGTTTCAAGTATTGTCCTTTGTATTGTTCGCGGATGAACGGTTCCAGTTTTGTCCATAATATACGCTTGTCTATCGACATGAAGAACGAGACGATGTCGCCCTTAAAAACCCATGCAGGGCGGCTGTAATTGCAAGTTGCCTTCTTGATGTTCTCATATACGGCCTTTTGAGCCGCAAGGGTGCCAAATCCTTTTCGGCAATTGAACGACACATTACCTTGTTCAATAAAACGCCGCTCAAAATACGGATTGAGCAAAAGAATAATGAAATGATGAACGATGCGATCGCGAAAGCAAGCCGCAAAAACCTCTCTATATTTCGGGTATTTCACAAGAAAACACGTGCTGACGCCTGGCTTATATGCTCCAGTATATAATTCATGTGCCAATGCTGGCAAATCATGTTCGGCTATCTCGCAATAGTCGATACATGCACGGCTGGTGCGTTTACGCCGGCAACAATCATCAAAAGCAAAAAGCACAAGATCAAGAAAGTCGGTAGGAATATCAAAAGCGACGACAGGACGAACAACAAAACCGTTGTACTTATTGTTGATGTTGATGTTGCCACTGCCGAAGTTGCTGTTCCAACTGTTGTTGCGGTTATACTCCGTGGCACTCCATCGGTTGGCCTGAACGTTTACTTTGGGCATTGAAATAGCATAACCATTCCAGACCGATTCATACGAACCATTGCCGTATGAGCACAAATCTGAATAGGTATGCCCACCTTTTAACAGTCCTCTCGGCTCTCTGTCACAATTCATAAGACAAGTGATTTAAATGATATTTAAGCACTTACAGAATTACTACCTTGCGAAAATCTGACCAGAGAAGATGCGCGCCATGCTGAAACCTGTAAGGAACAGGAAGCGACGAGCGACTTAATCTTCTTAAAATCATCATTACTGATGCAGCCTAATGTCTTCATGATGCAAATAATAGATTTAATAACATCAATATGGGCGGCAGCAATAGTCAGCTGCGGCACTCGTGAATACAGATCAGCAAATGCAATAGACAAACTCACCAATAAACCCGCGCATTCTGAATACATCGGATTGACTACAGGACGATATTTGACTGGACACGTCTTGTTGATTTGCGCCAAGACGAGATACAATTGCTGAGAATCACGAAACACCTGCTGCTGATGGATGGTCCGAACTTTCTCTTTCTTGAGCTTTTTACTTCTTTCTTTTTGTTCTGTTGTTATTTGTATATATTGTGGTTCTTTGTTGTTATTTACCATACAACTTCCAATTTTATAATTAAATTGTTCACCGCAAAGTTAATAACAATTTTTGATATAAACAAAAATAATTCAGCCGGCTTACGCCGGCAATGGCATTTTCGTTGAGCGACGCGCTAAAAAGCGCGTCGCAAAAAGGTTAAAGGATGAAGGGAAAAGCGACGACAGGACGAACAACAAAACCGTAGTACTTACTGTAGATGTTGACGTAGCCACTGCCGAAGTTGCTGCCCCAACTGTTGCCGCGGTTATACTCCGTGGCACTCCATCGGTAGGCCTGACGAGGATTGCGCACCGGACAGCCCAGATTGGCGTCTTTCGCGCGTTTCTGCAAGTTTGCATAGAAAGGGCGGCGAGCATCCGTCGGCTCATGCGGTCGAAGTTCGTTGCCTTCGTCGGAAAATTCCGCCGTTGGCGTACCAGTGTCAGATGGCGTCAGCGCACGGCTATTGCGGAAGAAAATATACAGACGGAACATATCACCGCTGCCATGCAGATACCATTTCCCTTTTTCAAACCACGGCGAAAGGCCGTCAATGGGCTTGCCGCCATTGCTCGGCTCGAACAGGGAACAAGCGTAGGCGGCAGGGTAGGCCAACTGATACCAGCGTTTATCGCCGCCGATATTTCCAAGCGCCACGCAGAGATCGGCCAGTTCTTCCATCGTTTCTGGAATGATATGGTCGCGTCCTGCGGGAAGGTAGTCGAAGATGGTGTGACCATCGCGATCTGTCAACAGTCCTTCCCCGACATATTGTGTCAGAATACGATTGGCATGTGCCACGATTGAGGCGGTGTCCTTTTTGCCATCCCATCTGTTGGGTGCAGTATTACCTTCATAGACCTTGAATCCGTCACTTTCGTTATCGTCATAAGCCTGCAAGTCTTTGATGTAATACGTTTTTTCGCCTTTTTCGTCCACAATACCAACGTCTGTACAATCATTACAAGCTGGGATATTCGTCAAATCGTCGTCAGTGACGGATAATGCTTCAGCAATCACCTTGCGTTCGTCGGGTGTAAATCCAAATTCACCAGTGTCCTGCGAATAAATACCCCATGAAAACTCACTGATGGAGTTAGCCTTATCTGAGGATGTAATGGTCAGTTCTTCCACGTTTTCGATCAACACTTCATACAGGTTTTTGCCAGCATTATATTGCGCCGCGATTTCTTTATCCTGCAAATATTCGTTCAAAAGATTCGACGGTAGGTCGGCATAAGGCGTCACCTTATATACCCAACCGATAACCTTTTTACCTGGATATAACACGGAATCAAACTCACCATTATAGTAAGCGAAATCACCTAATTTCGGAATACGGTTGAAAAGTTTCAACGTCACAGATGTGCTGAGAGATTTCCCTCCAATCAAGGTAGCTGTGACGGTCAACGTCGCCGTTGGATTATTGCTTTCTTCACCGACCGATGGCGCATGCAGCACGCCAGTCTCTGCATCCACCGTCACATTAAAATCATTCTCAGAGATAGACCACCGCAAATCCGTGAAATTGTTGGCCATCGTTGGCAGCACGGAACACTGATAAGGATAGTCGCCAGGTTCGGCAATAACAAAGCGTTGCGTAATGATATTCAAGCCTGTCACGCTGCGCAAAGAATAAGTGATATACAAATCATTATTCTCAGAGTCGATTTCGCCAAACTTGCGCAACAAGGCAAGTTTCAATTCTGCATCAACATTCTGCCCTTCTGTCACGGCAATTCGTCCATACAAAGAGCAATAGAGAATCCCCGTTATATAGAATAATACGCTTGGCGCAACATCTGTCCAATTGATGCCATTGATGCGCAACGTGCTAACCTTGGCGCCAGCCTCACTACATCCACGCACCAAAGATCGCGTGTCAAAACCGCAATTGAGGGCGGTGATCGAAGTTAAACGAGCGTAGCCATCCAGCGTGAGCGTCTGTAACTGCGGCATATCGCGCACTTCAAGTTGTGAGAGCTCCGCACCGAAGCGAGCCACGGTAAGTTGTGGCGATGACGGCATACGCACCTGCCCATATTTCGTTCCGCGAAGGTCGAGCGTCTGCAAGCGTGAAGCCTTGGAAAGATTAAACGTTCCGCTCGATGTGCTAACACCATTCAGAGATAGACGTTGCAAATTGGCGGCATCCACATCTATCTGCTTCGGCGCAAATGCGCTACTGCCAACCTTTGGCTCTGCCACAAACTCGGTCATGCGACGGCCCTGAATGGTGAAGTTGTTGTTGCCGACCACCATATTACCAACGTTACCGATGGAGCGATAATAGTTGGTAGCAGCAAGTCCAACTGATGAGTCGCCAGGAATTGGCGTAGAAGCAGGATTGACAGTGAAGGCATAGTGTCGCCCTGGTATCATGCGAAAATGCGGGTTGATGAGCGCACGGTCGCGCACGCCACAGGGATAGAGGTACTGATGAGGAACGAGGTCAAATGTGTATTCGCCTCCCGTGCGCCCCGAACCTGGCGTGAACTGCAAGCCAGCGCTGGCGTCCACCAATCCAGTAAAACCAGTGTTCACACCACTTGAGAAGTCACCCCATGCCGCATACGAACAGACAAGAGCCAGTCGGCGTGTCATATACTGAATCTCGCTCTCCAACTGGTCGCCAATGCCCTGCGTGACGGCGAAAATACCACGCGCCTGGTTGCCGTAGCTCTCATAGCCCCACGATGCGGGCCAGTCGTATCGGATGCGCTGCTGTTCAGCCCATGCTACCTCGGCAAAGTATTTTTGCACAGAGAAGAAATACTTGTGTATACAACCGTATGGCGTTTGGCGTTGTGTCGTTGTAAGGCCGTCTATATTCTCATTCGCCCCAACCAGCGTACACATGGCCGTCAGCACTTCACGCATATTGGCGGGCAATGCTGTGGGGTCGAGCGTTTCCCATGCTGCTTCCATAACATTGAACAAAGCCGATGCCGTGCCTTCATAGTCTTTCTGCTTTTTCAGTCCGTCCTTCGTGTCTTGAATGTCGAAATAACGAGAAAGGAAATACACCTTCGTCTGTCGTCCGTTGTTGTCGGTCTTAAAGATGGTATCAAGGTCATCTTGATAAAGCCAACATAAGCCAGTAGTTATGTCGATGGTATAATACGTGTTCTTTGAACAATTGTCGGTACCGGCAATCATGAAGTTCACGAGATTGTAATGTACCTGATGATTCTTCTTGTTGAGATACTTTCCGCAGTGCTCGTTGAACGATGCTGCGATAGCCATTTGGAAACGAGTGTTCAACTTAGCATAGTCGCCCACATCCTCACTCTGCTTCCACTCCTCGTAGGTGGCTTTCGTGATGGCATCCGTGGCGAGATTACGAACGCCAGCCTTATACCCGTCGGCATCCGTCCAAGTTCCTGCATCAACGAATTTTCCAGTGACATAGTTGAAACGCAGCAGATGAAAAGCTTCGTCACCATCGCGCAACCAATATTTCGTGGTCTGCATCTCGTCGAGCAATTGCGTATCGGCATCCGTTGCTCCAACGGCCGTGGCTCTGTCATATACGTTGGCATAATGCGCGTCAAACGCGGCGCGGTCGCCACGGAAATACTGCATACGCACGTCATGGGCATAGACGAAGTTGCAGTAACGGCGGAACAGGGCATCGTTTTTGGCCACAGGCGTTCCGTCGTCGTTTGTCTTGCCTAATGAATACTCAAACGACTTGATGCCTTTATACACCCACGATTCATCATCCACGTTATACGTCACATCCTCGTCGGCCGGTACGCGGAAGTCACACAAAGGCAAGTTGTTATTCAAACCTTCAAAAGCAAACATCTTGCTCTTGTCGTAGCCCCACGTAGCCTTGTCACACTTGCCTGAACCAAATGTACCGAAGCCGACGAACACTGGTTCCTTCTCGCCTTCTGGCTGGTTGAAGAAATAGTAATTGTCTTCATACACTGCGAAACGCGCACCAGTGTTGCTTGCAAACCAATCCGGCAGTTCGTCCTTGCATACAGTCTTCATCACATCGTTGTACAACCGCGTTGCGCCCATCTTGTGCGACTGCATCGGCGAAGCATAATTAATCTTATTAACGAGCTTCGTTGCCTTTGGACCACCGATCACGGGTGTATAGAACTGGCCGTGGTACATACCATTTCCGTCAATCCAACCATCCAACACGTCAATCTGAAGGCGTTCTTTCTCAAGATCGCTCAATGTGCTGACAGCATCGCCCTGAATCTGTTTGCCGTCAAGATACAATGGGTTGGCCGCCGCCACCTCTTCCGTAAAGTTAGACATAGAAGCTTTCCATCCGAAATCTTTGTGAAGTGTGGAGAATAGAATCACAATGCGATACGTCACCTTGTCCAGCTTCGTCTGCTCGTTGTTCCACCAATACGTGTTGGCCGTACTTCCTTGCGCCGTGTTCATCAAACACTTCTTGCCGCCGAGCGTTCCCGACACATAAGCCAGATAAGCCGCCTTGCCGATAGTTCCAGACAATTCCGGAATATATTTCCCGTTGTTGTCGTAATAGTCAATTCGCCAATAACAAGCATAGCCAACCTTCTTGTCCTGGTTCATCTTGTAGTTATCTGTCCCAACGAGTGTCAGACAACGTTTGCCCTTCTCCTTCACCTTTCGGTAAGAGATACGTCCATTTCCATCCAAAATGTCGTTGCGCTGACGGATGGCATTCTTTGTCTCGTCATCGGGGCGTGTGGCGGTGAAATTCTGAAGCACGTTTTGTGCCGACAACGTCACGCCACGGTAACAACGGATGGTATATATGTCGAGGTCGCACGACGGATGGCCCAAGCGGATGCCGCCGTGTCCTTCGCCCTGAATCCACACGCCGTTGGTGTCCACGCTATATTGAACGGCACGCTGCGGTTTGCCGTTGACATATACCTTCACGGTGGGGCGGTTAGACGGCGTTTTATTCGGTGTTTGCCATTTAAATTCATCGCTACCCTTGGCCACAAGCGCTGGCGTGAGCGTCACAACGAGATGCACGCGTTTATCCTCCTCAAAAGCGAAATCTTGGTCATCCTCGTTCTGCTTTTCCTGCGCCCAGACCGCGCCAGTGAGCGGTTTGATGATGATGCCCAATTTCTCCAACGTACTTTCGATGGTCTGAGAGATACTAATGACAGGGTCATCCTCTGCCGTAATGTTGCGCACGGCGAACTCCATTTCCAACGACATTGCCGCAGATGGGTTCGTTTTAAACGCTTCAAATGGTTCGTAACCGATGGTCAGCGTGCGGCTGCTCGGAATGCGGAGCACCTTCACGCCATCATCATCCTGCATCCAGGCATCGCCAGTTCCGGAGAATCCGTTCCAAACCGATGGTACCTCCTCCTGCGTCTGCTTATTAATGATGGTTTGATAATGCGTCTCAGTGTTGTTGCGCACCTTGGGGTCAAGGTAGAAATGCGCACCCGCAACGGGCGAATAATCATTCTTATTATCCACTGTGAGCACCACAAAGCGATTACCTTGGCTCTCACGCAGAAAGTTCACAATCTCTTCACCATTGTAGCGAAACACGCGCAAGTAAGCCTGATAAGATGCTGGACTCTCGCCCGTAGATGAGTTTTCAATTTCGATGGTTGTGTCAATCGGGTAACGCTCACCAACCACGGCTTTCTGCTCCGACACAAAATAAGAAGCCGTGTAATCCAAATCGCCGTCGCCAGCATTCGTGATACGGATGCTGACGGGCAATGGGTCGGTGGCCGGCAGGGTGGGGGCGTCCGCGCTCTTAGGCACCCACACCGCAAAGTAGGAAATGACCGTGCGCACATAGTTCTCCACCACGCTCTGCACGCCCTGCAACATAAGATAAGGTTGCGCCAGTTGCGACGGGTTTGCCGTTGCCTCGTTCACCACCATAAATCGGTTGACCTGCACCTCTGACGACAATTCGCCGCCCATGCCATCGTCACACGTCACCCATGCCGTCACGGTATGCACGCCATGCGACAATAATCCATAAGCCGTAATCTCCTGCTGCGTCCATGAGTAAGGATTAGCTTCTGGACGCTGCTCATCGGCAAGGAACGTCTTGGGCTCCATCGTCCATGTGCCCGTTGCACCCGTCATCGTGACGTGCAATTTCTTGTCAACGGCCCCCATCACGGAGAATGAAAACGGGAATCCCCCGTCTGAGGCAAGGATGCGTTTCGACCAGTCTGTCAGGTTTTTGACCGTTAGGTTGACGGCATTAATGGAGTAGATAAGGTCGCCAAAAAACTCACGCTGCACACCGTTTTCATCCTCATAATAAGAAGTCACTCTGATACGCACATTCTGACGCCCCTCTGTGAGATATTTTCCGACATCAACACTCACTGGATAGGATGCTGCGCTCTCTGCGTCATAGTTTTCCTCTTGCGAAACTATATTAGTCTGCACGTAATGATTTTGCCAGGTGTCAGAACCTTCCTTTTTGATGTCAACGCGCAACGTTCCCGGCACATCACGATAGTTCACGCGGTCGCCAAGCTGCGTAATTTTCAGTGCCATGTAGCGTACGTTGACGGTTAAGGCATCGCCCACCTTCACGTTGCGGTCGCCTTTGAGGTCTGAGGCCAAACGAATGGCATAGCTATCGCTCTCCACCATCTGATTAAACGACACTAAACCATTGGCGTCAGGCTCATAAGTGATATTGTTAAACTGAACAGCCTTAACGCTTTTCTTCGCGTCTTGTTGCAATTCTTGGATTGGCGTAACGATTTTCTGCACGAAATCCTCTGCCGTCAAATATTCATTCGTCGGCAAGCCTGCCGAGTCAATTTCTTCTCGTGCTTCCTCGTTATTGGTCTTACGAAGAAGGTCATTGATATTGGTAAAATCCTGTGCCATTGTGATATTTTTTGATGCTTATTTTTCTGAAAATTATCATGCGTTTCCTATGCAAAACGGAAGGGAAAACGCATGGGGAAAACAGGTAACGTGAGTTTGCCACTGCTTTCAAACTCGCCAATCAGTTGTGTGCGGAGATAAATACGCCAGCATTTCATCTTGGCTTTGTCGGTTTCATCTCGGGCCACGAAATACGTTTGAAAGAGCTTTGGCGAAATGGCTCTGTATTCCTCCATTGTGATGAGTTTGCCCGCCAATCCATCAACGCGCAGACCGAGCGACGCAATGGCCGACTGTTGGTTTTGCCAAATCTCCCGTAATTCCGCATCAGCCTCCTGGCGTTCCTTCGTCTCCTGCTTTTGATAAGCCTCGCAAGTCGTTGCTCTCTCTTCCAAACGCTTAACGTCTGAGGCTAAAGCCGCGTCAGCCGCCATGCGTTCCGCCCGTTCCGTTGTTAAATCGTTGTCAGGACTGCGATCAACATCATTAAGCCAAAATTGGTTGCAACGCCAAATTTGGTTGGTCTCGCGAATGAGGATTTCAGAGTAATAAGGTATGTCTGGTTCGCCTTCACTGATAGGCGCATCCGATGCAAACGAGCCCTTGCGGTAAGTCGTGTTACGCGGGTCTGCCCCAACCTTATACTGATAAACTTCCTCCAGTTTGTTGAAAATAAAAGTTTTCTTGTTAATCATTTGTTCGTGTTTGTTTAATGCCAAAGTTACGCGATAAGTGCAACCGCATACGGACAAAGAAAAAGGTCTGAGATGCCAAAATGAAGCGTTTCAGACCTTTTAGAATATAATGAGAACAAGCGTTCAAACAACGGGGAACGGATTGCCATTGATGCCCAATTCAGCTTTAAATGTGAGCGTGTACACATCATCCGTTGTTCGGTCAACGATGACCACTTCGTCTTCCTCTCCGGAGGTTAAATTACAAGGTAGCCACACACCGCCACTAAACATCCATACGTGCTCCGCCATCAGGAACTCATGCAGATACCAGCGCATCCATTCTTCATTAAGCGGGTCGGTCATGAACGTCCATTTTTCCGGACTTTTCTCTTTGCGAACGACAGAACGAGAAAAACGGTTGAAGGTCTCGCGGCGTGTGACCACAAAGGAATTGGTGGTTGTTGGCATCGTCTGCTTGTAGGGACACGGGATGCTCACGCTTTCCATTACGCCAAATGAGTTAATGAAACGAAACACCACGCGGTTTCTGGCATCTTCAGCAGGCATGGCATACACTTCGATGCCACCAATCGTTTGCAAGCCTTCGTTGACGATGTCGGCCACGACAGACACGGGATTGGTGAGCGTGTCGCTCTCTGTCAGCAACTGCGGTGTGTCGTAGGGCTTGGCGTAGACCAACTGCTCGCCAACGGTGGCCAATTGCTGCCCAATGGTCGGTTTGCACGACAAGCGCTGGACGGCCTTTGTTCCAGTAGATAACCAGCGCTCCATGTCGCTTAATTCGCCAAAGATGGTTGAAGCATAAGAGTCGGCAGAAGGGTAATAGATAGGAGAGGTCGTATGCACAACGCCTTCCGTCATGTATTCGTCATACACTTTCAAACGGAATTTCGCCACGGGAAACTCCGCGTCTTCCGGAGAATATTCGTGGGCATCACGCAACGCTTTGAACACCGATTGTGTGTTGAACTCCACCGCCTTGCCTTCAGCCAAGACAGGCTCATACATGCGAAACGTTTCTGGGTCAACACCGCTCATGCCCACCTCCATGTCGATGACCACGCGATGGAAAGAAGGCAGTCCAGCCACAACAGTTGGTGAGATTTCAAATGTGATGGGGCTCCCATTAAGCACGGAGCCGGAAGTCAGAGAAATTTTATTTGCCATAGATTCTATTGATTATAACGCATACACTTCCAATTCAACCTCACCGATGCCTTCCTGCACGGAGATGGAAGTGTTGACCTTGTTGATAAGACATTTTCGGCCATCGATGTTCCACCATTCCTTCCAATGGTTTTTGATGTCGGCCACCTGTGCCACGGATGCCAGCGCCTTCACGTAGAACGTCTTCCGATTAAGCAAGAAATAAACATAGTCAATCAAGAAAGTATCTACCCATCCTCTGTTTTTGACAAAGGGGTCGGAGATAATTAATGGCGCGTCGGCCCATTCAGGCTGCACCCAGGCGCGTGGTTTTAGAGAGAAACTGTCGGCATTAGCAACGCCATACACATTGCCATAACAATCGATGGAATCCGTTGTCAAGGCATACTTCCCTGCCGTTGTTCTCCATTTGCTGTTGCCGAAGCCATCGTAATCTGGGTCGTAAACCTCGTGCGTGGCGCCTGCGCTGCCGCCCCTCATGATGGCAACGGACAGTCCCCAATCATGGCTTTGCAGCGGAGAATTGCCATCGTCGGTAGACGAAGGAGAATAGCTCTCACGAAGCGAAAGCACTTCCGTCACATAGAAGTCGGCCACGGGCGAAGAAATGGAAGTCTTGATGTTCTGCTCGATAAATTCATGTTCCATCTTGTCTTCGATGGAGGCCACCATGATATTCTCTGCATATTGACTGTTGATGCCTTGAAGTTCCATGCCTTCGTACACTTTTCCCGTCTCCGTCGGCTGCTTCGGATTATCCGATACGCAAGTGCTGTCGAAATTAGCAGAGCGAGCCTTGCGGTAGTTGGCATCCACCATCGGAACGGGCACAAAACTTGATTTTATCTCGTGGATATACTCTTCATTTTCATCTGAGCAATCGCCAAACTCCACGCCCTTAAACGCCCCAACTTCAAACAAACGCGGTTCCATATTGCTAACGTCGGTGTATTGCGAATCAATCTTGACGCGGTATTTATTGCCCGTCTGCTTATCAATGAAAAGCGTGTCGAGCGTGTTGCTGATTTTCGGCAAGATTTCGCGGTAGGTGAAAGCCGTGGAAGTTTTCTCTTTATTATAGTCTATATAGTCATAGTCCGTGTTATAGTCCTTGACTTTGTTCTTCACGTTGTCGCGTTGTTCCTGTGCATCGCTCTCTGCGGAATATCCGACCTTGACCCCAGTGATCTTTTCCGTTATCGGTATGAACGAAAGCACTTGTCCAAGAAATCGGCGCGGCTGGGGATTCTGCTTGCGAAAGACATCGCGGATGAGATAGGCCGTCACTTTCTTCTGCTCATAGTCGTAGTTGAACTTTATACCAAATTGCTGTTCCAACGACTCCATCACATCGCTCACCGTCTCGTTGGGGAAGTTCTCGCCGTTGGCATACATTCGGAAAATGCTGGCGCTCATTTCGGCTCCCGTGATGGTGCTGCGGCAGGTGATGCTGACCACATCGTCTTCTCCAACAACGCGCTGTTCCCAGTCTCCCAATACCTTGACCACCTCTGTCTTCTTTGTCGTTCCGCCCATGAAGTTTTTCTGTTCCTTCTCAACAATTTTATATTGCACACTGCGGAAACGCACCTGCTGAACGCTCTTGTTCTTTGGGTTTTCCAACTTCAGATTGCCGCCACATCCGCGAGAATCCAGCCAGGCATTCACGTCGTTGAAGAGGTCTTTGACTTCCGATTCGTTGTTGGCTATCTTCGTGAAATAGCCCAACTTCACATCGCCTTTTTTCTTCAATCCGGTGATGACCTCTTTATCCGTTTCATCATAGTAGGTCTTGGCATACAAGGGGACAACGTCGTAGGCACATTTCGTCGTGAAGAAACAAAGGCGGTTGAAATCATAGACTTCCGTCAGAGCGTCCTTGTCAAACTGCACGCCCAGGTGTTCAAAGAGACAGTCGAGGAAAAAAAGCAGATAGAAACAAATGCCAGACTGCGGGCGATCGGCATCCAATACCCACAAAGGCCCCATGTCTTCATACATCTTTTCGGGGGCTGTTTCCTGCGCATATTCAACAATTTTGCTCGACGTGTTGCCGTCTTCGCCGATGTCATAATGTGCATAGCAAATGCGAGCGTTGCAATAGGGCTTTGTTGGATAAGGCTCAGAAACGTTGATATACGAATCCGTCACCTCCGGAATGACCACCGACTTGCCGTTGGGATAAATGCGCGTTTCTTTCTCCACGGCCTTGTGTCCCCACGCGCCATCTTCCTTGCAAGCCGCAGGATAGGAGAAACCAAGCGCTTGCGGCGAGAAGGTAATGCTTTCTTCGCTGTCGTCGCCAACGGAGCCATAGACCTTGTTGCCCTTCTTTCCCGCAAATTTAATTTCAACCGTTGTTGAATATTTGACCTTGACGTTAACTTCGTCAATCTTCTCGCCAATCAAGAGGCGGTCGCGATGGCGCGAAGGGATGGGAACTTCGTTACATTTCAAGTCTCCTATGAGGTCGGAGAAAGAGCGGGTGGCTGCATCCACGTTGAGCGAGAGCGAATCGTCCGCGCGTTCCCCGTCCTGCACAACGGCCGTTCCAGAAGCGAGCGTGATGCCGTCGGCAACAATCTGCAGATTGGTATGTTCCAGGTCAACGGGGCGAATGGCGGCGCTCGGGTCGTCAAGATTTTTGAGGAAATGGCGGTTGCCTTCAAACGGCAGTTCAACGGGGTAGGAAAACATCTCGTCGTCGTTGAAGAGTGGGTTGCGCAGTTCAACGCTGACGGAGAAATCGCTACCAAGCGTCATCGGTTTGCCGTTGGCCAAGATAGAGAGTTTGCTGTTGCTCATGGTGGTTAAATGTTTTCTTTTGGAATGAATTGGGCCTCGCCATGCAACGTGACGTTGCGATCGCAATCGGCATAGACAACGGTCTTGCCATAGGCTTCAATCTTTTTAAACGAGATGGCGGAAATCTTTCCGCCGTGGGCTTCACAAAACGCTTGGTCGTATAAAACGGCATTCACCTGCGTCACCAATCGCGAATTGTTGTAAACCTGCGTGAAGCCCTTGCTGACATATCCGTAAGCATCGTCATGGAGATGAATGAAGGCATGACTGACTTTTGAATACACCTGGCTATGGTCTTTTGCCCGCACCAATGCCTGGCCCAAGACATAGGCTTTCGCATGGCCGTGGATGTTGATAATATTGCCTTTTTCCACGTCTTGATCCGTCACGATGACCACCACAAATTCCTGCGCATGTTCGGGACACTCATTGACATAGACCCCTGCTTGGTTCATTTCCTCCTTGATGGATGGATAGATTTCCGGCAGGCGGCGGTTGATGATTTTGACATATTTGCTTTCAACCACGTCTTCCAGATATTTTCGCCAGACGGCCATCATCTGCCCAACGTTTTCTGCGGCCATCATATCCTTGTAACCCTCTTTGCATGCTTGCCGTTCGTGGCAAGCGGCGGTGCATATCTCTTTCAGTTTTTGGTAGGCTTGTTCTTTTTCCATGTTACATGGGTATTTAATGGATTGAAAAACGTTTAAACACGCAAATCCTCAATCGTTTTGCTCAAAACGGCCTCATAGCCGGCAAATTCTTCTTCCGAAATGATGTCGGAATATTCTTGGTGCAAGCGGTCGATGCGTGCCGTCAGTCCCTTCACGCGAGCCTTCGTTGCCGGTTTGTCCTTGCGAAGGATATATTTAATGAGCGCATCCGCTTCGGCCTTATGCTTGGCGGCGGCATCGCGTGCGGCTTTCACCTCTGGGCGGTCGTCGGCAATCTTCTTGGCCACCATGTCGGCAAATAAAGGATTGCGGCTTTGTGCCTTCTCATAAAACGGCTTAAACTGCGTGCGAAGGTCTTGCGGCGCGATGTTGAAGGTCTTCTCAACATACGCGATGTATTCAGGGTCGCCCGTGCGGCGGCTCAACCGCAGATAAACCTCTCCCATCTCTTCATCCACGGCCGCATAAATGGCGGGCAGGATGTGGCTTTCAATCTCCACAGCGCGTGTGGCCAGAGTGGCAATCTCCTCTTCTGTGTAGAGCGCGGATGCCCCTTGGCCGATGGCTTTCTCGTTGGCTTCGGCCATAGTCTTGGCCTGCTCCGCTTTGGCGGCCATTTCGTTGCGGAGTTCGCGCACCGTGTTGACGCGCTCTTGCAAACCGGTCGAGAGGAAAGGGCGCAGCTGCATGAGGTTGGGCATGGTGGCCGCAATGCTCTCGCCGTTGGGGTTGGCCACGATGCCATTGTGCGTGAGCGGTTGAATGGCGACGTTTGGCTTCAAATCAGGGAAGAGACCGCGTCGTGCTTCCTCCAGCGCCTTCTCCTTCTTGGCCTGCGCATAGGCCGCCTGCTCTTCTCGCGTTGGTCGGCCAACGTGGCGCTTTTCTGGCGTTGCGGTGGTGGTTTGCAGGGTTTGCAGATAAGTGAGGAGTTGGCGCACACGGCGATGATAGTCGCGGAAACGTCGGCTTTCGCGAACGAAAGAGACCGCACTCGGTGTTTGTTCCAGTGCGGTTAATCCCTGCTCAAACGCCTCGCGCTGCTCTGTGGTGAGCATGCGTGAGGCGATGGCGGGTGTCAATGTTTGAATGATGTTTTCGATTTCCATTTCTATGTCCTTTTAGGTTAATACAACAGCGGCGAGACAAAAATCTTCGAGCCAGGCTGGTTGTTCTTGTATTCCTTTGACGTGTCGGCAGTAGTGACGACGTTATCGGCGGTTGGCGGTGGCGTGGTGGCATCTTCGCGTTTGATCTCTTCTTCTTCACGCCGTCGCAGGAGGCGCGTGATGCTCTCGCGCAAGAACACTGAATCATTGTGTGCCGTTTGTCGTTGCTGTTTGTCAAACGCCAGCACGGTGGTGCGCTCCGTGAGGAAGGCGGCGGCCAGTTTGCGCAATTTATCGAGCAAGACGTTTTCCCTTGTGTCGTTCTTCAAGATCTCTTCCAAGAGGTCTGGGCCAACAAATTCTGCCAGATATTCCTCTTGAATGAAGCGGATGTCTGGAATGAGATTGATGAACTTATAGCGGTTGTCGAAGTGGTGCAGATATTGCGAGAGAACGTCATGAGAGGGGAAAATCAGTCCGCCACAGAAGTAATAGTATTTCGACTTTTTCCAAAGTTCCACGATTTCCAACGTGCTCTCGTTGGTGGTTTCCATCTTGGCCCATCCCTCCAACATTCGGAGCAAGATGTTGGTGTCGCGCATGGCGTCGGCCTTGTAGCTCTGTGCCGCCTTGTCAACTTGCTTATCTGAGGCGGTGTCATAATCGTTGCTTGAAGCCACGTTCACGCCCATGCCGTTGACAGACAATTGCTGTTTAGGAATGTTGCGTGCTTCGGCATCTGCGGCCACGATGCGCTGCGAACAAAACAGAAGCATTTTCCAAGGGTCTTTGGCATATTCGCCGCTCGTGAAATCGTCGTAGAGCGCGTCGGGCGAGAGGGTTTTATAGTATTCACAAAGGCGGGCATAGAGCGCATCGCCCAATTTATCCTTCAAAACGTCTTGTTCGCTACTGTCAATCTGCGCTTGAAACGAGGTGAAATCATCGAAGGCGCAACTGGGGACATAGAGGCGAAATTCTTTTAGGGTTGAAATGATCATATTGTTGTGTGTTGAATGGTGATTATTTGGTGAAGCCAAATTGCCTTTTGAGGAAGTCGTTGCCTTTAATGAAGGATTCCATTTCTTCTTCGGTGTGGCGTCCTTCCCAAAACAAATCGGTGTGGGAGTTCAAGCGATGATCGTCAACCGACATTGGAATGGAGTAGACGGTGTAAATCAAGCCGTAATGACGTACGTATCGCGTGTGCTTGTCTGGCTCCCGATAGAGTTTTTCAATCCAATAATCGTTGTCGCATTCACAGAATCGGTTGTACTCTTCATGCGACAAGTCAGCATCAATGCCGATGGCCGTATGGCCTGAACTTCGGTTTGTGCCGAAATAGATGATTTTTGCTTTGTTTTTTGGCATAAGATGTAAGGTTTATTCTTGCTTCGTCACCCCCGTCTTCGAGTTATCTAACGTTGTGAGCACTTCGCGGTCAATCTGCCACACGAGGTGAGCGTCCCACTTGTTGACCCTCGTTATCACTTCCAAGGGGCGGAGCATGAGTTGCTGCAACGGGGCAAACTGAATCTGCTTGACGAGGAAACGCTCGCGGAGGTCGGTGCCGCCCGATGAAGAAGCGTCGCCGGGAGTATTTCCGATGAGCTTAGAGTCCAAGCCCATAGCGAAGAAGATGATGGAAGAAATCTCCTGAAGTTCGGTCTTTTCGGCTTGTGCCTGCGAGTTGGCCTTGCTTTCAATCTCAACGATTTCCCACGCCTTATGCTCTTTGCCGTCCAATCCAGTGAACACGGCAGAGATGAGCGCCTGACCTGCATTGTCGGGGTTGGAGAGCCACGTGTTGATGTCGGAGAACACCTCTTGCTGAATCTGTGCCATCGTCTTGTTTTTGTTCTCCCCCTGCTGCGTGTAGAGCTGTTTGAGATATTCTTGATGAATGTAGATGACGCGGCCGATGATATTGGAGTTTCGCTTGCGGGTCAAGCGGTCGTCAACGATGGTGAAGGCATATTCAAAGATGCTGCCAGCAAAGATGGAGTGCCAGAGGGCATTGGCATAGTAGGGGCCGCCGAAGTCGCGTGGCGACATGATGAAGCGCGTTGGGCGGTTCTTACGGCTCACGCGCTGCTGACGGGCTTCACGCACACGACGGTCGAGGTCTTTCACGGCCGTGTCGGCGGCGAGATAGGGCACGGCGGCGATGCGTAAATCCTCTGGTTTGAGCGTTGTTTGAAGCAATGAGGAGTCGAGCCATTGGTTGGAGGTGTAGGCATAGTTGATGCGGTATTGGTCGTCCATACGTTCCAGACGGGTGGTGAAGATGCTGCGGTGTTTCAGTCCGATGACCTTCGGGTCCCATTGCGAGGTTGGCACGGAATGACCTTCTGCATCCAGTTGGCGCTGGTTGAGCTGGATTTCGCAGAAGCATTGCGACATGAGGGCCATGTCGCCTGCCATGTCGAGATAGGTTTGATGCAGGTCGTTGTTGTCGATGAAGGTTTGCAGTTCCTGGTTCGTGCGTTCCCATTCTGCGAGGTCGGCTTGGAGCGACTTCATTTCTTCGCTCTCTTCGTGGGTTTGATTGCTACTGATAAGTTCTGAGACGGGATTCTCTGCGGCCGAACCGCTGGCTCCTGAATTTTTTTCCGCTTCACGTTCATTTGCTTTGAGGTCGGCAATCTGCCCTCTCAGCAACGTCCCGGCCGAGGAGAAGGGGATGAACTTCTCCGTGATGTTGCCGCCGACGTATTGCGTGTAATGGTATTTAGGCGATGGGCCGCGTCCAACGAGAATCTTCTTGACAAACTCAACGCCAGCGGCCGTGAATGGCGACATCTTGGAAAGGATGTAAATGATGTTGGGCAAGCGGTTGCCAAGGCCCCATTCCATAAACCCGAGGCCTGGTGTGCCAACATGCTCGGGCTTTGCCGTGTTCTCACCACCGCTGGAGGCGAAGACGGCGGCGATTTCGCGGCGGGCGTTGCCGGTGCCAGCGGATGTAGAGAGCATGGAATGGGCATACTCTGCCCAAGAGAACGTTTGACTGCCATCGGCGTTTGGCCGAGAAAAAGCAGAGGGGCGCACGGCCTCATATCCTTGCGCCTTGAGCGCTTCGCTGCGCTGCTGGAGTTCGTTGATGTTAGATACGGTATTCATCGCGTTTGATGTCTGTGTTGCAGTTGTGTTGTCAATTGGGGCTTTGCGTTTCTTCCCCCTTGAATGTCAACGGCAAAGATACGGCAGGGGATTTTTTTGGGGCGGACATAAAAAAAGAGACAGGCCGAACGCCGTCTCCTCATTTTCCCCGAATTGTAAACGGGGGAGAAGGGGGACGTCCAGTCTGTCGAGTGAAACAACAACAAGAAAAGAATTTGTGGTTATACTGTCTCTATATTTTGTTCCAAACACATTCGCTATTACAAATGCTTGATTAGCGTGCTACACTGATGGCCAACCGCCACTTCCTCATAGCCCAATCTCTGATACCATTGAAGCACCCACTGAGGAGAGTCGCGGCCGTCAAACGAGATGGCAACGCTGTCAACGCCGAAGTTTATCAATTCCCTCTCAGCCGCTTCCAGCAAAACTTTGCCAACCTCGCGGCCGCGATAGTCTTCGTCCACCCATAGGGAGTAAATCAGGGCGTCGGCTTTGCCGTCGACAGGTTTGTCTTTGGTGTAAACGGGGATGAAGGCTTGAACGCTGCCGTGATGTTGCTCATCCGTTATGAGAATGTGGGTGGAATCAGCCCAATGTTGATATTGAATCATTTGTCGGTTTTTAGTGTAGTAAAAAAACGTGCAGTGGTTTATGCGGTTTTCCTTCCCAAACTCACGTCTACACCAGTGTCCGTTAAATACGTTGTACGGCGGCAGCGGTAGGGTCGTGCCGGTCTACGTTCCCTTGGCCTTCGGGATTATTTGGCAATTGTTGTACCAAGCCACTGAATCACTTCTATCAGTGGCAAATTATGCAAGAAAGACGGCCATTTTTATCCATCAATATCGCCCGTGTCAGAGCCGCCAGGGTTCTTGTCGGTGCCAGGGGCGGAGGGGGCATCGGTTGCGGATGCGTCGCCAACGCGCTTGAACGAGCCGTGTTGCGCGAAGGCCGTGTTGAACTTCTTGGAGAAGTCGATGGCCACGCCTGCGGTGAGGTCTTTTGTGGTGAGGTCTGCAGCCGTGATTTCGCGGTTCACGTCAACGTCCTCTCCTGCGGCCTTGCGTGCTTCGAGCTTTGCTTTGAGCTGCGTCTGGGTGAGCGAACCGCTAACGGTTGGGCGCACCGTCATGCCTTCGGCTGACACCTGTACCTTGGTGCCCAACGCAAGCAACAACGGCAACTTCTTTTCCAACTGCGACATGACGGCCATTACGTCCGCAACGCCAACGGTGGAATCCTGCGCCATGTAGTCACAAAATTCGGTGAACGACATTTGCTGCAAGTCGACGATGTTGGCACTTGCAACCTTTTCTTTCGTGATAGAATTGCTTCTGACTATCACTTTAGCTTTAATCGCCATAGTTATTAAGTTTTATGAGCAAAATACATAGGTTCGAACGTTTTGCTCAATTCGTTCGAACCTTTTCATCTAAAGGTTCGAACCTCACGTTTTTGGCGGTCGGTTCTACTGTGTGCAAAGATAGATATTGGAAGTTATTTGGTTCGGACATACTCAAAGCTCCACCAACACCTTTATCTCTCTATGCCCACCCCCTTGCGTATGCAGCGCGGGCGATATTCCTTTTGCGGAATACACTCGACGGCTATTCACGAACATGCGGTCGTAGGGCGGCGTTTGCATCATGCCGACCACAATGGGACGCGTGGTCTTATTCGTCATCGATGCTCACCTTCATGTCCTTCAGACTATGCAAGCAAACCACGCCGCGCCCATCAATCGCCTTCAGGCACGCTGGGCATTCCAGGCAGAACACGGAACTAACGGGCGTTCGTTCTCGCTTATGGAGGCACAACGACTTTTTGCTCACATAGAGTTTGTTTCTCACTATGAAATCGTTGACAGCACTGACATACGTCTTCAGATGCTCATTTTCGGCGCTCAACTTATTACCAAGCGATTTCTTTATTTGTTTGGCAGCGATTTTGTTGTCCTTTTTCATTTCACGGAGCTCACGCGCCAACTTTTTGTTGTAGTCCATGAGCAGATGCAAGCGCTGCTCCAGCTCTGCGTTTTCTTTCACGGTAATGATGTACTGACGAAGGAGGGCGTGTTCAAGAGGTTGGTGAGGTGTGTTCTTGGGGGTTTCTGTGGCCGGTGCGCTTGCTTCTTCTGGTGCATTATTCTCGAGCACAGTAAGCACATCGTCCACACAAGAATTGGCTATACGTTCTAAATCTGACGAAGAAATAAATTTGTTGTTCATATTTTTAGAGATTACTCAAATTCATAAATAACGTAAGGCGTGGTATTTCCCAGCCCATCATTCGGATCGGGGAATCCGCCGGGTGTCGAAGTCGTCACGGCGTTGGCAATCTGTTTGCGCGGTCGGCTCTCCACAATGCCTTTGCCATCCTTGCTGCGTACCCAGCCGATGTAAAGTTTTTTAGTCATATCCTATCAAAATTGCGGGTGCTTTGCATTGTGATGTGGTATTGCTTGCAAGATTCACCCATTCTTCTCGTGCGTAATGAGATGTCAAAACGCAACAGATTTCTGATGGGCAATTTAGGGCATGTTCACTCATCGGTCTGCGGAATTAGCTATTCTAATTATTTAATTAACTTATGTAACATCCCCCGGTACCCTACATACCTTTTGCTCTGCTCTCTTTATGACTTCGTCGCGCTCCTGCTCCAGCTTCTTGCAGTATTTAGTCAAGCGATCGCATTCATCCTGCAAGGCCTTGAAATCCTCGCGCAGCAACTCTGGAGTAGGGGCTTCTGAATCTAATAACACAAGACGTTGCTTTTCCTTGTCCCATCTTTTCCCGACTTTCTTCACGGCATCGTTGAGAAGCTTTTCTTCCGTAGGCATAGCGTATCTCAGAACGATGCTTTCTTCTTCTGCGCATTTACGGCTAAGGTAAAGCAAAGCGTAAGGAATAAACTCGCCGCTGTTTTTGCATAAGCATGCGTATGTCCTTATCTGGATATAACCAGTAGTGTCCACATCGTGGAAAATCGCAACATAGGTCAGAATGTTGCCATCTTTATACCTAATGTCCATTGCCACGATGTCGCCTATCTGGAAGTTGAGCACGTTCCAGTGACGGTAAAGGGGCGAGAGAAACAGCATACACTCTCCTTTTTCAAAGCACGCAGCACGTCCGTTGTAGCGAAAGAGGAAATCGCTCGGCTCGTCCTCACGCAGGTTGGGGATGGTCATCATAATGCCTGAGTCGTTGGATTCTTTTACCTTCATGTAGCCAAACAAAGGTGAGTAAAGCACAGCACCTTTACATAGACTGCTAAAGAAGGCTGTCATTTCTTCGTTCTCGAAAATACTTTCTCGAGCTTCTGGAAGTTTTTTAAATGCTTTTTGTTCCATAATATATCTATTTACATATTTAGTCATACTCAATTAAAATAATCGTGTGTTGCCCGTGCGCATCATAGAGCCCTGCCCATCCATCGTAGCGAGCAGAGAGGGCTGTGGAATACCCACGACGCTGACAGATGCAGGAGAGGCGTTGCACGAAAGGGATTATATTCGTTGCCATTCCCTTCCAACCGATATTTCGATGCCTTTGTATTCAAACTCTTGCATCGTGTCTGAACAATCGCAAAAATCAGGTGGCAAAGACTCTGCTATACCATCCAGTTCTTCATTTGAAATAAATTTAACTGTCATGTCAATAATTATTTATACGTTATCAATACCATGTTATCCTTGCCTACTAATGTAAGCGTGTTGATTGTACGCTCTCCGATTATCTCCATGCGCTGACGAAATTGGCCATTTGAGGGGTAACGGCGGTCGGATGGATTGTTGGGGTTGCGGCCTCGAAAGGCCACTATCTGAAAGTTACGCATAGGAGATTATCTTTAGTTACGGTGCTGATGGTTTTGCTCCACGGCCACGGACTGGGGCGATGCAGTTTGTCTTGAAACCGACACCCGCCTCGGTCGCCATGCACGCGGCGGTAGGCTTTGGCGTGTTCCGTTCGGAGATGGATAAGGACGGCGCGGCTAATCATACGCTATCAGTATTTTCGGTTTGTCAACATCGTGCCCCTTTCCACCACCAACCAAACAAGTGGCGATGCCAAGGGGCGAAACAATGGTGCCGTTCTGCGAGGGGCTGTAGAAGCCGAGGACAATAGGGCGAGGGTTGTTCATAATTCTACTGCTACATAATAGTGGTTACGACTGCTGACACCGGCTTGAATGGTGTAGACAACGCCCACACCGAATTGCTTGTTGTAGGTGTCGACCCACAAAGCATGAGCGGGGCGAAAACCACGTTGGTACATTTGTTCAAGACGGGCGTTCTTGTTAAGCATATTCAAATACTACTCCTGTTGCATCAAAGCCATCTCTTTTCGTGAATAAGAAGTTTCGGGTTCCCATCTTGAAATAGTTAGCTTTTATCGTATGGGCGAGTGGAGTGTTACCCCCCCCATTTGCCACATTGAGGATTCTTTTATTCAAACTCATACAATACTACTGCCATTAGATAGTGTGCGAGTGTGAGGAATGTTCATTCTTACCCTATTTCTTTCCAGGTTTCCTTTCCATATTCTCCTTGAACAACTGCTCAAAGCCTTCGCACGGCATGGTTCCGTCGGTGGCAAACTTTTCGTAGTTGTCCATGATGTTGGGTGTCTGGCGTTGCAACAGGGCTTCAAGTTCGGTTGGCGACTTGCTCCATCCGTCCAACTCATCCATCGCGATTTGCAATGACGTTTTGAGAAACATCGCCGCCTCATGTGTAGGCGGCAAGTCAAATTGCACGAAGAGGGCATTATCCGAGTCGTTGGCCTTGAGGAACTTGCTAACGGCATCATCTTTGAGGAAGAATCTGTCGGCCACCTCTTCTTCGAGAACATCCTCTAAACGGGTCTTCAATTCAAAAGGCGCAGGAAACTGATATTCAAAGGCCACATCGCTGCGCATGGAGAGGCAGAACACGCGGTCGCGGTTTTGCGACACACCATAGTCTTTGGCGTTTAAACGCGCCCAACGGCTCACATAACCGAGCGACGAGAGCTTGTCGAGCCACTTTTGAAAGTCGGGCATAAACTTTTGGCTCACCAATGCCGCCACGTTCTCCTGCAAGAGATACTTCTGGCGAAGCACCTCTACTGCATCTGCCACGCGCCACAAGAGGGCACTTCGCGTGTTGCTACCCTCCGTCAATCCCATCTGCTTGCCAGCCTGACTGATGTCTTGGCAAGGCGACGAGTACGTGAAGAGGTCAACCTCGCGGCCATGGAGCGACGCGCTGACGGCGTGCCAGTTAATCTTGGTAATGTCGCCAAGAGCGCGGTCGGCAAACTGCGGAAAGACGAGGTTGTGCATCTGGCAGGCAAATTTGTCGATGTCGCTCCACCCCTTGCACGTCCATCGGAAATCGGGATGTCGCTCCTTCAGCACGTCGGCTGCCATGAGTTGAGAATCATAGCCGGAAAACGTCGTGATGATGATTTTCTCGCCACTATCACCTTTGTCAACGGGAAACGCTGGTAACATCTGCTCGGGAAACATAGTCAACTGCTCATGGCTTTTCACAGGTTGGCTGGGGTACCACAACTGCTCATAGAGAAAAGCCAACACGTCAACCACGATGGAATTGCCCGCTTGCTTATATTGCTGACTGGCAGAAACGGCCATCTCCTCTGGCTTACCCTTGGCCTTCCAACCATGAAGAATGGCCGAAGCCTGTGCGTTAGTGCTCTGCATCGTGCGAATCACGCTATCACGCACCCCCATCAAACGGAAACATTCGGGGGGGTAAGTTTGCGGATGGCGTAGCTTTTGATGGTGTGGTCGGTGAAATTCAGTTTTGTAATCATTGGCTTTTAGTTGTATTCAATCAGTATTCCTGCATCATTAACATTAACCTTCAGACATCGGATTAGTCCGATAAGGCTTCCGCGGTTGAACTGGGCGGTTACTTGCGTAAATACCCCCCCGATTTTCGGAATGCGATAGTTGATTTTGATTTTTCGGCATGTTTTTTAATTATTAATTATAATTCCACAAACACGCAACCCCCGCCGCCTGACGCGGTCAGTGCGTTTACGAGCTTACCCCCCCCGACCGTTCTGCTGCGCCTTAGAGCCGAGGACGGATAACTGAGGTCGGCAGCTCCGGGGCAGGGGCAATCGGTGTAGCCCAACTCGGTGGCTTGACGTATGCGAAGGAACGTCTCGCCGCCTACGTCCACCAACTGAAGGAACGGTCGGTCGGAGGTGGAGTAGATGCGGTAGAGCGAGCCATCTGGATAGCGGCCATACAGTTTGCCGTCCTTGCGGATGGTGCCGCGCTTATAGTGAGGCGGGGCACTTCGGGACGCAAGTTGCTTGAGCGGGGTTTTGGCGAAACTCATGTGCGCTATCCTTTCGCTTTGAAGTTGTATATAGGTTTTATGCGCTTCACCACTTCCACCGTGTCGCCTATCAGCGCCTCTATCTCTTCGGCCGACTTATAAGCCATTGGTGACTCGTCGATGGTTGACTCGCAGACGGATGTAGAGTATATACCCCGCATTTCCTTGCTGTATTCCTCCATAGTAAGCGTTTCCTTTGCCTTGGCTCTCGACATAAGGCGACCTGCACCGTGAGGAGCCGAGCAAAGCCAATCCTCGTTGCCTTTGCCACGGCATATCAACGAACCATCGCGCATATTGAGCGGAATGATGAGCTGTTCGTCCTTTTCAGCTCGCACGGCTCCTTTTCGGATGATACCTGAGTGAATGTCGAAATAGTTGTGCCTGGTGGTGAAGAAATCCTCGAACCGCAATTCAAGCCAATGGAGGATAGTCATTGCTATATTCCATCTGTTATCGTCGGCAAAATCCTGGCAGACGTGCGCAGCAAAATTGTAAGCGTTAAGGTCTTCACCTTCAAGATAGGCGAGGTCGGTAGGCACCGTACCTAAGCGACGCAACGTATTGTTAATCTCTCTCTCCAAACCATACCTCTTTAAGTCTTCGATGATGCGTTTTCGCTCCTCTCTGTGGCTCATATTCTTATTGGCTAAGTGTTGGAAATAGTTGCACACCTTCACGCCGAGATTACGACTGCCCGAATGTATCACAAGATACTTACATCCTTGCTCGTCCTCGTCGAGCTCGATGAAGTGGTTGCCGCCACCGAGAGTGCCAAGCGAGCGTCCGATATAGTCGAGGTCGAAGCAGCCTGGTGTCCTTTCGTGCAAATCGTGCAAACAACGTAACAAAATCAGACTCATTTCTTTTAGCTGGGACTGTTCGTGAACGTCAAATCCGCTCGGCACCGACTCGTTGATGATTCGGTCGAGAAGCGAAAGGTTTACATCCTTCTTCCCGAGCTTAACTACCAACATTCCACAGCCTATATCTACGCCTACGGTATTGGGTACGACCTTGCCCGCAATCCGAATTACCGTGCCAATCGTGCATCCCTTGCCCGCATGACAGTCGGGCATAATGCGTATCTGACAGTTGCGATAAGCCTCGCTCGCTGCCATTCTCTCAATCTGTTCCTTTGCCTCCTGCTCAATGGTCTGGGCGAAAATCTTTACGTTCTTCATACTGTATATTTCTATAAATCCTTTTATATTGTTAGATTAAATCCAGTTCTAATGCCGGATTTTCCTCAAAATCATACCTAACATCACGGTTCATTACCCACGAGACGGGTGTTTTATCGAAAATTTCTGCTTCACAATCTTTTATGGCTTGCACAAACAGAAGATACTCATCCTCGCCAGAAGAAACCAGGAGTTCAACAGAGCTATGAGTCCAAGGCCAATTGAGGCGAGTGCCGTCTTTTTGTTGTTGTTTTTCCTTAACAATGAGCTTTATTTCAAGATTCGCACCAGCATCAACATCGCATACGTAGGCACATAGGTAGCCATAACCGATTGGTTTGCCGTAAACGTGGATTCCTTCTTTCTTGCCTACGTAGCGATAGCCATTATTGTGCAAAGCCTTATTTAAAATTCTGAAATTCATTAGACTATTCGGATTTTAGGTTCAACATACTTACCTTTTGGCGATTTTCCTCATAAAAATAACCGCAAACCCATTCTTTATTATCAAGACGTCTTGCTTTAAATTGAATTGTTCTCATGTTTTCTATAAATCCTTTTTTATGCTGTTACACTATTAATCCTATCTTCTTCTCATCTGCTCCAAATCCTCGTTCTCCTTGGAAAGGCGTTCGAGGTGTTCAAGGACGAGAGAATACGATTGGTTGTTGATTTTATCTTCATCCAATCCCGTGTACTTCTGCATGGTGGCGATGGTGGCCGTGTAGATTTCCAACGGGGTGTTGGGATGTTCCTTGCGCGAGATTTTCTGCAACTTAAAGACGTGGGGGAAACGGCGAGAAAGCACCTGCATCATGCCTGTCCACCAGAAGAGGATGGGTTGCCACTGATGGTCGGGGAAATTGAGAAAAAAGGAGGCGTTGGCCGTTGTTTGCCGCGCATCGAAATGGAAATCTTTAACGGGCAAATGGGTGTTCGCGTCAAGGAACGAGATGCGGCGATTGAAGATAGTGGCGAGAAACATGGCGCGAGCCACATTCACGTTGTTGGCCTGCTGAGATAGCTGCTCCTCCGTGAACTTTCCCATCTGCTTCATGCGAATCAGGTTGTTGGCAAGCGTGGTGTATTGCCCCATGAGGTCGGCGGCAAAGCGATATTGTTGCCAGGAAAATCCGTCCATGTCTGTCGGAACGCCAATGAACTCCGTGCGGCGGCGCAGCCAATGTCCTTTGCTTCGGCGGCGAAGGGTGGGGTAGGGAAAACGGGTGAGTACGAAACTGCTGTCGCCATCGAGCCAGTCGAGTAGGCCGGCACCTGCGGACTTATATTCAACCGACTGGCGGTCGTCGGTCTTCGCCTTGGGCGAAAGCCAATAGTTAATTTGCCAGAGATAGACGGGAAATGGGGCGTTGTCCTTGCGATGTTGTCCGCGCCGACGAAACCAACTGCGCCCACGCTTGCCAAGAGGCTTGGAGGAAAAACGACATACGTAGCATTGCTCCTCTATCGGCCGAGAAACATCTGGTCCTTCAATAATCTCCATCCCAGAAAAAAGAAAGAAACAGGCTATCTTCACGTTGCGCATATCAAAAGGATGATAGCGATCTGCGCGGTCAATCTGTTCAAGAATGATGCGAGAGATGAGTTCCAGCTGCTCCGTGGTGCATTCGTTCCATGAACGGGGCAAGGTGAGGTTGATGTTGCGAGTGTCTGATATTACCATGTGATTCTCCTTCCTTTGTTGTCCACCAAATAGCCATAGTTGATGGCATTGACACGGCGATACCAGCCTGCCATGAAACGCTTTTGAGCCGGACGGTTGCGGATGATGCCATCGATGAAGCGGAGACGGCGCTTGCGCAATTGCTCGAAAAAGACAGGAGCATAAACGTTGTTGAGCGCAGCGAGCGTTTTCGGCCCAACGATGCCATCGGCCGTCACGCCAAGCAACTTCTGAGGAATGATAATGCCGTTGGCACCACTGGCCCACGTCCAATCAACAAGCGCGTTGGCCAAACTCTGGTCTTCTATGCCGTCGGCCTTCCAGCGATTCCAATAGTTCTTACGCATGATACCAACGGCGTCTTCAACGGAAATCAATTTCAAATCTTCCACGTCGATTCTCCCGTCGCCATTCTTGTCATAGCCCTGCGCTTTCCAGGTGGCGATAGTCACACCGCGATTGGTGGCACCGCCCATATCGTGCGGGTCGTTGACGTAGCCTCCTTCATAAGAAAGGATGAACTTTGCCAAAGGTTCGAGTTTTGCCATAGTGATATGATTATATGATGATGAATCGAATTGATAAGTTTTTTGTATGACACAAAATTAAAAAAACGGCACCGCCCCATCCGGACATACCCGATGGAACGGCACCGCCGAAAGCATTCCAAACAAAGGAATACAGAAAGCCCTGGCGTCTGCCTTCATGGGGCACGTACACCAGGGCTGATGTTTGGTTGGGTTATAGCGCGTCGACAGGAATGTTACTCAGTTCCGAAGAGGTTGGTCGGTCCTTCTTCATCATCGGAAACAGCCTTAGCGATATTGTCTGCGCTCTGAGTTTCAATATCGCTTACTCTTTTTTTGTGGCCAAGAGCGAATCCCAGCCAGTTTCGGGCGTCGGAATGTTATAGTAACCATACGCTGTTGGTTGCAAAGTTCCCGACAAAGTCACGCTACGGTCGTCGTCTGCCTTCTTACCTGTGTCACCCTTGATGCCACCAGAGGCAAATTCAAACTTGTGCTTAGAATCGTAAACGATGATATTGCTATCGCCGTCCTGGAGGATGAAACCGCAGTCGAGGTTGTTCAGGGCACGCCCCACCTTCGCTGTTTCAGCGTTAACGGCTTCTATCACGAAGTCCACCTGCTGCTTGAAACCTTTCTTTGGGCCAAGGCTTTCATAGCTGAAACCCTGGCTATTTTCCTTACACTCGAATTTATAAAGTCCCTTTCCAGTGTTAAACGATTCTGTGGACAAAGCAGCGTAGTCGTTATCCTTTGTCGGTGCCAACGGCGCTTTGAGGTCGCCCTTGACAAAGACATAAACGTTCACGCCAAGGCCGCCAAAGTTCTCCAGACAATCATTAGCCGCGAGAAGGTCCTTCAATTCCGGACATGTTGCTGTTACTGCCATAGTTTATGTGTTTTTGTGTGTTGTTGAATAAAAATGGCGGCGGCCACTATCTTCCATCAGGTCAAGCGACCGCCGCCGAGGATTTATAGATGGAAAAACAGCATCGTTGTTAACCGTTCTTCTTGAAGAAGGCTATCAAGCCCATGCTCATGCCAGTGGCGGTGAGCTGAATCTGCTTGTCGGTTTTGCCGTTGCTCCAGGAAACAAACTTGTAATTCGTTCCGTCTTCAGCGGTCAAGGAGATAATCTGATTAACAGAAGTCTCAACCGGCTTCTTGTATTCAACGCCATTCACCTTCACCTTGCCGTCGATGTTACCTGCGTCAGAGGCATTGGCCTTGGCGAGAGAGACAACGAAGTTGGAGTTAGTGTAGTCGCCAGCAACTAATTCAGCAGGAGCGAGGGAGCCGTCGCTGATACACAGGCTATGGGCGTAGGGCACGCGAACACCTGCTCCTTGAATTGACTGAATCTGAAACTGAACATCTCTCATGTCGGTGTCGGTGCCAATCTTAACGCCTACGTAAGTTTCGTTGCTCAAAGAGTCAACGCCATAGACGAAGTTCTTTGGGACAGTGGCATACATGCGGTCGCCTTCGCCGAAGTCAGAGATAGGACAGATAGTCACCTTTGACATACCGGGCAAAACAAAGTTGCCGCCTGCGTCATAGTCCACCTTGTAGTTGCCGTGGTATTTGTTGGCATAACCAGCAGCAATGTTGTGTGCTGTGATTTCGCTCATGTAAACCAACGTCTTCTGCTTGCGCAAACGGGCATCCCACTTGAGGTACCAAGCGTAGAAGTTGTCGTAAGGAGATGAGTCGTTGTTGTCTGTCGGAGCAGAGATAGCTTCGCAAGGAACCAGGTTGCCGTTTGACTCACTAATGATGCCAGCGTCGAGGTCGTGCTTGATGCAAGTGTGGAAGCCGTCGTAGAGCGCCATAGCCCGTTTGTCGGAAGGAACGCTTTCACTACCATCGTCAAGCGATATATCGCCGTTCCACAAGTTGGCCGTCAAGTTGTCGGCGTAGTTGCGAAGAATGGCTTCCGTTGCCTCCGTTGCCAATGGGTACTGGCCCTGTGCGTTTGTGCCGAAAATTTTTTCACAATAGCGATCAATATTATCGGTGAAGTGATCCCAGGACAATCGTGCGACAAGCGTACGTTCTTTCAAAAAACCAATTTCGCTGTCCACCTTAGTATGAACATCCTTACGACGAGTTGTGCCACCCTTACGGAGAAGGATATGGAAAGTGCGCTTAAACTGGATGCCACTGATGATTTCAATGCCAAGGCGGTCCATTTCTTCCGGGTCGGTGTAACCAGGGCCCATGAGGATTTCCTTGCTCACCTGCTCGGCCACGTGTTCCAACGCACTCAGCCCGATAAAGTCTTTAGGGAGATTTGCCATAATTGTTTAAATTTTTTGTGTTTTGTTTGTGTTTAGTTTAGTTTCTGTGTTGGTTAGGGAATGCTATTCCTCACCACGCTTAAAGCGCTCGAATGCAGCCTTTCGCTCGACATTCGTCTTGTACTTGCTGGGGTCAAATGTTCTGAGTTTTTTCATCTCCACGCCCTCGCCATTGTTGGCCGGAGCTGCCCCAGCGTTGGTCTCTTCGCCTGCCTCGTTGGTCAGATCGTCAATCTGAGCCTGCATGTCGGCAATTTTCTGCTCTGCCGTGGCAAGCGCGTCCTTAGCACCCTTCAAGTCGGATTCAGCCTGCGCCTTTGCCTCGGTGAGAGCATTCATCTCGTCGTCCTTCTTGGCAATGGCCGCCGTGTGTTGGGCGTTAAGTTCGTCGGTTTCTTTACTATGAGCCTTCTGTGCTTCGGCCAGTGCGTTCTCCGCGACGGTCTTGGCATCGTTAGCTGCGGTTACTTGTGCGGAGAGTTCGTCAACCTTGCCCTGCATATCTGCGAGAGCCGTCTCCGCTGTGGTGGCTTTCTGCTCAGCATCGGCCACCTTTTGCTCAGCTTCCTTCATGTTGGCTTCGAGTTTGTCGAGAAGCGAGGCGTTCATATACGCGCCCTCTTCCGTCACGGCAATCTCTCCAGCCTTCAATCCGCAAGCGGCATTGATAAGTGGATAATTCTCCATATTGAAATTTTGGTTGGTTGCTGTCTGTTTGTTCTGTGGTTCGTTCTGAGTATCGCTCTGTGGTTCGCTCTCTGGTTCATTCTGTGGTTCCGCTTCTGGTTCCGATGCCTCGCGCTTGATAAGTTCTGCTCTGCCATCGTAAAGGGCAAACGCACGTTGCACCACTCCCATGAATGTAGACTGACCATCGGCGAAAATGCCCCTCACGTCTTCGGCATTAAATACCTTACCGTGCAAGTGTTCGTCTTTGGTATTTGGGAAAGCCTTCTTGATGTCGGCGCGGAACTCTACGCCCAATTCAGCCAATTCCTTGACCAACTCCTCGTCATCGTTATTGTTAGCAAGGTCGCGATAGGCCTTGTTCTTGTCAACCGACTCTGGGTCGTACGCCTCGTGGTAAGTCTCGTCGGTGAACTGATTCTTTGAGCCATCGGCCAACGTGTAGAAAGCAGCCATCACGCCGATACAACCCATTTGATCTTTCGGATTCATATAGTAGACCTCGTCGCAAAGCGAAGCGAGATACATACCGGCCGAAGCGCAAAAGCCGTCAGTCAAGGCAAGCACCTTCTGACCTTTCGAGTGGGCATATTCAATGGCAAGTGCATAATCGTTTTTGGCCCATGCCGAACCGCCTGGCGTATTGATGATGAACACGTGGCCGCGACAAAGCGGATTGTCAGCGGCACGCATCATCATGTCGCGATGGTCGATAGAGCCATACGAGCAAGCACCACCGTTGCGCGTGATTGGCCCGTCAATCGCAAGCACTGAGACGAAGGGGAAGTTCTGTGCATATTCGTCGTCATCTGGAAGCGTCAAAGCCCAATTGCCTTTGACCTGCGTGCCATCCTCGGAAATCTGATATTCCTCCGGATAATAGAGGTTGCCTTCTCGGTCTTCTGCGGTGACAAAGCCACAAGTCTTCTCTGGCTTGCTGAACGCTGCATGGGTGTTCAGATTCTGCTCAAGCGACTTGCGGAAACCATGAACGAAGTCGGGACTCACCATCCACTTCCGTTCTGTGATAATCTCATAAAGTCCTTTCATTGTCTGTGTAACTATTGTTTTGTGTTGGTATTCGGCTGGTCTTCACGACCATTGCTTCATCGTTGCGGAAGAAGGAGTCGAACCTTCGTCTCTTAATGGGCGATAAGCGAGCTTCCATCTGCTCCATTCCGCGATTTGTTTGTTGATTCAAACGATTGTTCGTTTGTTGTCTTGTTTGATTATTCATTTAAACATTTGAACAATCAAACATTTGTTCAGTGCAAAAGTAGAAAAGGCAGCATCTGCGAACAAGGACATAAAAAGCGGCGTAAGCGCACAAAAAAAGCCCCGCCATCCGTGATTCGGACAGCAGGGCTGAGCAATGAAAAGAACGATGTGGAATTACTCAGATAGGGTAATTGGGATGAAATCAGACATAGACTTCAAGGTGGATTGAATAGTGGCTTGGCATGCCGTTGGGGAAAACGTCAGTCCAACTTGAAAAAGGAACGAACCGGGCAACGCATAAGCCAGAAGCAAACTGCCATCTGCCTTTTTCAATACCGGATAAAACACTTCATAGCGCCTTTTACGCGAAAATTCCCGTACATTTTCCTCTCCAGCCATTATATTGGCGTTGATTTCTATGGCATAAAGACTGCCGTTGCCATTTTCCGAAACCGTCGTTTTAGCCGAAATGGAATCAGCAACAGCGTGCCCTTCATCGCTAATGGAGATATGGAAGGCAGATGGAGTGAAACGGCATCCGTCCATTTTCTGAATCTTAGCAACCCCTGGCGGGATTGGCAATTGAGCGCCAGCCACGTAATGGAAATAAACGTCTGTCACGCCTTCGAGGAAGATTTCTCTACAAGATATAGGTAAATCCATAGGAAAGAAAAATAATGATTGATATTTAACATCTATTATTAGGCCTATTAACGAAAAGAAACAATAGAAAATCACTCCCAGACGAACTCGTCTATCTGGGTGATGCGTTCTTTTTCGTCCTCGAATTTCATATCCAGCATCGAATAGGCTTTAAAATTAACGTGTTCATGATTGAGCCAACGCTCAATGATGCGGCGAAGATAGTCTTTTTCATAAACGCTTAGTTCAATGCCGTAGCGCATCAAATAACGCTCCAACATAGAAGCCTGCGAACGGCAGACCACTTTGCCGCCGGAAGTGCAGAAGTCGAAGGTGGCAAGTGCCCATTCCACCACACTGCGCTTGAAATCGTTGTTGAGCATGATGGTGAGTTGGTTGGCGGCAAGGCGACACAGATTCCAGGTGGCCGTGACCACCTTCACTGTATCGATAAACTCCACCTCCCTCGGCAAACGGATGCAAAGATAATCTTCCTTCGCGCTCTTGTCGTAGTCTTGTATGCCACATAAATGTTGCACCTCGGCAAAGGAAAGATATTCTGTATGGTCGCGTTTGTGGATTTTCTTGCCGCCGTTGGGAGCACCGCCAGCCATCATGTTACGCCATTGTTGTTCAGAAAAACATCGAGTGCCGACATCCTGATTATCGATGGAAGCAGGTACCAGACCATTTTTCAAAACAAAATACTCCGGCATATACAAACTGAAAACCAACGGTTCGTCTTTTGCCAACGTATGATTCGGATTGCGGTGACGAAAAAACAAGCAACGGCTGGTTGGCATTCTCAGATAAATATTAGGCATGGCGAAAGATAGGTTATTGCGGTTTGTTGTAATGCGAAAGGATGCCATCCGTCACGGCGAGGCAATAGCTGAGCACATCTCTTGATTTGCGCTTGCCCACCAGTCTATCCAATTTCTCCGTCTGCTCGTTGTCGAGATTGAATGCCAGTACCACGGCATCAATGTATGCGCCGCCACTCTCTGTGTGCTTGATGAAGTTGTGGCCAAAGCGCTTGCCAGAGTCAAAAAACTGGTTGATGGCCATGATCATATCTTCCTGCGTGTAGGCAGTAGGCAGCGGGCGAAATTTAGTAATCTTCTCTGAATAGGTCTTTAGGCGTTTCTCGAGGTAGTCGTTAATGCTGTCGGCATAATCCATATAGAGCTGCGCTTCCTTGCTTTCGCTCTCCTGTGGCCGCACCGACTGGAAATAGCCGCCAAGGTGTTTCAATACTTGCAAAACGGCATCAAACTGCTGAAACTGAATGTCGTGCCCAAACAATCCGTCCATGTTGTCGCGGATTTCGATCAACAAACTTTCCAACATATCGGCCAAGAACGTGAGTTGGTAGAGTTGTGCTGTCAACCGACGAACATTGGCCGAAGCGTCTTCTTTTGAATAATCAACGAAATACTTCAGCAAATGCGTAAACGACAAGGTCTCCACCTCTTCATTGGAATGCAGATTTGTCTGCACAACCGACGACAAGAGCACATCGGCCAACTGCCGGTCTTGCTTCTCAATCTGCCGCACCAAATTGGCGAGCACGCTGGAACCTTTGGCAGATCGCGAAGCTGCTTCAACGAAACGGTTGCGTTTCTCCACCATCGCCTTATATTCTGGATGACGAAAAAGCACGCTCAACGTCTCTGCATATTTCTCAATCGGCACATCGTTGAAGTTAAACGTATAAATGGTGGGCTTGGCCACGACATTGGCCAAGTCCTGACTTTGCTGTTTTTTATTCATTGCCTAAATCCGTTTTAAACATAATGAACATACTTTTCATTTCCCAGTAGAACCATATCCATGGTCTCCGCGCGACGTTTTTCGCAATTCCATCACCTCCACGAAGTCCAGAGCCTCCGTGCGCTCCAAACAAATCTGACATAGTTTTTCGCCCACCTTATAGCGTGGCATGTCGGGCATGACGTGGTAGAACACCACAGAAATCTCTCCAGTGTATGACTCGTCGACGGTTCCTTGTGAGTTGGAAAGCACCATCCCCGTCTTCCACACGGAAGAACGGGCGCGAACGTTGAAGGCTCGGATGTTATGTCCGTCATACTCGTTGACAGGCTGCAAGGCAAAACCAAGGCCATATTTCCACACATTGGGGGCTACTTCTTCTTCGCTAACAGCAAAACAATCGTAGCAAAAATCATTCTCATACCCAGAAGCCTTGACTGGAACCTGGGCTTTTTCGTTTAATCTTTTGAAAAATACTTTCATCATATCTCGAATTTAGGGAGGTATGCTTGCATACGCTCGTTAATAATATTGCTAATTTGCTCCGCCACGATACGCGCATCTTCATGCGCCTTTCCTGTTGTGTCGCGCAAGCGCATATCTATGATGTGGTGCCATTCGTTTAAGGTGTAGGTGTAGGCACAAATGGTGTACGTATTAAACGTCAGATTACCGCGTGCATCCTCTGGTTTTAGACCAGTCCACAGCAAGAACTTATAGATCTTCTCTGCCACCCAATAGCCGAAATGAGAGGCCCAGCGCTGATACCACTTAGAATGTGCTTCCCAATGCGGACGGCAAATCATCACGCCGCCTTTCTTGACGAGATTCACGTAACGTGTGCTCTGCTCCGCGATGTTGTTGGGCGATTTACGATTGTAGGATTCTCCCTGGATGCGCTGCGTTGTCACCACTAAGGTCATACGCAACAAGAAAAAAGCATCGTCGCAATGATATTTCTGCGCCTTTTCAATAAAATATTCTTCCGTGACGATATATCTGGAGAGCATCTGCATCAAGTCCTTATGCTCACCGAGAAATTGGCTATTCGTGCTAATCCACACTTTGCTACCCTTGACGGCATAATCTATATATGGAGAAGCCACCATGAGCGACCACACATGAATTGTGTGTAGCAACTTCTCGTTTGGCACAAAGAAATACGTGGTGCCGTGGCGATACATCGACCGATGGCCGCTTTCCCAGAATCCCTGACAACGTTCTTGGTCGCGCTTCAAGATGAAAGCTTCAGTTTCTTCTACTGTCAGTCCTTCTGCCGGCTGCTTTCCTTTTGCCTTGTAGCATATTCTGCCAACACGTGCAATGTGTTTGAACAACGATTTCTGCGGCCACCATTCGACCGACGCATTAATGAATTTCATTACTTATGAATTATAATTTGTTTTTTAATAAAGATAAACATGACTATCACCGAATAAGATATTTAATGCGCAGCACTTCATCCGCAAGCGCCTCCGTCGTCCCATTGTTGTAGACGCAATAATCAAAGAAAGCCTTGGGCAAGAATATCCGCTCTTTATCGCGGTTAATGCGTTCCTGGCTGACACCGCGACGTAAACGAATGCGCTCTGAGGCATACACACTGATGGAGAAGCGTTCCATCCACGGAAAACGGCGACACAACATCTTCAATCCTTCTTCATCGACCACGTAGATGCCCGCCTCGCCAATCTGCTCCACCGTGGTCCAATATTCGTAACCGCCATATTTAGTGTAAGCCAACATCTTGTCGCGCGGCACGTCACATTTCTCCACGAAATGATGTTCAACGCCGTCAATCTCGCCCAGACGCTTTGGGCGCGTCGTATAAGAACACAACACTTTATAGCCACATAGCTCAGAAAGCATACGCGCTACGGTGTCTTTTCCAGTGCCACTCGGCCCTGTAATTGTTATTAATTTCATGTTGTTTTTTTTGATTTATGATGTGAATTTTTTCGATAGACAATCATAGGACTTTCATAAGACTTTTAATAGACTTGAGGTAGACTTGCTATCCGCCGTAAATCTCCACCATATCCTCTCTCGACAACGTCACTTTATACTCCTTGCAAATGCTGAAAAACGAGTTAGACGTGACAGGGTTCTCGCCCTTATATCCACCGAAAGAACGCCACGGCGAAACAAAATCTGACTCTCGATGCCCATGATTCACGTCAGGGGGGCGGTAACGTGAAACACGTTTCCACATATCATAGCCCTCGTTGGGGTCTATGCTATAGAGCGCCATGCCAATTTTCAACCACTGGCTATAGTCACCATGCCCACCACATATATTCACACACTGCTGCTCAATCTTGCGCACAAGTACACGCGCCTTGCGCAACACAATATCTGGTGTGTCGTATCGCCAACGACCAACGTCTCCATGTTGGCGGTCGGATGGCAAAACAGCATGCCGTGTTTGAGTGTCAACAACGGGCTTTAGCAAAGGCATCACCACCATGTCATCCACCCCCCTATACGGCACCACTTTCTCATTTATATATATACGCTCTGGCTCATCCCACGATGCAAAACGCACGCGCCCAATGTTGCTACAAGCCTTGTCAAGCCGAATACCAATGAGTGCATATTCCTTCAACAACGCTTTAAACTGCGCCTTGTGGCGGTCAGGGTAAGCCAGACGCACCAAACCGAAATAACCGCTGCCGGAGCAGGATCGCATGAGGAGACCAATTTCTGGCCTGAAACGGCAAACCATGCAAATATTGTCGAAATTGCTCAACTGCACGTTGTCGGCAAAGTCAATGTCGATGGCGAGCCATCCCGTATGTTGCTGAAGATGGCTCTCACGGCGGCTCACCATCACGCGCTTGCCAGGATGCGTCAAACTGTCATCTTCATAGAGCGCAAAGAGGCCGCTGAGCGTGGCTCCAGGCAACATCTTTTTGGTCTCGATATATTCAGGCATCTGCTTGGCCTGACTGCCATACTTCTGCCGCAGATCGCGCAAACGCTGCACATACGGCTTCCAGCGATCGGTCAGGCAAAACTCGCGGATGGTCATCTGCTGGATGCACTCACCCGTTTCACGGTCAACAAAACGCCCATAGGCATCTGTCGACTTCTCATACACAGAACATAATTCCTCGAACATTTGATTTACATTTTGATGTCGGTGACAAAATTAAAAAATATATGATAATCTCGCAATGAAAACTTGTTTAATCTTGCTCTATCATAGGATTTTTAACTTTACAGGGTGTTTTCAATGATTTTATGGCGGTTAGTCTCTTGTTATATTAGTTATTATAATGCCTAATACATCGTCAAGAAATCTTCATAGCCAAACAAAAATTTGACTATGGTTTGTCTCTATCTTTGCGCCAAGTTCAATCATGAACGAAACTAAACAAACACAAAAACTATGCAGATTAAAACTAACAACGGCGACTTTGATGTCGCCAGCAAAGGCTTGGGCAACACGGCCCTTGGTCTGGGCATTGCGGGCTTGGCAACAAGTCTGCTCGGTGGCGGAGGCGCTTTGCTCGGAGGCTTCGGCAACAAGCCGACCATGAACACAAACGACCCTGATGCGCGATTCGTCACGAAGTCGGAGACTAACCTCATTCAGGAGAACTCCACACTCAAAACGGAGCTTGCCATTCAGAAAAGCGAAAACTACACCGATAAAAAGTTGGTGGAAGTGACGGCTTACATTGATGGCAAAATCAATCGCCTCGAAGACAAAGTGAATGCCAATAAGGATGCTCAGCAGGCCATCAATGCTCAGCAAATGGCTTATAACGCCGCAGCAAATGCCAACATCGACGTACTGAAGTCGCAGGTGGCTGCACTGACAAGCGTCACGAAGATGTACATTCCGTCCAGCAATGTTTGCCAAACGAACTGCGGATGCGGATGCACCGCCTAAAAAATGATTGAAAATGAATTTCAAAAATTCACAAATCCTGGCAGCCGTCGTGTCCGAATGGGCACGGCCTGCCATTTCTCAAATTGCGACGGGAAAGCTCATGCACCTACCAATGCTGCAATCCATGCAGGCCACCATCGCCTCAATGGGACTGGTTAGCGGGGATTATGCGTTGCAGAAAGACATCGAACCACTCATTCAGCCCATAATCAACTCGCTCGTCACACCGATTCTCGCCAAATACTTCGCCCAAATCCCTGAAGAGAGCATCCCGCAGATGGCACACGACATTGTGGAAAAAGTCAGATACAATGGCCCATTGTCAGTGCTTGAAGGCATGGTGACATTCGACGAGGAAGATCTTGACGAATTGGCCGACCTGTTGCAGAAGAACCTCCCCGTTGAAACGACGGAGACTTATCAAATAAAGAGATAGAAGAAACATGAAAAGCGGCGGCAAGCATCGTCGCATTACTAAAACAGAAAAGATTATGAACAAAAAAACGCTTCCGGCCAACATTACGGCCACACTTGCAGTTGGCGCAACGGCCACTGCTCCTTATTATGACATCAACATCACGCAGCAGCTCTGCACACCGGCCTGCGTGGACGAAACACCCGTTTTCTCCCCTACTTTCGTGGTAAAAAGCATCGCAAATGTCGGCACGTCGCAATATTTGGTGGTGATACACGTGGAGGGCGTGGTCAACTACATTCCTTGCAATTGCGGCCCATGCTGCACACGGTCTCAAGTCATCAGTCAGGATTTCACGATTCCCGTCTTTAGCGCAACGCCCGTAACCGCCGTCAAGCCATCCATCGGAATGGTGCAAAACGGCATCGCACGCATTTCCTGCTGCGCCTGCTCGAAAACGTTCGTGTCTGACGTACCATTGACGCTGACCATTACCAATGCCTAATAAGCCATGCTTCTGCTGACTGCTTTTGCCGCCATGATTGCCGCCACCCTTATTCACCATCTCGGACTGGCACAGGCCATTGCTGGGGTTGTGAAGAAGGTGACGGATTGCGGACAGTGTTTCACGTTTTGGACGACACTCACGGGCCTGCTCTATTCCGGCGGCAACATCATCACGAGCACGCTTCTGGCCATCATGATGGCCTACTTATATAATTGGTTCGTTTTACTTTTGTTGCTTTTGCAACGAATATTCACTAACTTGTATGGCAAAGAAACAGAACAACGACAAAAAGGCGAATAAGGATGAACAAAAAGTCGGCACCAAACGTGTTGGCTTCTTCGCTACCTTAGTACCGGCAATACCAAAATTCAAAGGCATTTGCCCTAACTGTTAAAACATAAACAAAGCATGAAATACATACAACTGATTGAACAGGCAAAAACACATGGTGTGACATCAGAAAAGAAAATGTGGAACGCAATGGAGAAGATGTCGTGCGACCTCTCCTTGCTGGAAGAGGAAAAACCAGCGCTCTACTGGCGCATCATGCGCAACCAACACGCCGTGCTCTACGACCGCCACTATAGTGAGAAATTCGCCAACCACGATGTCAACCGCCTTGTCTACAGTAAAACAGACGAGAACGGGGAACCGGCAGGATATGGCGCCCACTGGACACGTGCGCAGATCATCGACGCGACCAAGGGCATGAAGTTTCACCAGAAGGTCAACGACTGGGACAAATATGTAGCCTTCAACGCCATGTATGCCGACCTTTCGGCAAAGATGACCGACGAGGAGATCATCAAAGCTGCTTATCTGTTTTACTTCTGCGATGCCGACTGGCAACCGGAAGACGACAACTGCACGAAAATCTGGGATTATACGGCGATGCACGCCAATATGTAGCTCGCTGAATTTCAACGAATAGGAACAGAAAGCCCCCTTGCGAAATGAAAACAAAACGTAAAGGGGCTTTCTTTTGATGAAAAAATCTGAAAACTAATACGTTTATAAGATATTCTAATCAAAAACGCATCTCGGATAAGATAATCTTTTCTAACTTCGCTATCCTCAAAAACCACTTGAAAACATGGAATTACGTCATCTACGCTCTTTCGTCAGTGTCGCCGAAACGCTTTCTTTTTCTTTGGCAGCCATGCGATGTTTTGTCACTCAGTCGGCCATCAGTCAACACATCAAAGCGCTGGAAGACAAACTTGGGTGCAAACTATTTATTCGCTCTTCACATGAAATCACACTAACGGAAAGCGGAGCGGCCTTGTTGCCGCGTGCAAAAGAGATTCTAAAATAAGCTGAAGACTGCAAGGAACACATCAACGCCATCAACAACTGCATGAAGGGTGAGCTGCGCATCGGCGTTGGCTCGTTTATCGCACCATACATCCGCGAGGCGGCACTCCGCTTCATGGAGCGATACCCTAACGTGCGGCTGAATGCGGAACTTACCAAGGCAACCAGTCTCAACCGCTTGCTGAAGGAACACACCATCGACCTGGCATTCACGATGAACACAGCCTACCAGGATGAAGGCATTGAAACACAACCTTGCATCCCCTTTCACATCTACGCCGTCATGCGAAACACGCATCCGCTGACGCGCCTGCCGAAGGTGACGTATGAGGATTTGTTGAAGCACAGCGTAATTATGCCAGATGTGGGTGACCGATTGTTCAACACTTTTCAACAATACCTGCAACACGACCTGACGAAACTAAATGTCAAGTGCATCGTCAGTGACCCAGACGAAGACTTGGCCATAGTGGAACAAACGTCTTACATTACCTTCATGTCTAAACTCTACATGAAGCAACATCAAACGTTGGCGGCACGCCCTATCGTTGGCCTGGAACACGAATTAATGAGCAACGCGCATTGGATGCAAGATGTGCCAATGAAACGCTCAGCGCAAATTTTTCTTGACATCATCCGGCAGGAAGTGGTACCCTACATTACTGAACTGGAAAAACTCTACTGAGACTTCTACCAAAACCGAAAAAAAGAACAATTTCCAAATATCCAACTTATCTCATGCAGATGCACGCCGATGGGCAAAAGTTCGACTTTGAACTTCTGACCTATCGGCGTGCTCGTTTTTGGACTTTTCGTCCGAAGCCCTAAAAAAACGCCGAAGCAGCACAAACTTAAAAGTCAAAAACAGATACAAAAGTCCATAAGAAATCCATACTGTGTCCCCCATTCGTCTGTTGATTAATTTGCTTTTTCTTTTTGGAACACAATTACTTACCATTCAAAAGTCCAAAAATTTTATTATTTCATTAAACCTATACGTGAGAGGAATACGTTTTATAAAATAGAAATTCATGAAATAGAGTGATTTTATGGCGATTTCGCCCATCAATTTGCCTTTACAAATGACGCTAACTCATTGGAAGTCTTTAGTTTACAACAAAGTTGTAGATGCTACCTACTACACAATTGGGGTTCGGGGATTTTGATTTTGGGAAATATAAAAATACGGCGAAATTTCTATATAGTGTTGGGTGATTTGGACGGATTTTTGGACTTTTGATGGAAACGAAATACTGAAAGTTCACAAAATCAGTTAGTTAGAGAAGTTTGTAAAATTAGACAAAGTTCATACCAGACATGGACGGCTACGGACAGGAGAAAAACAAAAAACGAGCCGCAACATCGCTGAGAGATGACGGCCCGCTTCAAACGAAAGTGCGGCGTTGTTGTGAAATAGAACAAAATGCGGGAAAGAGGCGGTTGACCAAGAATGCCGAAGCCGATCACCATCGATGCTGATGCAGATAGAAAGAGCGGCAATGCCACTCATAAGAGAGACACTGCCGCTCACATGGGTTACTGCTGCCGCTCATAAGCGTCACGACTTGCCCTTCATGAATTTCGTGGCCTTGTTCATGCTGTCGTAGAGATTTCCGTGGCCGAACATATCAATCTTGGCGGGGATTGGTTCGCTCAGACGCTTCAAGAGCGCGTTTGCGGCCTGCAAAAGTGCGTCGTTGGCCGCAACATTGCTCGCAATCAAATCGCCCGGCAGAGAAGCACCAGAAAGGTCGGCGGATTCCGCCACATTGCCGCCGTCAAAAGTGCGGCGAACACTGCGTCCGGAATAATTGCGGTCGAAGTTAACAAGCGCCTTCAACAGTTGCGGACTATTCAGCATCATGGCGCGAGTTGTTTCGCGGCCGATGACGATCTCTGGCCCGTTCTCGGCAACGAGCGATGGTTGGCCGTTGATGGTGGTTGCTGTTGGCGTTGTCAGTAAGTTCACGCCGCCATGCCGCGCGTTGTCTTCCCGTGCCATGAAGATTTCTCCGGTGTCAGCCACGTATGGCCGCAATCCTTGAACGTTTCCAGAATCGTAAGTCAGCATTCCGGACGTCACCTTGAAGTTGTTGGAGTTGGCATCTGCGGCCTTATTGCCACCAAAGGCACTCGACAAAGCACCCTTAGCCATTGACAGGAGACCACCAAGCACCGCACCAATAACGGCGATGAGCGGGATGCCCCACCACCCGAGTTTAGCGACAGTATTGGCGGAACCTTCAGCTATGCCGGCCGCCGTTCCGACACTGGCACTTGCAACGGCGGTATTAGCGTCTTCAACGGCTTGCTGCTTCTTCGTGGAAGATAGCTTCTTTTCCGACTGCGCCATCAAAGTGTTGTAGAGCTTCGTCATGACAAACTGCGTGAGCTTCTGTTTGACATATTCGCCCGTGAGGTCGATGAAAGAATTAATCATGTCGCGCGTGGCCTGCTTAACAGATTTGCTTTCATCAGTCAGCGCTTCGCCCAAGGCCGTGCCATACTGCTCAATCGGCTTATACCATTTCATCTGCGCTTCGGCCGTTGCTTTCGCTTTGGCTGCCACGGCATCCATCAACGAGCCGTTGAGTTCCGCAACGCGTTGTGCGGCCGCAATGCGGTCTTCATCGCTACCCTTGTTGTCTTTAATCATTTGGTAATAGAGCTTCGCCTGGTTGATCTTCAGTTTTAGCAATTCCAGTTCGGGGTCGGTCGCCTGGCTCTGCCCCCACGGCGACACTATGTCGGCGTTTGCACCAAAAGCATATCGACGAGCGCTCTCACTGTTGACCCTCTCTTGCGCTTGAATGGCGGCTTGTCCTCGTTTGTATTCGTTCGACTTGCTCCAGCGATATTCGTTCAATTGCTTGCGCTCCTGGTCGTTCTTCTTCATCGCGGCCGTGTAGTCTTTATCATACTTGATAAGCCGATCATAAAACAGTTGCCATTCTTCTGCATTGTCGCCAAGCGTTTGCATGATGCGGTTGCCCATGCCGCTTGCGTCATCGCCAAAAAGCAGGTTGATGAGCGAGAGACGGCCTTTCGCACTGCTCACGTCAATCGCAAACACCTTCACGATTTCGCGCCGTGCCTGCTCAAACATTTCCATAATAGCCTCCTTGCGTTTGTTGAATGCCGCCCGCCCCTCTTTGTTGTCTTGATTCTCCAAGTCGCTAAGATTGGCATAGCCAGAGCGGTTGAACGACTCATAAGCAGCACTCTTCACGGCATTCGTGAAGTCAAGTCCAAGAATATCCTTCTGACGCTCCTGTTGCTGCTGCGCCTCCAGCGTCAAGTTGTCTTTCGCATTCTTGGTGGCCTTTTTGAATATCTCAGCCAGAACAGAGTGCATGGGGATGCCAAGCGCTTTCGCCAGCGTGCCGATTTTTTTTCTCAGCGCATTCACGTCACAGTTCACAATGCTCTCCAGAAGTTCCTCGGAGAGGTTCGTCCCCGTGGCATCCGCCTGCTCCAACATCTGCTCCCGCAAAGATTGTTTCATCGCCTCCCAGACGTTAGCCTTTCCAGCGATGGCCAGTCGCACCTGTTCGAGCGCCTTGTTTTTTACTTTCTTCAGAGGTGCCACATACATCTCCTGTTCCGTCTTGTCCATACCGCGCTTAATGGCCTCCTGCAATTTGACATTGATTTGCCGGTCAAAGAAGTTAGAGACGTTATCTATCAAAGCATTGGCTTCAGACTGCGCATCTTTCAAACCATCGCGCTGCGACTTAATACGCTCACGCTTTTCACGTGCCACACGTTTTTTCCTTTCGGCTTCGGTTTCTTCGTCGGACAAGGTGCCGAGGTCGTCGACGGGAGGTTCATAATTACCAATCCATGGTTTGTACATGGCATTGACTTCGTTCAATGAATTAACAAAATCATTGCTTCTATTACGATACTGGTTAAGAGCTCTCCATAATTTATATTCGCCGTAGCCTATACGACCAAAATCTTCCCCATTTGGGCCATAATTTGTCATGGTGTAACCACCCACTTTCCAGTTCCGATCCATTTCGATTCTTCTACTTTTAGTACCTTTTGAAGCTTTGTTGGATAACGGGTGTTTTCCACTATTTATGGCCTTCTTAACATGCCTCATATAGACGGTTCGCACATCCATTCCGCTTTCAAGCTCGTCTACTATCAAGTCATAAGAATCCGGCGAAAAGCCAGGGGTTTCTTTCAGGGCCTTGAGAAGCTGCTTGGCAGCCCCTTCCTTCCCCCTGCGGCCATTGTCACCCACCTCTTCAAGCGCCTTTTGCTTGAATCGATAATAAGTCGCCTGCGAAATAGCCGTCGTCAACTTGTTATAGTGCTTACGCAAATCGTCCACCGATTTGATTTCGATACCGAGGTTCGTGAGATATTGCCGATATTCCGAATTAATGCGGCGAATCAGTTTCTGCTTACTCTCCTGCGACATGTTCGCATCGTCCAATCGCTCCTTATAATGCTTCAGCCTGTCTTGTAGTTTCCCAACTTCCACCGCCGCATCCGTCAACGTGCTCTTCCAAGCATTTGCCTTACGCCGTGCCTCTTCTGCTTCCTCCTTCGCCCGTTTTTCAGCATCCACAAACGACATAATCACTTCGACAGCCGTCATGACCAAAGCGATGAAAGCTCCCAAAGCATTAGCTTTGAAAGCATTATTGAATGCCACCTGCGCTGCTTTGGCTAAACCAAGTTCGGCAATGAGGCCACGAACAAAAGTAATCACCCCTTTGATAGTCGTACCCATATTCACGAATAAAGTCACGCCAGCTATCAAACCGCGGGCCACAAAGAAATTGACCAACACGGGCAGGAGATACACCAACGACTTGACGCTGCCTAACACCAGCGCAAGAGCACGATTTAGGGTTCCACGGAACAACGGACTATTAAGCATCTCATTGGACATGTCATACCATATCTGAGCCAACTGCTTGACATTTTCAACGCCTTCCGTTGATACGAACGCCTTCTCCCAAAGGTTGTTGGCGCGGTCGAGGATGCCGACGGCACTCGTCTGCTGCATTTCATATTCATTGGTGACGGCCGTTGCCTCTTCAAAGGCCGTTTCAGCCTCGTAGAGATGATCTTTCAGCAAGTCCACGTTTTTCGCCATCGTCACCATCGTCGTTACCAGACGCTGACCGTTAGAACCAAGCGGCTTAAAGATGTCGCCCATCTGACTCATATTGCCCTTTTCTTGCAACTTTTCAAAAATCATCACCATCGCCTCTATGCTCTTTCCGGCTTCAAACATCTTCGAGATGATGCCTTTCTGCAAGCCGAGGTCGGCTTCAATCTCTTTGTGGTTGCGCTGCATCGACACGATGAATTTGGAAATCGCCGTGGCGCTGACTTCTGGTGCAAGAAAAAGCGCATCGGAGGCTGAACCGAGGGCCAACAATTGGTCGGCCGTGATACCTGCCGTTCGCGAGACACCTGTCAACCTTTTAGCAAATTCCACAATGTTTCCACTCGTCGCAGTACTCGTTGCCGACAACTTAAACATGGCTGAACCCGTTGCCAACATCGATTTTTCAACACCCATTTTCGGGATCAAACCCATCGTCTCCACCAATTTGGCCAAGGCGGGCAAAGCCTTCTCGCCCATTTCCTCGCCGATGGCCACGTTTATTTGGTCGGCGGCACGCACAAAACCAGCCAAACCTTCAGAGCCATACTGGCCCATGCCAAGCTTCGCGCCCTCGTAGGCCAACTTTGCTAAGCCTTCCAAATTTGTACGTGTTTCAATTTTCGCCAAGGAAACCGAAAGTTTTTCGATTTCCTCCGAGGTGAGACCGCTGATCTTTCGGATGTCGGTTAACGAACTGGAATATACAAAGTTATTTTTGATGGCCGACGTAATAACTCCCGAGAGCATATTAAACACCTGGAAGAGTCCAACGTATGCCGTCAAGTTCTTCAACGCCGTCGACCAAGCACCGCCCTGCTTTTTCGCAGCCCCCGTCACCTTGTCGATGTCGGCTTTAATGCGCTGCATATTTTTTTGTGTCTCAACAAACTGCTTACTGCGGATGTTCACCTGCTTCAGTTCCTCTTCCAATTGCTTGTAAGCCTGACGCAGTTCTTCGAGCGATGCCTTTCCGCTTTTACTACGAGTAATGATGTTGTTGAGTTGCGTCTGCGACAGTCGCGTGCCCTTCAGCGTCTGCTCCAACATCGCATACTGCTTGCGCAGGGCAGCAACGGCATTAGAGCCTGCCGGCAATTGCTGAATCTTTTGTGCAATCACCTCCATCGTGCGCTTGATGTCTTCGCCAGATGCCTTATTAGGCTCAGACAATACCTGCCGCATCTGTTTCCAACTGATGGTGGCTTCACGTGCCTTGCCTGACACCGCCCCCAGGCGCTCTTCAACCTGCGCCAACAAATCGTTGTATTTTTGGATGGCCTGCGTATCAGTCACCGACGTGTTGTCACGCGCCGATGTCAGTGTGGTGCGGGCTCTTCTTAAATCGGAAGCGGTTGTGTCTGGCGCCCCAAGAGCGGCGGCAGACGCATCTGCCTCGCTCATCTTCCCCTTACGGCGGTCTTCTTCCGCCTCCAGCTGCTTCAACGTGGAGAGGTTCGACTGATACGAAGCATCCGTTTTCTGCAGCGAACCGACAAGGTCGCGCTGCTGCTTGATGGCCTTGTCGAGCCATTGGTCGGACTGAACGTTTATCTCTTTCAACCCATCTTCAATCTTCACGTACTGGCCTTCAATAAGTCGAATCTCGTCGCCCACCTGCTTCATCTTCTTACGAATTTCCTCGGCACGCTTCAAGTCCGCTTCCGACCCTGTGAGTTTCGCCAATTCTGCCTTCCCAGAACCAAGGGCCCGACGGAGGTCGCGAAGTTTCGTGTTGGTCAAATCCTCCACCACCTCACTAAGCCGCTTCGTATCGTTGATGTTGTCGCGCTGCACCTGAGACAGCGCCTTCAACGTACTCTCTGCTTTCTTGCAGGCCGCAGAGTTGGCCTCCCCGGCCGCCGTCATCTTCTGTATATCGGCGGTGTATTTCTCGACGAGTCGGTCAATCTCCTCCAACACCTGCTTGGCGGTTGCGGCATTGGCGGTGATGACCACTTTTGCTAATTTTTCAGTTGCCATGTCTATATAATATTGTTTTTGAATCGTTAGAGCGGAATGTGAATCTCTGAATCCTCAAAGGCCTTGATGAGCGCCGTTTCGCCACGGAACCCGTAGAAATCCACGAGGTAATTCTGCATGCGCGATTGTAAGTGGCGCAACTCCATCATAATGGCTGGACGTTGAGAGCGGCCTGCGCCAGTACGCTGCCAAGACTTAACATATCGGCGAGCATAATTCGCCTTTCGCACACTGTCGACGTCGTCGTATTTCGTGCCGAGCCCCACACCCATATCAACGAAGCGCATGTAGTCGTTAAACGTGAACTCATAAGTCCAATTCTCTGGCGTGTCACTCACTATTCTTCCACGGAATGAATTAACACCAACGCCTTCGGCATGCCACTGCCCACGGGCGGCACGGGCGGCATTCACAGCCATGAAGCCACTGTAGATTTCTTTCGGATAGATGCACTGCGTCTGCGTATTGATTTTCAACTGACGCAACACATCGCCAAGATACCATCTGGCGGTGTCTTTAAACTCAAAGGCCGGGTCTTGAATCGGTTTTGCCATAATGACTAATTTTTAGTTGTTTCACCCTCTGTCGGTAGAATATAATTCCCATTCATTCCGCAAGCAAAAGCATAGAGCGGTTTAAACGTCTTCCAATCAACGCCAGCCACCAGCCATTGCCCCGTGTAGATTTTCGGAATCAAGCCGAAGGAGAACGATGCGGGGTCAATGCTGCGCACCTCTGCCATGAGTTGCGCGTCTTCTGCAAACCTTCGCCCCGTGACGGGACAAACGCCTGTGCGCTTCACTTCCATCAACCAGGAAATGAGTTGCAAGCAATGTTGCGTGAGGTCTTCTGTGGCCCGCTCCAATTGCGTGCCATTGAAGCGGCCCAGCGTCTGCGAGGAGTCTTTCAATTTTGATAAGAACCAAACCTGATGCGACACCTCTGCCTTGCGTGCGTCCACAAGTTCGCCCGTCGTGACTACACTTTGCAACATGCAAGGCGAATGGAGCACGTTGGCATTACGGGAAAACGTGTTTTCAAGGTCTATATAGCGGATGCGAAAGAAACGCTGGTCTTCCAGGCGCTCGCTCTCCGGATTATGCGACAAAGGCTTGTAGATACTCGCCCAATGTTCAAGAATATTGCTGATTGTCATGATGATTAATTTTGTTGCGTGTCGTTGGAAACAAACGAATGAAAGAATGAATATTTGAATAAACAATTGAACAAACAAACAATTGAACAGACAAACGTTTATACGAATGAATGTTTGGATAATTGTTGGTTTATATCATTGTTCAGCATCTTCGTGGCCTACTCTTCTGCCTTTTCCTCTGCTTTTTCATCCATCGTCTTTTCATCCTTGGTTACTTCATTCTTTTGGTTTTCGTCTTCCTTGTTGTCTTCTATCAGTTCTTTCAACTTTATATTAAAATGGCGTTCCGTCTTATCGGCCACGATTTTCTGCATCACTCGCGCCCAGGCCGCTCCGTTGCAAGTGCTCTCGTTTTCGAGGATGGAAACAAACTGAACGGCGCAATAAACGGCGGCGAGGTAGTTGGCAAGGTGCAGTTTGTCCATATAGCCAAACAAGCCATCGTCAATGGCCGTTGCCAAGAAGATGGCCATGATGAGCACGGAGAAGTCCTGCACCATTTTGGCCATTTTCTTCGACCTTAGTTTGCCATCCATTTTACATTTTGGATTCTTCTTGATTTGTTCTCGGAAGCGGGAATAGATGCGGCGGTTGCAGCGCCATGCCGTGTAGCAATCAAGCACAAGGGCGAAGAAGCACACGGCGATGAAATTAAAACTCGGTTCGACGTAACACCACACCACACTGATGATGCAGGCTACCACGCGGGCAAGGGAAAAGGTTGTGTTCATGTCTGTTAAGTATTTGTGTTTAATGGGGCAAAAATAGAAAACAAGCATGAGGCGTATCGGACATACCCTGCCGCCTTATGTCCGGACGGAGCAGGAGAGAAATTCTAACTTTACGACCTAACAAACAAAAAACAACGATATGTCTGGATTAACCAACAATACGCTGGCCCGCATTGACAAATGGCTGAGCTACGGCACAAGCATCAAAGCGGCCTTTCCGAAACTGGAGCAGCGCTATCGCATGCAGGTCTGCTCAGAATTTTACAAACGATGGGTGCAAAATCGCGACATCGACCCGCGCACCGTTTGCCGCAACATTGCCCGGCGCGACTATGAGATGTTTTTCAACCAAGCCGCGCAGGGAAATGAGGAAGCGCAGGCATACGTGCTTGCACTGAAGATTACGCTCGACGACGATGGCAATATCTGCCCGCGCACCGTCACGGAACTCAACAACGACGTGATGGTGTGTAACCATCTCATCCGCTTCTTCCAAACGGATGAGAGCCCGCGCCACAAGGCCATGTTCCTCGGTTCGGCTGAATGGCTCATCCGAACGGGCAAACAACAAAACAACGACCGCGCCGTGGCAAAGGGCATGGAGGCCCTGGCAAAGGTTTACAAAGATTTCTACGAAGAACGCGACGCAACGGACGAGATGCCCGACATGAGCCGCATTGCCATCACGCAAGACGTGAGCATCGTGAAACGCGACCGCGTCAACTATACCGAAGAAGAAAAACTGCGCATGGCACGCAAATATGGCCTTACGACTAAAGACCTCCAAGAAATTGAAGATGAAGAACTGCTCAGCGGAGGAAAGAAGGAAAAAGAGCCGGATTATTTTGAATATTTGGAGGGGAAGAGCGAGGAAGGAAAAGCGGAAACAAAAGAAGTCAATTTTTAAAACAATGGGCATCGTTTTTGAAAACGATGTGCCGACACTTTCCATCAAAACGTTTAGCCCTTAAAAAGCGGAGGTTCGACTCTTTTCGTCAAAAGGTTCGACTCTTTTCATCAAAAGGTTCGAACCTCAATAAAAAACATACCATTGATGGCTTGGAAAAATTGTAACAAATCAACAAAGGAATGAACATAAACATTACGCTTTCCGAAGCCTTAGACCGCGCTTCGGCACGACTGCGAAAGAAGATGCTCCACTCGGTGGAACTATTGCAAAAGGCCGAGAAAATTGCACTTAGCTATGATGCTGAGCAAGGTTATTATTTAGCCTTCAGCGGCGGCAAGGATTCGCAGGCACTTTACCACATTGCGCAATTAGCAGGCGTGAAGTTCCAGGGACACATGAACCTCACGAGCGTTGACCCTCCGGAGGTGATACGTTTCGTTAAGAAGAACTATCCCGAAGTGGAACTTATCAAGCCCAAGAAATCCATCTTTCAAATTGCAATTGAACGGCAGATTCTTCCGACGATGAGAGTTCGCTGGTGTTGCGAAGAATACAAGGAGATGGCAGGAGCGGGTAAAGTGACGCTTATCGGCATCCGCAAAGCAGAGAGCGCACGGCGGGCGAAACGCAACGAGGTTGAAATCAGCAGTCGAAAATTCAGCGGCGACCTCGACGGACTTGACGAATACCGCCAGGAACAAAAGGCTAAACGAGCTCGCCGCAAATCTAAAGAGCAGGGAGTGAACATCACTAACGCTGACGAAGAAAAAACATTAGGTTGCATCCACGGCAAAGAGAGTTTGCTCATCTCGCCCATCATCCACTGGACGGAGCAAGATGTATGGGATTTTCTCAACGACGTGGTGAGCGTGTCGCATTGCTCGCTATACGATGAAGGCTGGCACCGCATAGGCTGCATAGGCTGCCCAATGAGTTCGTTCAAGCAGAAAACACTGGAGAACGAACGCTATCCGCACGTGAAACGCGGTTGGCTTCGGGCCATCAAAAAAATCCGCGATGGGGGGGGTATTCAAAAGCGAATATATCTGGTGGAACATCCGCAGGGACTGGAATGCCGACGCAAAACGTCGGCGGATTGCTCAGGACGCAGGCGGCTACATCAAGCATCCAGCCCCGGGACACTGGATGGGAGAAACGTTCGGGTTTTCATCTTGCTCATCTTCTGACCGCTTGAACGATGAGCAAGAAAACGAAATAGCGGCGAACATCTACGACTGGTGGATTTCGGGAAAATCATACAAACGATGGTATGCTGAGAAATTCCAACAGATGAAATTGGATTTTAGAGAGGAAACTAACAATGGCTAAAGACTGGACAGGCGGCACGGCTGCCGTTTTCAAAACATTAGGGGCGAGCAACCACAAGAATGGGGAACGCCAACGAGAAGACTATTATGCCACAGAGCCAAAGGCTACGGAATGGCTCTGTCGGCTGGAGCAGTTCGAGGGCAGGATTTTGGAACCTTCGTGCGGCGAAGGGCATATCAGCGAGGTGCTGAAGACGGCTGGATATGAAGTGGTGAGCCGCGACCTGATAGATAGAGGCTACGGCGAGGTGGCGGATTTTCTTGCCATTGACAATCAGGCATGGGAGGGTAACATCGTGACCAACCCGCCATACCGATATGCGCAGGAGTTTGTGGAGAAGGCACTCAGCATCATTCCAGAAGGCAAGAAGGTGGCGATGTTTCTTAAACTGACGTTCCTAGAAGGCAAAGCCCGTCGCCATCTTTTCCGCACTACCCCACCCATTCGGGTATGGGTCAGCTCGTCACGACTGAAATGCGCCATGAACGGCGATTTCTCGTCGATGGATAGCAGCGCACAAGCCTACGCCTGGTTCGTTTGGGAGAAGGGGTATAAGGGCGAGACCGTGGTGAAATGGTTTAACTGACAAGACAATGATAGAACTCAACAGAATTTACAACGAAAACTGCCTCGAAGGAATGAAGAAGATTCCGGACGAAAGCGTGGATTGCATTGTGTGTGACTTGCCATACGGCGCATTGAATAAAGGAAACGAAAAAGCGCAATGGGATAACGTTATCCCGACGGAACTGCTATTTCGGGAGTATTGGCGTGTGGCAAAGCCTGCCGCGCCAGTCATCCTCTTCTGCCAAGGAATGTTCACTGCGCAGCTGATGATGGCAGAAAAAAAAAACTGGCGATACAACCTCGTGTGGATGAAGGACAGACCTACTGGCTTTCTCAACGCGAAGCGCATGCCGATGCGGAAACATGAGGACATCGCCGTGTTCTATCGCGCTTTGCCGACGTTCCATCCGCAAATGCAACAAGGGATTCCATCTCATCCGCGAGGGCACAAAAACGGGAAGACGAAGGGAAACGCTTGCTACGGCAGTTACGACATAGGAATCTATTCCAAGGAAGTGACCACAGAGAAATACCCAACATCCATTATCTACTTTCCCAAAGAGAAACAACTGGGAATGCACCCAACGCAAAAACCTGTTGCCCTTCTTCAGTATCTCATACGAACCTACTCCAACGAGGGCGACACAATCTTAGACAACTGCATGGGGAGCGGCACCACTGCCATCGCTGCCATCCGAGAGAAACGCAAATTCGTTGGATTTGAACTCAACAAGGAATATTACGACCAAGCCTACAAACGCATACAAAAGGAACAAGCACAACTCACGCTGTTCTAACACCACCACACTTAAACTAACAATGAGCAAACACGGACGAAGCAAATATTTTAATAAGATTCCACCTTTTAAGCCAGATCCGGAACACTACACACGGAAACAACATTCCTGGAAGGCGAAAGTGGCCTACGAAACGGAGGAAGAAGCGTTGGAGTTCCTGCAACAGAATCCAAAGATGATGGCGCAGGGCTATCGGGCTTACCGATGCAGGGCGTGCCAGAGATGGCACGTGGGGCACAAGGCAAACTAAAGGACGAAGAACAATTCAAAACCAAGAACAAGAGATGCAACAAGCACACAATATTTATCTAACAAAATTCCAGCAACAGTCGCTCTACATGGGGGCGAAGGATGAGCGCGTGATTGCGGCCCGCCGCGTGGGTAAGACGGACGGACTTGTGGCTCCTTACGTCTGGACGGCAAGTAACTCAATGCCTGGTATGCTCGGCGCATGGGTGGCCGTTTCGCGTCAGCAGGGATTTTGCAAAACGATCCCGGGGACGATGGCGGCGATGGAGCGTATGTTTGGCTTCAAGCAAGGCATTCATTTTGGATGGGGACGACCGCCGAAGCATGCGCGAGAGAGTATCTTCAAGCCCAAGAACTACGACAACTACATTTGGTTTGCCAATGGTGCCGGATGGGTACTTATATCACTCTTGCAGACGGCATCTTCCAACTCCTATACTTTCTCGGCGATGGTGGGCGACGAAGCCAGATTCTTTCCTTATAAGAAGGTGACGGACGAACTGATGCCGGCACTGTCTGGTCAAACGCATCCGCTGGGCAATATCAATTTCTCAGACTACAATCCTTGGTATAAGTCGACACGCTTCCTCTCTGATGCTTCGCTCACGGCAAAGGGCTCATGGCTGGAAAAGGAAGAAGAAAAGCTGGAAAATGAAGTCGAAACTGGCCCATTCAAGGGGAAGACGTATCGTTGGGTGCAGGAACGCTTGGAGGAATATGCCGACAAGGTGATACGCTACAACGACCTTCTATATAACGCGAAAAAGACGGGGCACGGGGTACACGTGGTCAACGCCGACCTGCGCACGATGATACGCGCCGTTGCGCTGAAGATGATGAACCACGAGGGGGCGTTTCGCATCATGCCCAACCACGGCAAACACGTGACAAGGGGCATGGTGGAGATGGCTGTCAATTATAAGTTGGTGCCGCAAGACGATGCCGAACTCATTTATGATTACGAATATCTGATTACGCCAGAAGAGGACTTTGAGATGCAAATGTTCCTGCGCTCAAAGAAATTCTCCGAGGGCTATCTGAGAGAACTACGCCGCGTGGCTTTCTGTGTGCGACGGGCATCATCGCTCGACAATGTCGATGTTTTGGGTGAGGATTACATAAGGCAGATGCGCCGCGATCTTCCGCACTTTACCTTCGCGGTTTCTATCCTCAATGTGAAGGTGCAGAAGTCGAACGACGGTTTTTATTCAAACCTCGACATAGACCATGTTCATGGATATATCCCCGATGAAATAGACCCTCTCACGGCCGCCCATTTTAAGACTCAGAAGGCCACGGGCATCATCAACGGCAAGCGCATCACGAGCGAGAGCTATCAGCCAGACTTCCAAGAACTATCTGAGCGAAACGACTGCCGCATGGATGCCGACTGCATCAACGCGCTTCCGCTGTATATAGCTTTTGACTACAATGCGAACCTGAACACGCTCGTTGTTGGGCAACGGTATGAACGCGATGGCATGGATTGCTTGAACGTGATAAATAGCTTCTATGTAAAGAACGAGCGCAAACTGCGCGAACTCATTGCGGATTTTTCCGACTATTTTGCGCCGAAGCGAGCCATCAACCCCGACGTGACGTTCTTTTATGATGCCACGGCCAAGCAGGGCGCGTCATACGCTTCAACGGATGAGCGCTTCTACATGACCGTGATTTCAGAACTGGAGAAACGCGGATGGAACGTCACGGCAATCGACATGGGAGCACCAGAACGCCACGATGTCAAACACAAGATTATTAATGAAGGCTTGGCGCACCAGTCGCCGCCGGCCATCCGCATCAACCAAACGAACAACCCTGACCTTATCATCGCTATGCAGCTCTGCGAAGTAGAAATATCTTATAGGGGATTCCACAAAGACAAATCGGGAGAAAAAAAGCCGGAGAGCGAAGACTCGGATTCTCTGCCACTCCAACAACGAACGGACTTCACAGACGCATTCGACACGCTGTATCTCGGTGTCAAACTCTTCCTCGGTGGATGGGGATGGGTGGCAATGCCAAGTGGACGATGAACAAGCACTTCGCAACAAAAAGGCAGACGTTTCACAACGGATGCCTTTTTCGTCTCTTCGCTAAGAGACTCGTTCTTAACTCATGATTTAAATAGTTCACTACATTATTCACACTTTACATCATCTCATGCCGCGCCCCTCGGAGCCACGACTTGAGGTTTATGTATTGCTCATGCTCAAAATTGGCATCTCGCCATGCAGCATATTTCCTATATGTTAGTTCGTTTTCGATGACACGAACCATGTCTTCCACGCCAAGGAAATCGCCGTCCTCAAAATCGCAGACGCCGCCACGCTCATCGGCCACCCAATACCAATTGCGGCAGCCATCAAACAACTGGCTGTTGACTTCTTCGGCCAGAGCGTCGCACGCTTCCTTGAACACACGAACAACGCCAACGGCACCATGCCGCTCCTTGGTTTTCTTCAATATCTTGTTTATCATATTCGTTTGGTTTTAATCAAAGCGCCGCAAATTCTTGTTGCTTTTGGTCGCGACGTGCCTTGATGTATTGTTTGATTCGCTGGATGATGTCGTTTTGTTCTTCGGCCGTCAAGTAAAGCCAAATATTGACATAAGCCTTCATATCGTAGTTGTAATGGCTTAGGCTGAAATCATCGTTGTAAGCTTGTTCCAAGAGAGACATAAGCCTATTCAATTGTGAAAGTTCCTTACTAATTCTTTTGATTTTTTCTAATTGTTTTTCTGTCATTGTTTCATCATTAATGGTTCAACTTTTAATCTGCATCCCAACGCATCTAACAAGGCTTGCAATTCATGAACGCCGTGTATGCAGTTCAAAAACATTCCGACCTTCCTATCCACGAAACATCCGGGGAAAACAATAGGGTAAAATCCGTCTCCGTCCATTGATTTCCGGATGCCGATTAACTTGCCGTCAAATAATCTAACCATCAAAGGGCCACCATACACATAGTCCCAGCCGTGCGCTTTCAATATAGCCTCACTCAATGGGAACGGAGACATTTCAAGAACTGAGGTGACACTATTTTGTGTGCCGCCATTGTCATAATATTCTTTGTGGCGTATTGTTCCGCTCACACGGTCGATGCCAAGTACAACGGAATACACGTAACCGTTGAATGGATTTTCATGGGTGATGATGTCACCAACACGCAATGAATTGATGTTGATACTCATAGCTTTTGTGATTTTTTGTCTACAGCTCCATCTAATTTTCTCGCGGCTCTGTAGAATTTTTTGTAGTCTGTTATATCCATAATGGTTAGGGTTTGATTTATTATTTCTTAATCATGTTGAAGTCAGCCCAAAGGCTGATGAATTGCTTGCCGCAATACGTGGCGAGAGCTTCGCTCTTAAAGCAAAGGTTAGAACCGAAGCTCGCATCCGTACACGAGGGGGAGTAAATCGAACCCGCATAAGCGAAGCCCGCCCAGTCTCCTGAATAGTCGCCTGTTGATATAAGGTGTCGGTCGGCTTTCCATTCGTCACTCTTCTCCGACAGTTCTTCTTCCGTCCATAGCGCGAACCAAGGAAACCAACGCCGCTCGTCTTTTGTGAACTGAGGTTCCCAACCCTCATTCAGGGCGGCGGCGATGATGCAAAGCTTCAAGTATGCAATAAAGTCGTTACCATCACTTGTAAAATATCCGCTTCCCTCAAGCGCATGATATTGCTCTACGAAATGGTTGTCTTCTCCCAACTCACGGCAAGCGTCCTCAAAGGTCTTCACACGTTTTGTAATCGGGCGATTTGAAGCTGTCTGTGCCTCTGTTTCTTTCAATTCGGGTAAGAGGGCGAGAAGAACTTTTTTGACGCTCTCATCGGCTGTTTTCAAAGCAGCCTTTGCGT